TGCTAGAGTTCTCTTCCTTGAGGCATCTCTGCATTTCTTTTACCTCATCTTCTGACATCTCGTTAAGGAGTATATCTTGTATGTCTTTCCCCATTTTTTTTGATAGTGAACGTAACATCAAATCTTCTGGGTTCATCTCAAACTCACATCTTAACCATACATAATCATCTGCCTGTGGATTGATATTGACATTCATCACATTGCTCATGATCTTCTGCGCCAAATAAGACTTGCCGACTCCGGGTCTAGCTCCTATGGCTACCGCATGCTGGGGGTAAAACCCCCCCAGCAAAGCCTTGTCCAGATAAGGATATCCGGTATGAGCCGGCAGAAGTTCCCCCGACTGATACTTTCTTATTCTCTCATAGGCATCCATGATGATCTCCTTGGATGACCTCCATATCCTATCCTCACTCATCCTCTTGCGTTTCTATCGCCAGCCGTATCGGATTTAGATCCTCTGTTAGCTGATCTTGATTTATATCTTAATCCCTTAGCCGTATGGCATAGGTCCTTCCCTTTCCGATAAGCCTTACCCTTCAGCTTATCGGTCTTGTAATTCTTACGACCCAACTCCCGTCTCTTGGCTTTTTGCTCAGGTCTGGCGTTGATCTTCTTGTCCGTCTCAGCCTTCTTCTTTCTGGCCTCCGGATGTGTCCTATAGTATTCAGTCGATCTCCCCATCCTCTTCGTCCTCCTCGTCATAATCATAATCTTCTACGATAATATCCTCTCCATCCAGATACGAGGCTTTATCTCCGAGTCTGCTTCTCATGCTCTCGTAAGGATCATCTCCATCCTTTATTTCCCACACACATACGTGTGGACCTATTATATCGATTAGCATATTAGCTTTATCCTCGCTTATGCCTTTTTCTATCATCTTATCCCTACATTTGTAAAAACCACATGTCTTGTTAAACACTGATCCTCCTACATAAAACCCTGTCTGTTTGTGAATGAAAATTACTTTCATGTTCTGTCAATTTTTATTAATAATTATTTTTTGTAATCACCGTAACTCATGTCAGCGTCACACACCACCAAGTCAGTTACCTTATCCACTACATGGAATAGATGCTCCGGACATCCGTGGCATGCGCTACCTCCTATCGATATCGCCTTATGCCTAGGGCAGTTATTTCCCCTCCCTCCATCATATATCTGTATCCGATTATCACTATATGCCTTGATATGTCTCATGATTTTAAGTAATGATGGCAAAGACATCTTGTAAGGGGATATATGCTCCTCCGGTATCATAAGCTCACCGGATAGTTCTTTGTAAAGATCATGTCTATCCTGTCCTGTTTTTATTAAGAATACGTTGATCTCGGTCATTACCATATCCATAGACCTAAGGAGATCCGGCTTGGCTAACCTACCTACAGGTTTACCCGTAGAATCGGATCTCATCCAAGCCCCACACTTCTCGCACCCAACTTGCTTTCCCTCCACCGTATTTATCATAGTGGATGGGGCCTTGCAATACGGGCATACGGATCCGTTTAACATAGCTTTCTGGGCTAAAGATAGCTCTCTCATGCCTTTTCTTGTATTTTGACATTAAATAGATCACAGAATCTATTAAAATTCCTGTTCTCTATTCTCATATCCTCCTCATACCTGTCAACTGATTTGATGAAATCATTATAACAGTCCTCGCACATCCATTGATTGATTACTGCTACATAATAGCCCACGGATGTAGGTCTGTTACACATATCGCAAATACCTAAGCACCCATATCTGGTGAGCTTATCCATCATCTCCTGTCTTGTTATTTCAAGCACCTTGAATTTCTTGTAATTGTCAACTACCTTTGCCATTGTAAATTTGTTTAATGATAAAATAATCCGCTATATCCATTCCCTCATCTATATTGGGTTTTGATTCTAGAAAATTACTTATCTCTATATTCATCCCCCTCATATCCTTGTCTACCTTCTTTCTCCATTCGTTGAAAGCGTCGCCCTTATCCGGGTACAGGACTATCCGCCTCCTACCCAATGTCTCTATCATCTCCCTTTTCAGCATATGGATACCGCCACAGGCCATAAACAACCTACTAGGGTACACGATGTTACAGATAACAGCCGTCTTCTCTGACTCTACTATATACACCGGAGCGTCATTGGGATAGAAGTTGATAAGAAACTCCCCGAACAGGCATTGCCTAAGCAGGTAATCCTGACCGTCCAGTATATGCACCCAACATACATGATCCATGGGAACCTTTACCCTCTTCCCGTCAGGCCCGTAGTCCATTATCTTCCCGGTCCGCACTACCCAATTCTTATCCAGTTGCCAGAACACACAGCACTTACCCCAGTCCCCGAATCTCATCATCCCCACCTTATACAAGCTAAAAGCCCTATTGGTATGATACGATCCGAAGATATTGGATAGATAATCCTGAAGATCGGATGTCTCGAAAGGATTAAGCGTCTCAAACATCTTGCTTACCGGAATGCAGTTGGCTATATCCGGATCCATAGGAGGTCTGTACCTCCTTAATACTTTGTTTGAATCGGTAAAAAGATCATTGTTCCCAAGTTCGCTCCCTGTTGGATATTTAAAGTAACCACATTTATTTTTATGATCACACACCCCAAACTGCTCTCCAACGATCTGACCGGTGGTTACGTCCACGTACGGCGTAAAACACTTATCCTTGCCGCATTGCGGGCACGTCAGCTTCCTCCTTGGTTTGCTATGATCCAGCTCATACCGATGAACGCTCTTATTGAACTCCCTAAATTCCATCACCCTCTCCTCTCATTCATGACTCTATATATATAGTCCCTCAGCGGCTCTTTCCTTACCAACTTATTAACGTCAAACTCGCCTTCTATGTCCAAGGATCCGACTCTTGATGTAACCGTATAATTAGTTTTCTCGAACTTATACTTTCCTTGAAGATATACTACGGTAGCCATATTCAATATAGGGTTGTCAGTCTGTCTCTTCAACTTATATTGGCTGGTCTTTGCGGTAGGATCACCCGGAGCGAAGTTATATATCTCCTCTATCTCCAATATCTTTCCATAGTTCTCTAATATCATTCTTCTATATAACTCAAGTTGGAAAGCATACTCGTCATAGAAATTGCCTTTCCTGTTTGATTTGAAGTCCAATATAGCGAATATCCTCCTGCATCTCTTTATCTTCTTTTTCTCCGTCTTAGGCTGACCTTTCTTGGCTCCCGTCTTATAGAACTCTCCTGTCTCGACCTCTATCTCCACCATCTCCGGCTCGCCATCCATCTCCACCACTGCGTCCACCGAAGAAGCTACTTTCAATCTCCTTGACCTAAACATCTTTTCGATCAATACAGGTTTTACATGTCTTTCCTTGCAGAATATGGCAAATGATATCAGATCCTCTATCAGCTCATCAATATTATCCACTAATATCCGCTCCATCCTATACTTGTCTATTCTTAGCTTAGCCTCCTTGACAGCCTTCCTTATCCATGTCGGGATCAGCTTTATATTAACCCCAGTCAGATACAACCCAAATAGATAATGCATGATAGTACCTAAGTCAGCCCTATAGTTAGCGTACTCATCAGGGTCCTTGCCCTTGAGTCTCATCTCATTCTTCCACTTCTCCAAAGCGCCAGACGTATCACAATACCCATTAGCTATATTATTGGTAGCTCCGTCATATATGATAGGATACCCATCAGCCCCCATCTCATAATAAACACGCTTGCCAGCTACGGTCATTCTATATAACACAGGTGTCGGGATATCCTTGATCCATTCAGCGGCATAATACTGTTGCTCTGTCTCCAGATCATACTCAACTTCCATCTCCTCCTTAGGCTCGTTTTTAGGCTCTTCAGCAGGCTTTTCCTCCTCAGATATATCTTTCTTTGGGATCGTTGACAAAACGTCTAATATGCCAAAGAAAGCGGTAAATTTAGGATCTGTATGATATGATCTTAATATTGGTAATGATGATCGCCACGCAGAAAGCATATTCATAATTAACCCAGATCTATCCTCTAGAGCTACCTTGCTATCACTTACCATCGTTATATTTATATGATGCCTGTTCTCTAAACGAGATACCATATCCTCTATTGGCTCTTGGTCACTTATGACTTCCATGACCGAATCTTTTCTATATATCGTATCACTTATAGCCTCGTATCCAAGAACTAGAAGTAATTTTTGTTTTCTTCTATCCATGATAATAATCTGGTTTTTAATTTACCATCCTCCTCGACTCTAGGTGCGAGATCCCTCATCCTTCTGGCTGCCAACAGCCATACGTTGCCAAACTCGTCCAAGAGCCGGCTGAAATCCATCGTATCTAATAGATAATCGAATCTTGTATGCTCATCAGCCGTCAAGTAGATAATGTTATCATTATCCTCAGCAACTGATTTATATTTCCGTTTAGGGTATAAGTGGCATATGTTGCTTACCCCCGGGCATGGTATGTATGCGCCGGTAGCAGATCTCCTTGTCATACTCAATCTAGCCACATGGGCGCCAAAGAAAACGGCTAGGCTCTTCCCCTTTGGCTTGGCCTTCACCCGTATCGCCGCCCTTTCCTTTGGTGGTAGCTCCTTGGCTCTGCATGCGGGACACAACCCCTTGCTCCTTATGGCTACTATCCTTCCGCATCTCTCACACGGTAACATCCTACCTCTCATGCCTTTTTCTTTTTATAACTTTTGTTGAACTCCATAAGGCTCATAGCCCTATACCTCTTAAGCCTATTAATCTTACCCTCAGTCCAATCTTGATCCTTGAAGTTGATGATCGTGTCGAATATCTGAGCTAGTTCCCGGATATTAAAACTCCTGTTTTGTATCTTCTTATAGAACCCCGATCTGCTATATCCTAATTTAGAAGCTAGATAAGTTTTGTTAGACAATGTGAGGATACGATAAATCGTACCCTCCATTTTACTTATCTCCATCAACTTCTCGGCTATGGACGACGTGGTTTTGTAGCTAGCTTTACTGCCTACTATCCTCATTTTTCTCCGGATTCCTGATCTTACCATCAAACTCGTAGAAGTCCATCAGTTTCTTCTCTTCCTTGATACAAGTGACAACGAAATCTGATATGGTTCCTTTCATGCCTTCCTCGAAATTCTTTTTGGCATGATCAAGGTCATTGGCCCGAACGATGTAGTTAAACGCCTTGCGTTTCTCATTGTTCGATTTCTCGTCTATCGTAATATAATCAGCCGTGACCTTATAGAACCGGTCTCCATCCATGGCAAACAATTCCGCTATCCTGAATCGTTTGATATCAACGCTAAACTCACCGGATATGAATGGCTTCATCTCCTCTATGATTCTAGCCTCACATTCGGTATAAGAAAAGGCATCTACTAAATACTCTTCCTTTACCTTCTTCTTCATGCCGTTCTCGGCATCGGTCTCATAAGAAACCGTACATTTAAACCAATTGTGCATTTTAATCTATATTATTGTTAAACAAAGGATAATCTTTTATTCCTTCACGAATATATCTTTCCGTATCATCATCCACGCCATAAGCCTTCTTGAAAAATATCATAGCCTTATCCGTATCATTATCCACCAGTGGTAGATATTCCCTTGCAAAAAGCGACCTAAGATAGTTCATATTATCAATCCTATGTCTTATATCGGCTACTTTATCCCATATCTCGGCCCGAATTTTACTCATTTTCTTCATATTTCTCTCATATCTCTCCAGCTGGTCTTTATATTCCGCCTCAATCTTATCGTTCTTATCCTTGATAGACTTATAGGTCTCCTCGTCTTTCGTATCAAACATCGGAGTATGTTTGATATTAATTATATCCAATTTGCTGTATAGCTTTTCATTGGATACGGTGAAATCATATCTAGTCCTGTATAGATCAAATTCACTTAATAACTTAGCTATTTTAATAGCATCATTCTGATCAAGAACGGCTATATTCAAGCCCTCCAAATAGTAGAAGAAATGAGATGGAGAAATAGATTTATAGCCATACGTCTTCATGACTGGAGGCTCATCCATAAACCTGACACCTTCCTCCATACATCTTGTTACGATCAATTTCTCTACTTGTTCGTCAGTAAGATCATATATCTCCTGATCGGTCATCTTATCAATTGTCTTCATCATCCTCATCCTCCGACATCGTTATAGCTCAAACTTTTGTTTATAAACCTCACTCATAAGGCAGGCGAAAGTCCTATCATTCATACTAGCCATAGTATTGGCCTCTACCATAAGATTCATCTCAATGTTCTTTACCGAGATTTCATAGTTATCATCATCTTCTTTATAGAAGATGACTTTACCACCATACTCGAAACCATCATCTTCGGCCTTAACCATATCAATGATCCTCTCTAACTCCTTTACAAATTCATTCTTTTTCATATGTATAATTTTTATGTGTCTACAAAAGTAGACATTTTGTTTTTGAATTAAATTAAATAAACATTATTAATAGTTAATATCATCCTTTCTCCTATCATTCATGTTTATTCCTTCATAAACTCAACACAACATTTATCCACTCTGGTTATTGTTCGATAGTCATCGGTACGGATACCATATCCTTTATAGCTTTTGACTATAGTACATATTTCTCCTTTTTCTATAACCGTACCACCCTTGCTTTTTAAAGGGCAAAGGGTTTTTACTTTCGCTCCTATTATCTTTCTCAATGCTATTATCCTCCATATATTTTAAGCCCTTTTGTGTTATATTTGCTTATATCAGCGCATAAATTACACCCTCCATGACAACAGCACCACGAGCAAAAAGCTAGTCGCTCCCGCTCCGGCATGCCTTGAAACTCCACCGCCGCCCTATACCATGCAGGGGATAATACCTCGACCTTTTTCAGTACGGGCGGCGTCATGAGCATCGATCGCCGCCTTCCTTTGGCATCTTCCCTACTTCTCATTTGGATTATCCTTTAACAGCTCAGCTATCTTATCGTCTTTCAACATATTTTGCTTTCTCATATTATCCACGATAAAGGTAGCGAACGCCATATCATACCTTTTCCTTAACTCATTGACAAAAGATTTGGCTTTTGATTCTACCATTGTCTCGATGTTGCTGTCTACAACTTTCTTCATCCTGCCTCTTATAAACTCGTCTACTGTTAACTCCTCATCCATATAATCTAACCTGAATCTATATTTCTTCTCGCTGGCGTTCTCGATGAGATCGCTCATTGATTCCCTCGCTATATCCTCAATTTTCTCTGATATCGGATTGGATATTTCTCTCATCAACTCATTCTTGAACTTTTCTTTAAGTTCACGTATTACAGCTAACCTGACCGAGCTGGTAAACTCCTCTTTCAACGTCGCTTCATTGTACATAGCTTCCTCGAATACATCTTCCAAATTTAATTCTACTTGAATTTTCATATCATTATATTTTAATAAATTATAAATTTTTTAGGCATATAATTATCATGTATTATTTCCCCTCATCTTTTAATATTAATTTCTTCCCGATCTTTTTAATTTTTGTCGGTCTTGATAATCGATAGTCTCTTTCTATCGGTCTATTAAGTACATCATCCTTGTGCCACTTGTATCCTTTCTCGTAAGCACTAACCCTTGCGCAAAACTCAACCACATCGCCTGGCGATAAATCAGCATCACTAAATCCTTTTGTTAAATCGAACCACAAATGATCTGATACTATTTTGCTATCAAGTGTCACATCTTGTAAAAGTATCGTTTTTACAGGTCCAATGTATCCATTCCTAAATCCAAATCTAACAAAGGTTGCTGCAAACACATGGCGTCCTTTTGATCCTATTGTTCTCAATTCTTCTCTCATCTCCTTTCTTATTTTTTATTCATAAAACCAGTAATTTTCTTCAAATACCCTTTTGTCATCTCAATAAAGTTCACGCAATCCGGCTTGCTCAACTTGTAAATCAAAGCCGGGTTATGAATTACGGCTATAATTTGTGTTTGCGGTTTATGAAATGACAATACCTTGTACAGATCCATGATATTGTCAATATCTAAATTCCTGTCCGGCTCATCCATAATGATTGTATACTCAAAATCCTTCTCCATTAATACCACATGATTGTCTTTGTAGTATTTTAAAAGATTGTCGATCCTGTTTGCCCAGAACTCATTTGACTTTTTCTTAAATTCCATAAGCTTCTGTATCGGAAACGCATACTCATCTTGGTTAAACACAAAATCAAAAAGCGAGTTCATGGCATGAAGGTTCTTCTCCCCAGAGGACCTAGATGCTCCATTCATATACAAACTTAAATTATTGATATTATTCAATATATCATCATTTCTCATTTCAGTTTGCTGTAGGAGATGGAATACTTTCCCGATATAATCCGACTTAATACTGATCCCGTCAAGCACCTTGTCATCATCAAATATATCCGGGAAATACAATGCTTCTGACGGTAATTCAGAACACATCTTTTTCTCGCACAACATGTACTTCGATATCATATTCAGGAGGGTTGATTTCCCGCTCCCGTTCTTGCCTACAATCACATTCACGCCGGGCTTGAATATAAACTCAGAGCCATTTTTTAACGCTTTTATCTTTGAGGTATATTTAAATGGAGTCCTCTTGTTATCGTCTATTCTTATAGAAGTTATCATCTTATATGATTTTATGTTGAATTATTTAAGCCTTTCATCAATCGCCAAATCAAATATCTTATCAAGACATTTTCTCATCTCCTCCGCATATTCAAACAGATCCTCTTTTGAAAGATCTCTGCGCTGCCAGTCACACATATTTGTATATTGAGATTCAATAGCCTTATTCTCTATTTCCTCAAGTACCTTTTTTATAGACCTATTTTCATTTTGACCTATTCTTATACTCTTATTCTTTCCCATGTTTTATTTATTATGCCTTTTGAAATGTGTTATACCCTCTTGATGTTTAACTCCTAAAACCCAACCTTCTAATCTAGCATAAGAAGAATAAGGATTAAAGGCCATATATGGTTTATCAAATCTCATAGTCTTAATCTTACCATATCTCAAAACATCTACAATTTCTCCATCTTCCGGCATATTTGAGAATGACCATTCCTCAAACCCTTGTGGAATTTGACTTTCGTCTGGATAATATCCCATATTATAACATTTGATGATTATATTCCAACATCCTTCCTATCCTCTTTAACCCAATTAACTGTATCGCAATACCAACAATACCCTGTCTTGGAATCCTTTTTATGAGAATGGGATCCACATGTGGCGCACCAATAATTATCATCCATATTGTATGTATAACTTTCATCCTCATGCATTTTGGCTATTCTAGCTACCCTATCCTCCAGCAGATCCTTTAGATAATGGCATTCGTAAGGTCTATCCTCTTCCTTTAATATATAAATATCGATATCCATCATGCTCCCCATCCTGTCCGTACACATACACTCGGCGGCATGGCGCACGTTCCCTTCCGGCATCCCCGGAACTATCTCCCGGATCACCGCCTCCATCTTCTCTTGGTATTCGGTGTCTACTTTGATCACCAAATCCTCTAATTTATCTATTAAACTCATGATCTTTTTACTTCTTTGTATATAACATTTGTATTGTCTTCTCTATCTCTATCAATACAATAAGTATCTCTACAACAATAGATATTATTATTAAATATACACCCATCACAACTATAATTACCAGATTCAATCACCTCCAGCTCTATTTCTTTTGAGCCGATATCGCATTTAAATACAGAGCATATTTCATGATACCCTATATTACTCAAAGTTATTTTATCATCTTTATCAAGTATCATCCGGGCAATAAATGATTCCATTTCATCATCCGAACCATTCTTGTCCAATAGTCTATTGCACTCATTTCTATCAAATCCGAATGACTTTATAAAATGTTTCGCCATATCGTATTGCTCCATATGCACCAGTTTTTGTATGCATAACCATATCCCTTGTCTTATGCCTTCTTCCTTATCCTTATCGATCGTATTCTCGCTCATAATTCTATTTTCTTAAAAATTACACTTTTATCATCCTCTCTAACACTACTAAAACACCTCATGTTACTACAGATATTCGTATCCACAAAACAACATTTACTACAAATGCCATCCCTAATGACTGTCTGACATGCTACCGCTTTTATAATTTTATTATTTATCCTAAAAGAGTGAACTACGCCTATCCCCGGATCCAGAGGATAATCATTACGATATACATTATCCATTTTATCTATCCTGACGACCATTATATTATCATTCGTATCACGTTCACTCTTATTACACCCCTTACATAACAACTCACTATTTGATAAATAACATCCATTACACCCCAGCCTTGATCTTTTTACAGCCTTGATCTCCACCATCTCCTTTTGATTGTTCATGAAACTATATGTATCACCTACTTTCATTGTAGATATATCTATATCAATCATCTGATTATCCTCATCTAAATCTATCTTACGACCGAATATCGTATCAATAAACTCAAGCATCTCATCATCAAACGACCCACTTTCCTCTTGTAGCTTTCTACACTCATCCTCAGTCAATCCACAAGAAGATACCAGCTCCTCCGCGGCTTGCGTCCATCGCCCGTCGTGGGCTAGCTCCTGAACCGCCAGCCATATCCCTTGGTTCATGCCCTCCGTTTTTATTTTATCTAAAATATTTTCATTTTTCATATTCCCAATCATTTAAGTACTTATTTCTTACGATAATTTCTATATTGTCTAACATCTTATCTCGTAATACCTTTTCTACCGTCCTTGGAATGACGTTAAAATCTTTTTGTTTAAGCTTATTCTCCACCATAACCTCAATCCACCGCTTTATATTATTATCATCCCCGTAAGTATTATTCATACACTTCTCAACATATTGTCTTATATCAGACCTAATTGCATTGATTATATCTTCCTTGGTAAGCCCAAGCTCATTATGGATATAATTCTTTATCGCTTTATATTCTTTACTTGTTTTTGTACTCATATTTATCCCTCCTATTCAGTAATTTTTTTAACAAAATTTTCCCATAACATATCAACATCATTGTAATGTTTACAACAAGCATTCTGTATTCTTTCTATCAACTGGATTAACCATAACTGAGTTATTCCGTAACGAGTCTGAATTATTCTGCATAGGTTTATTTTTATTATCTCCATGTCATCAATACTAGGAGATGTGTTGTTATCATCACATCTATCTAATATTGTTTGAATTGTAGTCAAATAATGATCCATATCTTAAATTGTTAATTATATTACCATCTCCCATTTCCCGGCGTAAACAGTATCTCCCCTGTCCTCACCCAATGATTCCAGTTATTTTTAAGTTCATCAATATCATACGCCTCAGCCGACTTACCGTTATCAGATCTTTTTATGACCGACATAATACTTTCCGCTTGCACGCTCCAATGACTATAACAGTCTGTCCCGCACCCGCACGCCGTGGCTCTCCCGTTATCGAACTCCCAGACCAGAGGCCGGAGGCCGCATCGTGGACACGGCAACCATTCCATTGGATTCTCCGGCTCCTCATAAGCATCAATACACTTGTACTTATATCTCTCTACCATTATGATCAACCATTACAGAATTGATTTAATCTTTCGATTCCTCATCTCATTCTTATCCTTAAACATCATTATCCTATTAACAATTCCCTCCGATTCCATGTACGTCGAGAATCCATGTATTCTTAGATATTGGATTGCTGATAATGATTTCTCTAATATTTCCTTATATTCTATATCTGTTTTAACTGCTTTCCCCATGATCTTTTTCCTCCATTTCTTCTAATATGATTTTAGCTAGATATACTATCTCACTTATCTGGTCGTAATAAACATCCACTCCCTCAATTTTCTCATTATCGTCATCATATCCATCGACCATCAAATTATCTTCCCCGATAAATACACGGATGTTATAGATAAACAAATCAACCCGTTATCGGTAAAGATCCTTATTTCAGCCGGAAAATCATCTATATGGCCTACGCTACTCATATCAAGATCAAGTCTCCCTGTTCTCTTGATCAAATCAACCATAGCTCCATAAGCTACTACGTTCGCATTTAATAGCATTTTATTTAATGCATTTACTCTTTCTACGTCCTTCATAATCTCTAACCCCTTTGTATTACATTGTTATACGTTATCCTGATTTTCATGAAATGATCTTTAGTATAAGCAAAAGACCCCAATAATGACAAGCATGATCATAAGCCAGATGAATGCGCTTATAAGACACCCCTCACCAAGATTACCCATATCCCTAAAGAATAAGTAATTAAAAAACATTTTCATTCTATTCATAATAAACTTTATTTAATGCGTTTATTCTTTCTACGTTTTTCATATCCACCCCCTTTGTATTACATCGTTATACGTTATTCCGTTATCTTGAATTAGTTTCATAAACTGATCTTCGGTATAAGCCAGAGATTCCCCTCTGTTAGCCCTCTCTATATTCTCACTCATCATCCCTATAGCCTGTATTAAGGCTGCTGAGGAGTTGGCTATCAATTTAGCCGCTTCCATTATCCTATTATCGTCCATAATCATATTACTTTAACTTCCTCGTTCCACAAATGTCTTTCATGTACCATGGTTATTCCTATCAAAATCCCGGTATCTTCTCCCCAATATTCAAGGGTATATAATTACCTTATTTATAATATTCATTATTCTCTATCTCCAAAACATCTGGGGACAAATAGTCTTGTAACTCCAATTTTCGTATTTGGACAAGACAATCCAGATGTTCAACATTCATTTCTTGCCTATCTTCGTCTACCCACACCAACGTGTCGTATCCATAACATTCTGGACACTGATCGGCTCCACATGGAAGAAGCATTTGCGCTCCACATTGAGTACATCTTACCCAGTCACCATGCCGTATTCCTTCGTATATTCTTGTTTTCATATTTATTGTTTATCATTTATAACATTTACTTCTTCGCTCCACAAACGTCTCTTATATATCGGAGTGATGCCAATCAGAATACCAATATCTTCTCCCCAATATTCAAGTATTTGATTCCTGAATTTGTGACGCAACTCTTGCGTCTTCCCCTTATCCCTATCATAAGGAGAGAAGTCAGATAATCTTACTGTCTTCATATTCTATTTAAACTTTTTAATTTTAGATCACTTAATGTTAATACCTTTTTATCCAATAGATCAATAAGTAGCATCGCTCTCGATTCTACCTCTGTATCCCCAAATCCACTATACACTTCTGTTTGTGGATTGTAAGCATCGTATCGAACATAGGCAGCTTCGTAGTATTCGCTATCCTTATTCGGGAAATATTGTGTCAACTGCAACCAGTCATCCCATATTTTTGATTTACTGATATTTATCATACTTGGCAGTATCTCTCCAAGTTCATGACTCATATAAGCCGGTATGAGGTCTCCTTCTTTTCTATATGAATATCTCATTGTATTTTGTGTAACTGATTCTGTTTGGGATCCCCCTCCTTTCATCTCTTTCACAAAATAAAATTCCGACTCTGAATTTACACCCAACTCATGCAACTTTAGCGCAAGCTCATAAGGACATATAAAATTTTGATATTTCATGTTATTCTATATTTTCGTTTCTGTAATCCCCGGCATAGTCCAACCATACCCTGTAATCATTTCTGTACTTGGTCGCCTTTATTTTCATATTCCGGGATATACTCTTATTCACATTTTCACCAAGTACACTCCTTAGCTCCTTCTGTAAGACCGCCCCGATAAGAGGATAGACGTCCGAATAATTGCCTTCACACTTCTCGAAATCTATTACCTTGTTCCCTATTGCCCGTTCTAATGCCTTGTCCATTGCCTTTACAATGGATTCTTGCACATTTTTATATCGATTGATAAAATCCTGTTCTTTATTTTCCATTTTAATATGTTTTTTACAAAAAATGTTCATTACCTTCATAAGGAATACAATAGATCCATCCCGTCCCATTTAAGCATTCATATCTTTCTTCTTTATATTGAGCATCAGCAATTTTCCTAACAAACAAACTTACGTGCCAATCATCGTCTTCTGTATCTCTTACTAAAACTTTATCAAATGGCTTGAATTTATATTCTGGTTCTATTTCAATACCAAAGAATTGTTTCAAACACATTTTGGCTTTAGTCTCTTTGCTTGTTTTAAGAGCATCAATAAACTTTTGCCTTTCATCCTCAGTAGCAAGTCTGTATTTTTCAATATTATTACAATCAGCATGTGCTTTTCTAGGAATCACGACTCCCCTCCCCTTCTTCCATGATGCATGAAAAGATGTAAGATATTCTCCGTTCGTATTTAATATAAACAGGTAATCACCCTGTTCATTACTCAATACATCTCCGTCCTTGAATGTGGTATATTCTGGAACTTTAAGCTTAAGTCTATAATTCTTTCCTCCGAATCCATTATTTGAGAACCAATCTGATATTATGCCGTGATCAGTATGGATAACTCCTAGGATTGGGAAAGACTCTTCCCTATGATACACAAACTCTACTCTGTAATTATCGCCATCCGTTACAATCATTCCATTGCGCTCACCATTGTTGATTTTCTTTGCCAACTCTAAATCAAATGGTATTGTTATCATTTTCTTTCCCATAATTTTACATGTATTTATATTGTTATTTTCACTTTAATTATATCACTACATTGTAGCTTTATCTGTTCAGCCAATCCAACGAACATGGGCGGACGCCTCGTTCCCTCGCCCACTTTACCCATACACGCCGGCTCCACCGGTAACGCTGCCCATGACGTCTTGGATGTCTCTCCCGTAAATCTGATAGTGATTATGTGTAGACTAAAAATTACTTTAACTTAAATTTAATTCCTTCCGGGAGTTGGGAGCGATCCACGTTATTCACGAAATCATCAAACTCTTCTTGTGTGATCTTTTCCCCATAATTACGCCAGTTGAAAGATAAAGTGTTCGTGTGATTATAATATATTACATTATCGGTTGACAATCCATAATCAAACACACAGAGCATTACCTTTTTGTCTGTTTCCGCATTCCTGATTATCTTATCGTATTGCTCACAAATTTCAGCACGCTTTTCCATCATCTTTGCCTTATGAGCCTCTTCCCTACGTTTTTCGATATTTTCTGCGGAATAATACCCGGCTTTAATACGCTCTTCAATAAGCAAACGTTCCTCGTCCGTTAGTGTCAGGGTAAACCTTTCTTCTTCTGGCTTATATGGATTAACCCATTTCTTTCCACACAGGTTTTCAAGTTCCGCAATAAGCTCGTCTGATTCACGTTTCCATCTATCCACAATCCCTAGATTGAAAAGCAGATACTTGAAATACATCTTATCGTCCACCGCTTCAGATAATTTGGAATATTCCTTGTCTGATATACGTAAATATTCAATAGCCACAGACTTATCGCTATTCTTTATGTGATACATACCATTTTCCACCGGATACATAGGAGCGCCATAATGATTACAACAATGCAATGGTATAAACTTCGCCAATTCTGGAACATACTTCGCAATCTCATCGTGGCAGCAGCCTCCCATATACTCCTTATATCGTCCATATTTGTTTTTTTGTCTGATATCGGCCGTTATGCTCCAGTCACACATATTGTTATAACAATCATCATCTAAAGATACTGTGGCTGTTATTCTATATTCTTCCTCGTTTTCTGTAAAGAATTTTGTACTTGAATAAAATAGTCTGTTTGTAGTTTCCATATTATTTTAGTTTAATTATTACACCTGTGAAAAATAAAATCTACGCATTCCCCCGGTGTATTATTAGCGTTATTGTACCAATAAAAACCCTCTGTTTTCCAGTCTACACTTACGGGATCTGCTTTTACTCGTTTCAAGAAATTCCTTATTTCTTGTTCTTCATTATCTAACAAACCGGTATAATCATCATTTATCAGAGCATGAGCCCAATAAACCGGAAGCCTGTATCTTATTACCTCTATATTCATAATCTCATCAATTTACAAATTATCAATACTAAAAAAAACTCCAACAATCTATTACAATAAACTCTCCTACTCCATATTCCACAAGTGACTTAAGTGATTCTATCCCATTACAGTAATAGAAAACATTATCATTATCATCATCATTGATGCTTAATGATAATTTTATTGTCGTTCTTTGATCATCCCCTGTGTCTTTCCATACGATCTGACATTCTACGTATTCAGGTTCTTTCCCATTCTTTTTAACGAACTTGAAAAACATAGAATCAATATCTTTCTTGACTCTATCTACATCCGTTATCACTACCTCTTCCTTGCAATCCCCACAATTAGCATGCATAAAAGATTCATCAAGATAATCTATTATTTTCCCGGTGTTTGGATTTACGATCGCTTCACAAGCAATATTTGTTCCGCCACACCTTGTACATATTACTTTCATACTATTTCATTTAATGGTTCAACATACACATCCCCATTCTCATAATAAAGTTGATCTTCGTACTGATTATGATGAAGCTCCTCACGTATCGCATCTTCATCATCAGCCCAATACTCATACTCCTCATGCCATGACTTAAAGAAATTATCATAACATTGTCTCATCAGATCCTCTAAAGAAAAACCCTCCGGATAAGTACACCATGCATTGTAATAATCAATTATAGGTTTCAGGAGATAATAATCATAACACATCCCTGTCAATGGGCAATTATCTCCATAGTCAAACATCACCCTACTATACTTGTGCTTGTATTTGTATTTCCCATCAATATATTTACCTGACGTGGAGAAATACTTGCCCTTGATAATATATGGCATAATATTGTTGTTGATATATCTGAACAGTAATTTACCGCATAGATTCTCAGGGAATATATCACGATAATAATCTTTAGGATGTTCATAAATAGGATCCTTGTATTTAAACTCGTAACTAAAATCATATCTCTCGTATCCAACTTCCCAATCATAAACCTTAGTATCTGTCAAATCTTCAAAGGCTTCCATTGACTTTTTATGGTCTATGTCATAAGCATCCATACATTGCTCCATTACATTCCAGTGCTCACGCTCTATAATTTTCTTTTGTACGTTTTCTGATAGCTCATCAAAGCTAAACACGGTTAGATTTATTGTTTTCATATTATTGTTTATTGTTTTCTATTCAACCATTCTTTGTACCTGACCTCAAAAGCTATCGGGTATCAGCACGCTGTTTCATATTCTTCCATATATTTTATACGCAGTCTGAGACAAACTTCCTTTGCTGTGTAAGTCCGGTAACTGTTTCCAAATATCTCTTCCGCTCCATAATAGGAAACCAAATCATATATTCTTGTAGCAACCGGACGAAGCAACCAGTCATTCCAAGTATCACCGACATAGGAACAAAACGACTTCAAATCATCTTTTGCCCAACCTGTCAAAAACATCTCACGCATATCTTCCTCGCTTATCCAACTGTACGAAAACTTGTTTGATTCATGAGGGTTGCGGTATATACATTGCCAGCTTTTTTCTTTGGTAATATATCTCACTAATAACCCATACTCAAAAAGGCTGGTAACTTTGTCACAATCCGTACCATGCCACACGGTTCTATCAAATTTCTTTGTTGCCATATTTAATCCTCCATTTTTAGAAAAGTCATATCATATGGCAATTTTCCAACTTCTATACATACAAAATCACCACATTTAAAGGCTCTTTCCATATCATCGAATCCCTCAATTGCAGCTTCGGATTCATCATCAGTCCGCACCCAATACAATTCTAATTCATGACTTATAACAGAGTTCCAAAGTGCTTCTGCGACTTTTCTGGATAATCTTTTCCAAACAAATCCGTCACTAAATACTATCAAATCATCGGTTATCACTGTCTTTTTCATAATTCCTCCTCTTTTTAAATGTAATTGGATCCCTAACGTCAATCGAATGACATACGTACCTCCTTATGTTCACGTTTAGAGATATGATTATGGCTATTCTCACGAACCACCACAATCCAGATTCAGATATCACTCACCCTTTATCTTTACGAATGGGTTTTCTACATAAAACTCCACTACATCCTTAGATTTTATAGATGTCACTATACCGGTGGTATCCACAAATCCGTCTGTTTCATCCATTGTCAAATCTTCTATTTTATCTCCCGGTAGAAAACAAAGATTATAGTCTTGATCAATATACATAATCATCTTTAACCTAACCATGTCATCAATGATGCCTTTCATTCTCTCCACGACATCCAATTGATCATTACTAAGCATTAATCTACTTTTTGATGATTTCACTAACCTTATGTCTCCATTCTTGTCAACTACAGTTAAGTCATTGAATCTATACACATCATCACGTGTTCTATAATATGTTTCCATACAATAAACTTTTCCTTTATTATCTATTTCAACATCAAAATATTCCAACTTACCCTTGACAGCTCTTCCGTTTTTGTATTTCCACACATCATCTATTGGAACGAACCCATATAATGACTTAAAAACATCATATATTGATAGTTTTGTCTTAGGAATGCTCTTGCCCTTTTTAAAACATTCTTCGGACGAATAAAATAATTTCCCGTCTAATGTCTTCTCAGTCCTACATCCTCCCCATGTTCCTACATATCTAACTACTCCATATGTAAAACTGATCAAGATCTTATCAATCTCAAACCACTTTAATCTTCCTGACATATCGTCAAAAAGATATCCACTCTCTAGATAAACCGATAAACATTCTCTAATTTCCATAACAATTTATTTTTTTTTAAAATTAAACAACATCATTTGTCTTGATCAGTCTCAATACTCCTCTAAGTATCATGGTTTTCATGATACAACTCCCTTGTGTAAGGACTCCAGATTGTCCCTGACTCTACCGCCGCTGGATCAACAGCCATCAGCCCCGCGCCTATCTCATAATATAGCTCAAGATCCATTGGCTCTAACGCTACTTTCTCCGCTTCTTCCCGGCTTAATCCTGACAACATTAAACACCTAACTCTATTTTCATAAGCGATGGGCGTTTCATCCGGACTTAACCTTACTGATATTATTTCAGCATCTTCTATACTATTAAGAATCAACTTTTCTTCCATATTATTATTGTTTATGGTTGTTTCTTCCACTCGTTATATCCTACCTCAAAAGCTATGGGGTCATATCTTTTCAACATAACCCCATAATTATCCCTACCAGTATATCTATCCTTACCGCCTATTATCCATTCTTCCCTAGACAAAGAATTACCAAGATCGTTAAGCATGCTTATATAATCTTTCTTGCTTTTCATATCATAATATTACATTAAACAACTCGTTTAACCTATCTATCTCACTTAGGTATTCACCTTCTTCATCAAACTTAATTTGAGTCCCATTATCCAAACCAAAGGACAGGGTAAAGGATATGACCCAGCCCGATCCGTCCACGGCCTGCCCCTTGGGAACCCAAGACATCACCGTCTTCTTGGATATCCACCATCTCCCTATCTGAACGAAATCAGGATAGTTGTTCATTAAATACACCATCTGACTAGCCATCTTATTAACATCATCAAAAGGCACTATATGATACTTGTTTCTTATCCTGACCTTCAAGAAGGGGTTATCCATATTATATGCCGCAAATGCTGATATCATGGAACTAGGATATCTAACCCCTTTTATTACCATCCATTTCATATATAACACCTCCTCTTAATCATTGATCCATTCCACAAAAACTCCCCCTTTCAGACTGTAATATGTATCTGCTTTTATCTTTTCTCCATCAACAAATTCCGTTTTTACACAAATGGGGATATATCTTTGTTTTCCCTCAGAATAAGACCACTCGGATAGTGTTATCCATGATCCTTTTGAGGCTTTTGCTACTGGGTTAATACCTGCGCACATAATGACACAGTCTTTGCCAGTGCTGTCAATCTTGGCATTGTTGCCGGACGAGCCAATCTTGGCTCCGTCGCCGAATGAGCCGATCTTGGCTCCGTCGCCAGACGAGCCGATCTTGGCATTGTTGCCGGACGAGCCAATCTTGGCTCCGTCGCCAGATGAGCCGATCTTGGCATTGTTGCCAGACGAGCCGATCTGGGCATTGTTGCCGGACGAACCAATCTGGGCATCGTAGCCAGACGAGCCGATCTTGGCATCGTAGCCAGACGACCCTATCTGGGCTCCGTCGCCAGACGACCCTATCTGGGCTCCGTCGCCGGATGAGCCGATCTTGGCATCGTAGCCAGACGAGCCGATCTTGGCATCGTCGCCGGATGACCCTATCTGGGCTCCGTCGCCAGACGAGCCGATCTTGGCATCGTCGCCGGATGACCCTATCTTGGCATAGTTGCCGGATGAATTATCCTTTATGCTCGTTTTTATTTTTTCAGGTAATGTGATCTCTTTTAGCCACTCAATTCCAAGATTGATCATGTCAGCCAATTTTAACTCTGCTTTTATTTTAATCTTCGATGAGCAAATTTTTGTCCCTCTATCCTCCTTGGATATATTCCCGTCTTGCTCTACTTCGCAAAACCTAGAATCTATCATAGTATAGTAATCAAAAACATCAAACGGGCTTTCGCAAGCGTGAAACCCTCTGTTACACACCTTGATCTCTCCATCCATCTCATATATCCCTCCAATTTTGTATTGGAAGTCTCTGCATCTAAGATTCTTGTCGAATCCTTTATAAGATTTTATAGCCATTTTGCAATTTATTTAATATAATTTCATCCGCTTCTGTCCTCTTATCCATAGGCTTGTTTTGAGATTCATTGATAAAGTCAAGCATCTCATCCCATGTCCTCTCAAACAATTGTCCATTATTAACCCCACAGCATCCACATCCACTAGAAAATACTGGGATTATACTCCCATTGTACATCTTAACGAATTTATATCCTATATATTCATCACATAATGAACATCTTCTTACTGGTATAAATCTTACTTTACCGCTATAAACGATATTTACTAATGTCTCACGATCCATATAATTTTCTCCTCTAATTAATTGTCCTTATTTCTAGCCAATCGAATAAAATTTATCCGCGCTCTCTTTTCCGTCTCCGCGAAAGTTAGCCAGCCCGCATGTCAGGATGCTCACAAGGTTATCCACCACCTCCAACTCGCTCGATTTGAACCACGCCAACTGACTATAAGTTTCACCTATCCATATTATACTCATTCTCCCGTCCCGACTGACCTCCTTGACCAGCCCTATATGGTTTTTAGTGTCCTTAATCACATTTAATTCGTCAATATTTGTAAGCCGAACAAAATCCATCGGCCGTATCACTTTATTCTCGTCCATGTCTTTATCCTCCTATATTCTTTTTATTCTCTCAATTTACGCTTAACCTCTTTAACATATTTAGTAGAATGTAGTCCCCTATGCAATCTTATAGCCCGATCTATATCCTTTTTAGGATTATGATGAGATTGATATATCTCGAACATTTCCCTAGCCTTGACAGGATTTGTTCTATCATCGTATCTATACCGCTTTTTCTCCCGTTTAAGACACAATATCCTATTAACCTCATCTACATACACCTTTTTCATCTGCCACCTCCCTAAAGCCCCGGATGAGGCGTTATACGCCCGATCGTCATTCCTTGACTCCACGAAAGACAAGGCGGCCGCCAGCCTATCCCACACCCGTGCCTCGATCACGGCCGGCTTCGGGGCGAGGGGCAGACCACCGTTCCCTTTTGGCGGTGTCAATATTATCATCGCCGTCACGAGTAAGTATCTTATCATATTTCCTTGTTTTTATAAAATTCCTCCCTAAATTTCACGTTATCCACATAATCCTCCATACACTCATGAACAATTATATGAATATCCCCTTCCGCATATGTCACCTCAGACATCATTCTCTCATTAGTCATCCACCAAGAATAACTATCAATATGCCGTGTCTCGAATCCATGATCATGCAACGCAGACATAACATTATGTCTTAAATCCCTGCCCATCATTATACACTCATACACGATATAGCCGTTGGTACTTTCATGAGACCTACCGAACGTATAAACGTACCTACCCATCAACTTATACAACTCCCTTGCCACAGGATTCGGGATCGCCTCATTCATATCAAAATCCATACCCTCCTTGATAAACTTATCCACATCCCGCTCATCAATACAAGCTCTAGGCATGCCTTCCGCCCGCACATGAAGGCGTGATCGAATATCCAGGCTTAATACCGTCCCGATATACTTCTTCCCTTTGGTATATCCCATATTATGATTCCCAGTAATATGGAACATAATTTTATCACCTATGTTAATCTCTTCCATATCCAAGATATTTATATTATTTGTTATCCTTTTTATACAAAAAGAGGATATAATGGCATAATATTATGATATCAAGACACGAATGCGTTATCTATCATATTATCATACATATCCTCTATACAACGTCATTTATGGCATTATATCGTATATGATGCCGCAGGTCATAAATACATCTAATTAACCCTTTTTTAAGGGCTTATTGCCATTTAGGTAACTAGCTATGCCTAATATTTTCGAAATAAGGGCTTTTTTAGCCTTATACTCATCGTTTATCCCTATTATCGCATATCTGTATACCATCCCATCCTTCGACACCTCCACGCCCACGTATTTAGGCGCAACGGCATCCCTATGTAATACGATAAACGGGCTTTTGCCGTCTAGCTCATTTATCAACTGATTAAACTGTCGCCTCGTCATCTGATAGTGATATTATTTCCATGTTATAAATACGATCTCTCTTTACCCTTATCTTTTCGCATAGCTCATCGAAGCACCCATCTTCTTCTAACTTATCAACATAATATGATACACTTGATTTAGAGCTTCCTTGAAGATATATATTCCCTCTTATATTCTTTGAGAAAAAATTAGGCAAGACCATCTTTTGTCTCTTATCCTTGTTATCCATGTAAGATATAACAACAACCCACAACTCTGGTTCCCGTTCTTTCACCGATAACATAAGATCGAGACCCGATTGACCATTGATATTCCTCCTGCCAGTTTCGTTATAACGAAGAATAATATAATCATCCGCTTTATCATCCTCAATCATCACGACCATAGGACTATTACCCTTCCCATTATCACATAATACTCTTGGCTCTTTCCCGTTGCGGAGATATACCTTATCGTAATCTCCGTTTTTATATATCTCAAAATCAAATTCTATCACCATATTATTTTCTCCTATTGATGTATTGTTGCGTACGTCCTTCCTCTATTTTTTCGAAATAAAACTTATTCCCATATAACCGAGTGAAGCAGATATTATACCCGAAATGTTCTGCGCGTCTGATCTGCGCGTAACCTCTACTGATGTCATTATTATCAATCAGCGTAACAAAACAATGTGATCCTACTTCTGTATTCAAAACCAGATTTTCCCAATCTTTTACCTCCATATCAAATCTCCTTAAATAATTTTTTGTTATGATTATCGCTATTATACCATTTATCAATATTATCGTACTGCTTTGGATAAACCCCATAAGACCTACACCACCTAGGTAACGGCCCGTTCAGCACGTCTAACGCCGTCTCAAGGTCAAACGTAGCTTCCTCCTTGACACAACACCCCGATCCACTTCCACAGCTCGGTATATAAGCTCTACTATACGCTACGCTCATCCCATATTCCCCATGACTCAGATACCCGATGTTGGGTGAATCAGGGAAGGCGTAATACAACATCGTATAATCACCCTTACTCCAACCTCTATTATAAGTATCATCCTGCCATGCGAAAACCCTGCAACCGGCCTTCTTTAACTCATCAGCCGCTTTTCTTAAAATATTATCTCCCATATCATTTATATTTAAATTATGCCAAGGCGCCGGGAACCGACCCCGGACCATATCCGCACACGTACGATCATGGTATTCCTTCCGCCCCGCCAAGGCTTGGTTCAACATTAACAAACTTTCATATCCTCACACATCTTAAAAAAGACCTCTCTTATGATCCTCTTGTATAAGATGTATATCTCATCATCATCCTCATCGAACTCCACGCCCCATGAACGTAATAAATATCTAATGTCGCAATTCGCTATATGAATCCTAAATATGGATGGAACGCTCATTATGTAATCCTCAAAAGCTTTCTTAATCCCATCCCTTTTGATATGTTCTCTATACTCATCCTTGAACACGTTAAGCATAAAAGATAGATATTCCCTATCATATTTAAACTGCTTCCCATAATTATCTGTATCTATATGATCCAGTATATATATTTCTATCGCGTCTCTATCGTATCTTGACATACTTCTTCCTCCTCCTTTTGATATTTTATAACCTTTTTCTCCCCATACGCCTTCGCTAACTGGATAAGTTGACCGGTAAATACCTTGGTACGGTGTTTTACGATCTTATCCACCAGCTCCGGGCATCTGGTTCTCCATCTATAATTAACCTCACCTTTAGCTTTCTTCTTGTAATACCTGTAGAATGTTACGGCTACTACCACTTCCCCATTCTGTTCAAAAGCAACCAAATCGTAATTGTTGTAAGTTATTTCGTTCATCGTGTAATATATTTTATAAATTCAATCACTTTCTTTGGCAGTGAATCTATATCCTTCACTCTTTTACCAAAATTGTACATATGACTTCTATGCGGATAATAATCTCCCGCATACATCCCCACTCCTAATGGATGGAATGGATCTTCACTACATGAGAAAACAGGATAATACACCACCCCATAACCATCCTTTATATTTTTATTTACATATACTATGGTATATCTATCAGCCACTTCATCGCCAAAATCATATACTCTTACTTTTACTTTCACGCCATCCGCGTTTGTTATAATATTATCCATATATACCTCCTTTGTTGTTCACTATCCGACTAATCTATTTTCCTTCCATATAAGGTGTATATACCATACCATCCCCTATCCATATTTACCACCTCAATATGATGTATATGATAACAACCATTAGCTATTCTGCCGCAATCGGCTATCACCATAGCTATATTCCTATACCCAGAATCAATGAAAACATGAGCCAACCTACATCCGTTAAATATAGATACCTTGATATCGTCTTTCTCTTTTATAATCCTTCTCATATCATATCCTCCTATCAAACTAATCTATCCTTTTACCATAATTAGTATATGACCCACACCATCCACGAGCCTCATTCGACACCCTAATATGATCAATGGGCTTATCCCCGACCATATTATTGGCGTACGATATTACATCCGACATACTTCTGAATCCGGAATCCTTAATGGATTTTATAAGCGTCCTATCATACCCGAATACCAATATCTTCACAATATCTCTTTCTTTCACAGTCCTTCTCGCTCTCATAATATTCTAGCCATAAAATAAACAAACATAAAATCCACCTTATCATAATCCACCCTATGACCGGTTATCTCGAATATAACCCTACGCTTTTCTATAGTCTGTATATTATCTAACTGAATAGCTATGTAAGGATATTTCATAACTTTCTCTCTATTGACGTTATTCAAAATAGCGTTGACATCTTGTCTGCGAAAATACATATTTACCCCTATGTAGCTGGCAACCAAAAGACACTCATCTATCACCCCATCAGTATCGAATAGAAATAGCATATCATCCTTCTCTATAGTATATTCCGCATCAAGAATCTTGATACGTTTGCTCCCGTCCTTCCTTTTAGACATCAAGACCTCCGTCATTTCATTCTCTGTCGTAAGGATATAATACGCCTCATCCTTTGTAATATTATCACGCAGATAAAGCAGCGCTTCATCTTGTAATTTCATAATCTCGTCCATATTATTAGTATTTTATATTACCACGCCAAGGAAAAGGACGGAGACCGACAACCGCACCTACCACGCCGTGACACCGCCGCCCGTTCCCCTTGGTGTTATTCCACCACCATCAACCGGTTTTAAATCCAACATTCCTCTACCTCTATCTCCATGTGATCCGCCCAATCACATCTATCAACATCCTCTCCATCCTCAAAGTAATAGTAAGCCCATACCTGTACGCCTCCTACCTCTATATATCCATCACTTTTCCATTCTATCAACCCGTCTTGCCTTACCACGTTGGTAGGCTCAGCCCCTAGCGACAGCAGATTATTTACTATACTACCGCCAAATACGTTTCTTGCTTCTTCTTTCGTCATATCACTATCAGATTTTTAATATTACACTAACGCCAAAGGGGAACAGGGACGGACGACCAGCGGGGCCGACCCCACGCCATCGCCGCCCCTCGTTTCCCTTGGTTCCCTCCGTATCACTCCCACGCCAACAGACAATATCTACCACCAATAACACTATACCCACCATCACTCGCAATCGCTTTGCGTTTCCACTTAACGGTAAAGTATTACCCCTGTTTAGAAAGGAATCCTATTGATTGAAGATACTCCCATTGATTGGAAGGTATTTCTTTTGTTGATTGAAGGGGTTTCCCTTGGTTTTTCCTTGGTTTCCCTTGTTTGGAGGTGCACCCTCCCGCAAAACACCCCAACCCCACCAACTCCCAGCATAAAACCCGAGACCTTCCTCCCGATTGTTCCACGTGGAACGCCCGTTCAGTCTAGGATATCGAAGTCCTTGTTCTTGATTGCCTTATATATCTGCTTTATGCAATGTATTGATAATAAAGCCAATAAAAGAACTATGATTAAAGGCAGGGCGTCGCCCGTAGCTATAACATACCGCCCCAACTCAAACGCCATGTACCCACAAAACAAAGTAAGTACGAAATATATAACTAATCCCATAAAATATACAATAAGTAACCACGATTTTAAAATTACACCCAAATAATATAATCAATTGAGTATCAATAACATAATATACATCAATCCCTAGAGCTTCCTCTAAAGAAAGATAAGCCCAAACATAGATAAAAAATATACAATAAGTACCGCCTATTATATACCTTTTAGGATTGATTCACGCATGAAACCATACATAAGGGCACAATATACCCGCCTGCATGGATATAGATATATACAAAATGATATGCAATGAATGATTTTACTTACACATTTTCGATCAAGGCTTAAAATTTGCCGCCTCAACACTTTTATGTGTAAGCAAAACATATGAATATGCTATCATTTTGTAAAATATAGGCACAAAAAAGCCCTTCAGTCATATATCACTACATTACTGAAGGGCACAAACTTTAAAATCAAATAAAAACAAACGACTACTGTCTCAATTTGTTTGCCATGTAACTAACACGTTTCCGCCTGCACTTATCCGACTCCCTACTGCAATCTAATTTATTAGACTTGTGTAGTTCTTTGGTAAGCTCAATATAAAACTCCATTTGAGACTTTCTAGCAGATTCTAAAGCCTTTTCTTTTTGAAAAGATAGTTTCCTATTCAAGTTACTAAATTTATTCTTATACATAATCAATCGCATTTAATGAAGCCAATAAGAAATAGGCGACTAACAAGGCACAAGGCCGCCGTTATCAATACAGCTAGCCGGACGCACCACACCCGCCAGATTCCCTTTGGTTTTTGTCCCTTTGCCCCGAACGAACGAGACCAAATACGCACATACGTCACCCGTGATACGTACCGACAAGGCGCACTTTGTCCGTCAATTTAACCGCACAAAATACCCTTGTAAGGGTTGTTATTTTGCTGCTACATATAGCGCATAAGTATTTAAGCCACCTTAAACGCTATTGTTTTGATACATTAGCACGGCTATAACCCCGTTATGCACTCCATACGTGTTACTCTAGCAACGCATGGACATACGCTCTATACATGCGTATATACACCAATATACCCCATGAATTTACATGGCCTATCCGGAAACCGGACGTATTAACCCAACTTGATACAAGGCCAAGAATAACGGGACGATCTACGACTGAGATAACCCCTACCCACATTGCTAAGAGGCAGGCTATTTATGCAAACTCTCGATACCCTACCGATCTGCATATCCTTGTATCAATATGTTAAATAACTCGCTATTTTAGTCTGAGTCCAGTTGCGCGACGGGGACGCAATAGCTTGCAACCGTGACGGGCTATTATAGCCCGCCTAATTATCTATCATTTTTAGGGTGTGTTAGGTAGTAAGTAATACATTTGGCGATCAAATTATATGTGTATCGCTTGATAGGTGTAGCTACTTTAACGATACGTTTATCCGATCCGTTAAACACTTCATAATATGGTACGCTATTTGTGTCGCTGTATGCTACAGGCTCACAATATCCAAAGCGTTTATGTGTATTACCTAATACGGCTATACTGTTTACCTTATCCAATGGCAACTTGCTGTTGTTTGCCTGGTCTTGCTTGTCATAATATTCTCTTTCTATTTCCTTATAGGCGCAAAAGGTATCATTTACACGTGGTAATATCTCTTTACATAATTGTATTACCGTCTCTTTTTCCTTTGCCAAAGCAACCAAAGCGGGAACGATCGCTTTATCTACTTTAATATCGTTATCCTTGAGTATTTCGTTGATTTCTTTTCCAGATTTAAAGAGCTGGCACCAATATTTTACGGCACCCGTCAATGTTTTCTCACTTGCTTTTTTAACTTCATTTTGGACTTTGTTAATATCTTTACTTGTCATAATGTTTTACCCATACCTTTGGGGTTTGTATTGGTATCTGGTACACCTTGTTTATTAATGTTGTTATCTTACAAGGGCAAATATACAACATGTTTTATTATCCAACAAATATTTTGCAATAAAAATTCGACGATTATATGTAATAAATATAATCAAATGTAAATGTATATTAAAATATTGGTTTATATGATTGATAATCAGCAAGTTAAATACAAAATAAGCATTCTTTTTTTTCGGCTCGTTGATCGTTTGCCGTTCCTATCTCCAGCCTTTGCAAGCGGGGGGGGTGGACCAAAAAACGGCAGCCCGGCCGGGCCGATTTCGGGGAGGTGGTCCGTCCCACATATCCCACATATCCCACATATCCCACATATCCCACATATCCCACATATCCCACATATCCCACATATCCCACATATCTCCGCATATCCCCCATCCTCACCACATATTCCGCATATCCCAATATGTCCGGCGTCCCAACATATTCCTATGTTCCCATCCCTCATCCCCTCACGACTTAATAATCCCATTAATTTTATTATATTTGCGATATAATTAAAACATAACATATTATGAATAAAGAAGTTAAATACATGGGGGGGGGTATTTTAACCCTCAGATAAGGAGGGGGTATGTTTAGGCGCAGGACTTCTTCTTCCGGTAATATCCACTACCGTATTAATATAGACAAGAGCATGTGTCCTAATCCTGTAGATATATATATTGATGGAGATACATATCAATCTGATTTTAACGGATCTTATCTTGATATATATCGCAATAAGAAGATAGAAGTTATAAGAATAGGTGGACAGATAGTTTCAAAGGATCAACAATATGAGTACAACATTTTATTAGGCACGACTGGAGGTGTTTCAAAAGGGACTCTCACGTATCTATATAATTCTGGTGTGCATTGTGATTTAGCTGATACGGAGTTATACGGGAATAGGATAACTAAATTTACTCCTATAACGGAGATAACCGATCCTGAGGAGATTATCAATTTCACTTACATGTCTGAATTTTATAATCAGATTACAAGTAACAATCGTATAACTTGGCAAGGTCATCTTATAACAAGTAATCATTGTATAACAGCCAATGCCTGTGAGGGATGCCAATCTGTTGCCGTTGGAACTGGCATTTACAATAACACCTATAATGTAAATATAGTAATTGTAGTACCATCATAATATATGTGAGGAGGATGTAGTACCAAAGGGAGGGAGGCCTCCCTTCATCCCTCCGGGCCTACCCATCGGGGCTTCCGCCGGCTACTTCCCTTGGTATATATCTTTATTATGGAATAATAGATAGGTAGTGGCACGACCACCACCTTAATATCGTATGATCAAGTATCCGGCACGAATTTATCCAAGTCAAAGTTCTTAGCATAATTCCAGATCCTTACATACCTAAACATTCCCGGGAGCCCCATGTTATATGCTGATGGATATCCTCCTATATTAAAATAATATGTTTGATAGTTTCGTGTATACATCACATTAGTCGCATCCTCATAATTCAGTACTCCTCCAATATATTCCCTTAAATACCCATTTCTCCACGACGCCATTACATGTACCCATTGATATGCTGGTATATCTACAGATCGTCCTTTGGTATAAAAAAGTTTAGTCCCAAATGATGAGACATTAACACCTATACATAAATAGTCTTGTGTAGTAGATTGGGTTCCATATGGAGCGAATAGATAATATCTTCCTTCCTGTTGTGTATTTAAATAGAGCAACGCTTCTATGGATATTTCGTTATCTGGTTGAGGGCATGGTAATATATTCGAGTCATTATCAAATTTGATATAGGAATTGTAGGCTCCTACTCTTCCCATGGAAAATACATATTTACCATTATATTTATCAATATCCATATACATAGATTCATCCACATTCATATTATATTTTGACAGATCTTTTATCCATGGAGCTTCCACGTAAAAATAAGCGTCATTCACGCTAGTGGATGGCGGGAATGGAATTTGACTTAACATTCTTCTTCTTAACATAATCTATTGTTTTTATGGAGGTTGGAAATACCCCCCCCCATTGAGTTAATTTTATTTAATATCATATTATTATGCATTTTATACATACAAATATATGATTTTTTCTCAGATCATGTCGCTGAATCCAAGGGAACGGGCTGGCTTCCATCCTTCCGGGCATCCCCCGCCCTCCCTCCGCCTCCCGTTATTTTTGGCTTCCTTCTGGTTTTATCCTCAAAATTTCATATCTTTGGGACAAAACTAAAATCATGTTTAGAGACATACTTCATAAGCTTAAGATCTTCTTCTGCGACGATGACGTTGAGAAGATATATGTAAGGGACAGTACGGTTATCCGCAACAACGAGATCCATAGGATGTATGACGAGATACTGGACGAGCCAGGTGATTTGGCTACTGTCGTGTCAATGAACTACGTATATGGCAAGATAAAGGACAGGACTGGATTAAGCATCCGTCATATCAGTAGGATAATAAACCATACTAAAGTTGAGGAGATATGATTAAGGATACGATGGAGCGGGATATGATAAATGAGATATCAGCGTTATTCGTGATGATATTCACGGCCGGGTTGATGTTTGTCATGCCGATGTTAGATATAGAGTGCGATGATATTGCTATTATAATAGGGTCAGGAATCATACTATCTTTTATACTAACCATAATACCGATCTTGCTTTCTTATGATATAAGGGATGAGATCATTGAGTTGATTGGGGATATGGATAGCCAGATCGTGGTAGATACTTAGGTATATAAAACAAACCTGCCCTAGTTAATTCCTAGGGCAGATATTAATATCAATTTGACTTCAAATACGATTCTATTCTATCAGCGGCCTCATTAGGCGTATGTCCATCCCATTCCCATGCCGTATCAAGTTCAGGGATATTAAACAACTCCCAATACCGGTTCTCATAATGATTGGATATCTGTCCCGTTGGCAGTTCTGCCATTACGATAAACCACCCTCCGCCGAAGCATTCCTCTCCATCATGATGCTTATGTGATTTACAGACCTTTATATCGCCTTTGGCCAACTCGTTGAAGAAAGCGGCATTGTAAAGCATTCGATATTTATATAGTTCGTTAAATGTATGATATCCGTCGGATACGTTACCCATATCATCTTCATGTAAATATGTTTTCTCAAAAATGTCCTGCTTGCAAGGATAAAACTCCCCGTTTACTCCCTTGATGATGTAATCACCTACATTGGCTTTCATAACACCTTCAAGGGTTTCTATACTACAATCAACAGAAGGAGGTATCCCATTATCAGCGTCACCTTCCCTAATAACTTCTATTTTAACGCTATCACCAGCGAAATCCTTGATCTCATCATTATTAAAGCCTTTCCATTTTACGGCTTCTATCGCAATTGGTTTCTTTACATATCTATTCATAATTTTACGATTTAATATATTATTATCTTTTGATATACCTTTCTATAAGATCTATGGATAATTTAGCGCCCAGCTCTTCCTCCAACAGGTTAAGGTAGTTCCGGTGCAGGCATCCGCCCCGCTCCACCTCCCTAAAGCCGGCCCCGTCCCGGATCCTGACCAGCCCTTTCCTTGGATCTATGTCAATCAGATCCCGAAGCTCGTTCATGTTCTTGAACCGGTTCTCTATCACCTTAAATACATCGATCTTAGGTTTCTTATCCTTGATCTTTATCTTAACCCTTCCGCTCATGATCACCTCCCCGTGCTTCCGAATCCACCATCGCCTCTATCGGTATATCCGAGGTCATCCAACGACTTCACCTGATCCCATACGATACGTTCCCTCCTACGGATAAGCAATTGAGCTACCTTGTCCCCAACCGAATAAGAAGGATCATCATAACAATCCACACGTCTACATACTACCATAATCTCGCCTCTATATCCTTCGTCAACGGTTCCCGGGGCGTTTTGGATAACAGACTTTGTTTTGGTGATGCTACTACGAGGGCGTATTTCCATCTCATAATCCTCCGGCAATGCTACATGTACACCGGTATGATATATGGTCCTGCCTCCGTCAAGTTCTACATCCTTGACGAACAGATCCATGCAAGCGTCCTCCTTATGGGCGTACTTAGGCAATATCGCTCCTTCTTCCAGCCATATCTTGACCTTACAAGTATCTATATCTTCAAGTAATGATTCTACCTCATTATAACTCATTGGTTGTTCTGACGCCAATGAAATGGCTCTTGCCAATAAATCTTTAATCTTACTCATTTTATCTTGTTTTTAAATTCCTTCCCTTTCGGACATTGTAATTTACATTCCTCGCCACAAGCGGAACAGTTGGGTCTCATTCCGGGCACCCCTCTTCCCCCGTACGGCCAGTAGGCATAATCGCAGACGCTCCAGAACGCCTCCATCGCCCTTATCTTGGCATCGACGGTTATCTTCTCCTTCACCTTTTTCATGCTCTTCCTGAACTCATCTTTCATATCCTTCCCTTCTATCTGTCTGGCTTTACGTCTCTCGTTCCACCAATTGTAGTAGAATTTGTCCGCCATCTTATAAGCTTCGGGGTCAAATTTATCACGATGCAGGATAGGTGCGTCCTTGATCTTTCTCAAATTCCTGCCACAAACATAAGCAAGCCCGGCGTACGGAGGTATGTCCTTAGGATCAACCAACCCATCAGGAACGCAGTAGTAGAAGTAGTTGGGGCGGCCGTACCTGACCCAGTCCCCGGTCTCGTATAGGGCTTGCTTCCGGGCCTCGAACCAGCCTTGCATTACTTGGTGCTTACCCTCCTTCTCGAAATCCTTGTTATAGTCAGCCAACGAGATCTTCACCTCAACCTCATAAGCGTACATGGATCTGGTTATAGCCAGATAATCGGACTCCCAGTTATAGACATACAAGTTGTTTATAATCCATCTAGGAGATACCAAGAACTGTCTGTTAAGGATATCCAATATCCCTCTTTCAGTGTACTCAGTACCTTTATTTGATTGCCGTGTTCCCATCTCCAGTAAGAGGATTATTCCTATATCCTACCGCCATTATAGCGTTACCTATCAACATTCTCAACTTATCCATATCTTTATCATGGAACGAGAAAGCGGTTAGGATATGGCCATTGGTCTTATCATAAGATTTTATCATCAACACAGCCACATACTCACCCATCATCTTACCATTCATGATATCAAGATCAATTATGCCGTGATCTATTAGATCAACCACATCCCATCCTAATGGCAGGTACTTTTTTATTTGATTAATGTCCATACCAAATATTATTTATAAAAAGGAGGGCCGTGCTACCCTCCTATGGATACACACGAAAAATAGAACTGAAAGCGATCCTAAGCACGTAGGATTTTATTAATTCCCGTAGGCTGTCTACCGGTTATCATTAACTACCGACCTACGGGAATATGTTTAAGAAAACACCATGTGGGGAGTGGGGGAATCGAACCCTTATCCACGCTACGATTAGGAATCGTAAATTCTATCCGTTAAATTAACTCCCCTTTAAGCGTCCTGATCCTCCCGGACAAGGACACTACATAAATCTAAACTCTAAACCTAATGACAAACATTATTAATCCAACTGTGGACCCGGCCGGACTTGAACCGACAACCTTCTGGTTATGAGCCAGTTGCTCTTACCAATTGAGCTACGGGTCCTAAATACACCACATCGTCTTTCACAAGAGGATGTGGATCGGAATTTCTCGAAAATTATATAGTAATATCATGAAACTATTGTCCAACATTCTAGCATATAGCACCAATCCTCGAACGGGAACGTCTCCACACCAGACCTACCCCATCCCGTCCCCCAACTGTTCTGTAGGACGAAGCCGGCCTTGTCCCAGCCGGTGAGGATAACGGCATGACCTCCCAAGTTCTGCCCTTGGCCTTGCCAGAATCGATTACCATAATTATAGCAATACAGACCTATAACCAGAGGCCCATTCAGCATCAAAGCCACCTTAGCTGATACCGGATCTATGATCCTAGCGTAACTGTTTATTTTCTCCCCATCTACGCCTATGTTCTTGATAGACTTGATAGCGTCACGAAGAACCATCCCGTCTTGATCCTTATCCTCTCTCAGATCATATATATCGTAGGGAGAGATCTTAGCCGGTCTTTTAATAGCCCTTATACTCTTTCTCCAGTTAAGTATCTCAGCTAAGCTTACAGCGGCGCAAATAGGAGAAGATCCTTGATCCACTACGCTATCAACGTCATTGACCTTATACTCATCAGGAACAGCTTCATGCTGCATGTTCATGATAGCGTCTCTGTCATCCACAGGGGATGGTATATATCCTAACCCGTAACTCATTTTTTATCCTTTTTATGGTAATCAATTATTTTGATATTAAACGTATCGGATCTTTGCCTAACCTGTATTGACCCTCTAGCCTTTCCCTTGGCGTCGTATAGGGCGGTGAAGCCAAAGTTATCGACCCGGCCGTCGTCCAGCGTAAACCGCCACTCCTTCCATTGGCCCATCACGGTTCCGGAAGACACTATGGAATCCACTACATAAGATATATCAGTAGTATCATATTCCGTATAGTAGGTTCTTGACGTACTGCATCCGACAACCGCTAAGGTAAATAACGTTAACAAGAAAAACAAGATCTTATTCATTTTTCTTAGTCTTTTTACGTTTCTTAGATTTCTTCTTATCCTCTGCCTTATTCTCGACATTTACGTCATTGCCGGCATCGGCATAAGTAACCTCAGAGGCGTTATTTTCATGTATATCAATATGACCGGAATTAGGATCCATCTTATCCTCATCAACAACAACCTCATAAGGCACATCGCTGTCTAAAGCCTCTGGATCGATATGATTCTCTAGATACTTGATACGATCGGACATAGCCCTATTTTGATCCTCAAGTTCCTTGTATCTTCTTCTAGCCTCATCGAGTAATTTAGATGATAGTTTATGTTTCTTCTCGATATCCATATAAGCCCGTTTAAGAGTTTCTTTCTCTTTTACCGACTCATTATATAGCTCTCTTGATTTACTAAGCTCATTCCCCATCTTAACTATATGAGAATCCTTGGAATCTATATCCATATCAAGAGAATCGACAAGCGTATCAAGATACTTTATTTTCTCTTCCAATTCCGTTATATTCTTACTGGCATCCTCATAATCCCTTTTTAATCTACTTGAATAGCTAATAGCTTCATCAAGATCCTGTTTTAGAGTATCTATATAACTACTCTTTACTATCTTCAATCCGAACATGTTCATTGCTTTTATAAGTTCTAAAAATATCGGCTTTTATCTTGCCGACTATAATTAACTCAGCTATATGTTTGTCTTTCTCGACTATAGCCATATCCTTACGGACATTAGTGACCCTGATCATGATATTCCCGTTATTAGACGAGACGAACGGTGATCCTACCAAAGTAAGTCCCGTATCTCCGGTAAACGACGGCAGCATCATCAACACCCCTATGGTGTTATCCGGGAACGACGCCCATACCCCTGTGTCTATATCAAGGACATCACCCTGTCCTAATGGGAAAGCATTACCCTGCTTGATAGTAATATCCTTACCCAACGAGTTCCATGCTTTCGAGAATCTTACGGAGTTAAGGAAGATCTTCCCCTCTTCCTCCATCATCCCTACCATAGGTTCGCAATTCAATCTAACCTCGTTTTGTTTATCATCCGGCTTCTCCTCAAGCTCATCAAGGTCTCTGGCTGATGTAAACGACTTGCTTTCCAGAAGCTTTTTAATATCCTCAATACTGGCCATTATAATTTGATTATTAAATAAACGATCTTCAATCCTAACTTCAAATCAGATGTCTTCTCGAACATCTCCCTAAGAGGTAAGATAGTAGCGTCAAGATCTGACGCTACCCATTCTCCATCCTTATAATACATATCCTTTTCCTCGGAATACGCTATACAAGATCGATGCCCTAGGTTCTTCATAACCGTATCTACCTTATTTTGGGTAGGCATCGAGACACGATTCACTTTAGTAGATATATTGAAATTACTCTCCATTAACTTTCTGTTTTTTAATTAGTTAATTAAAATGGAAGATCACTGTCGTCTCCAAAAGGAGGATATTGAGGAGGTTGTTGTTGACCTCCAAACAAAGGGGCTTGCGCTTGCTGCGGAGCCTGCGTAGCGTATGACGGTGGGGGCGTTTGCGTTATAGCCTCACCAGCGTTGTTTTGGCTTGGAGACTGAACCGGTCTCACGCCATCCGCTTTAATACTTTGGATATATTTATTAAGTACCTGATAAGCGAAAGCGTCTTGGGTCGTATAATCAAACTTCTTATTCCCCATTATATCAGTACTCTCAACCCTGTCAGGCCATCCATTCTGCCCGTTCTTATAATATTGCTGGATAAGCTCGTCCTTCCCATCTGGAGTTTCCCTAGCGTATGAAATGAAAAAATTACCGGGAGCATATTGATCCCCTTTCTTAGCATGAGCAGGATTGATCACCACCTTACGTTTCAGGTCGATATTAGGCAAGTACCTTACCAGTGACTTAACGTAATTATTGATACCTCCTTTTTGAGTTATCAAAGGAACGTTTATAAAGTAATTACCATCCTCATCACTTATCTTTATGGATAAGTATTTGGCATTTATTCCATTGAACTCCACTTCTCGCACATTGATATCAGACAAATAACCTTCGATACCGTTCCAGAATACCCTCCAATAAGAAACGGCTCCGGTCTTCTCGTTTATATGCTCCTCGAAACCTTCCTTTGGTTCTCTTGATGACTGATATAATAATCCGCTACCACTTACTTTAAAGTAATGGTTATTACCACCTGATGAATTTTCTCTAACTCCCATTTTATGTATTTGGTAATTATATACAAGTTTACACCTATATAATTAGTTAATAAATTTCTTAACTGGGTTATACCCAAACCCTGTATGGAGTGGCATTACTGCATCCCCCTTTACTTTTCTCATGATATTATAACTTCCGTTGATATCAGCGTTAATAAGAATACCTTCTCTTGTCCTAAAAAGGCCTCTTCTTACCCTTCTACCAACATAAGTATCATGATGACCTACTGGCTCTAAATCGAAAGAACTGCATTTTGACGTGTGAGATTCATTTACTTCAACAAATCTTAGCCCTTGTCTTTCTGATTTATACCTTAACATTGATATAAACATCTCAAATGGAATTGAAACAAAATTCTGATTGTTTCTTTTACCAAGGTTCACATTTTGCTTCCATCCATCATTATGACCTACTATCAATGTTGTTATATCTTCCTTCAAGCAAGTATTTATTATCTCCTTGCTTGCCTTATGAAGATAATCTTTCACCTTGTTGTTTCTCCTTCTTGTTAAGGACATCAACCGTCTCGAATTTTCTTTCCCATTTACTTTCTTTAATTGTTGTTGAATATCTGACCTTTTCTTATTGTAATACTGATTAATAGATTTAAGCCTCCTACCATCTATCAAAATAGATCTATTGCTTACGTTGGTTACAATAGAAGCGAGGTTATTTACACCTAGATCAATAGACATAATCCTGTTATTATCATCAAATTGTTTTTTCGCAATTGACTCGTATACAATTTCTATGACATAACAATCATATTTAGGAACAAATCTAACCTGCTTTACGGTCCCCTCCTTGCAATTAGTCTTTAAAGGAGATAATCCTTCCTTTTTAGGGAAATAGATAAAATCTCCTCTATGTTTAAACTGTGCGTAAGAATAAGAAAATACATTCCTGCCTTTTGTTTTATGCTTATATTTTGGGAATTTAGGGCATCCGGTAAATTTCTTATTATCACGTTTCCATGCCTTAATAGCAGAGAAATAAGATTTTAGATTCTTATCTAAAGCCATAAGAATCTGCTGAGAGGATGATCCACTCATTGCTCTATAATCTATGTTATTTTCTGCTACCATCTTCTTATTAAGCTCTACAGCTCTTATCCATTTACCTGTACTAAGAAACTCTTGTTTTATTATATATAAAGCTGCATTGTATAGGTTTTTGGATAAGAAACATATTCGATCTAAATCCTTATATCTCTTATCGTTAATAGTAATTATATGTTGTTCCACCAAATACATAGCGCAAATATAAATAGAATATTTATAAATTCCTATTTATATACTATTTTTTAGTGTAAAATTATATATAATCACCATATATTTTTAAATATTAAACAATAACTGATGATGACAAGAAATACTCGTTCTTATTATCCTCCCCATAAATCTTATTGAAATGAGATTTATGATCATGCTCGATAACCACCCTATTACATGATACGCTTTTTATAATACCAAGATATCTTCCACATAATACGTTACATATAATATCTTCACCATGATAAGACAAAGAAGCAAGTCTCTCCTTACATGATTTACCGGAAGACGGGTTCTCTGACATAATACCGCATCCTTTATCGGTAAATATCAACTTGCAATGATCTAACTCATTTACCTTAAGATTGTTTTGGAGGGCTTGGACGAGTAGATCCTTATCAAAGACATAGGTACTTGTTTTGACAAAATGCTCGTCCACGAACCTCCAATTTGGATAATTACCCTCAAAATGGGTCTCATACATATCCATATCAGGGGTAGAGAAGTAAGTCCTAGTATCATCTACTTTGATAGACAACGTATCTAATGACTTATTTATATGCTTATCAAGTAATATAGAGGAGACGTTTGATACCGGGATAAATACCTTCTCTACCTTATCCTGATTAGGAACAAAATACCTGTAAATAGTATTCCTGTCAGTACTTACTATATTAATATTAATATCGTCAATATCAATAACCACATTCTCGATGCAAGGATAAAGCTCGTTTATCTCCGTATAATTACTGGCCTTGTTAAGTATCGATACATAATCATTCATCTTAACATTAATACCTCCATCAGGAATATTATATACCATAGGGAAGGTATTTACGTCAAACGCCGGACAACTATACTCGCCAGAGGCGTAGTATATGGTAATACTGTCCTTCTTATCAGAAAGCGCGATCTTAATCTCGCCATTCTTCTGCTTTTTTATAAACCTGATAAAAGAGCTTGCCTCGACCAAGAAGGAGAAGTTAGAGTCAGTCTCGACCTCCAATCGCTCTATAACACATACCTTGGCATTTACGGAAGTGATATAAGCCAGATTATTGACAACATCTATCTTAAGATCCTTATAAAGGGAGTTGGGACCGGCATTCTTAACAACCGTCTCCAATTTGCCCAACTTCTCATTTAATGACTTCGACAAGCACTTTATCAACATAATAAACAACTTTTACATGACATTGCAAATGTAATCATAATTATATTAATACAAATATAATAAATACTTAATAGTATTAAAATAATTTAAACTTACGTCTAATATACTCGGCTATAAGCGTAGCGTCACACATTCCGTCTTGTATCTTAGTAGGTTGTACTCCTTTCCCTGACCATGGCTTCACGAAAGAGACCAAAGGGAAAAGGCGCATGGCGCATCGGATGGAGGTAGCCTTCGTGTCCAGCTTCGCCGCCGTATACACCCGATCGGCTGTCGTATGAAGCTCCTTCTGCCAGGTCTTTGGTTGCACCTCCTCGAACATGAACCTAACATCCGGGTGAGATCCGTATCGCTCCATCATCTCCACCATCATAGCGAATAGGGCGTTCGGTTCCCGGCGTCTCCCGCCAAAGGTGAAGTTGCTGGCGGCCGAGCTGTTGTGGATGCTGTGGACGTCCTCGACGGCGATCGCCAGCGTCCCGCCTCCCTTTTCTTGGATCTTGTCAGCGGCATCGAGGAAGAAGCTTGATATAGCCCTAAGATCTATATCCCCCTTAACCGATATCCTTGGAGTCATAATTACCTTAATATCTCCGTTCTCCGGTATCATGGACAATCCTCCGGTCTCTATACCCGGGTCTATTCCTATAACTACATTCATATCAAGAGCAATATTGAATTATTAATTTATCCTCATTAATATCTTTAACCATATCACGCACATCATCCACAGATATACTGTCATATGTGTCATATAAACTCATTATCCCATTAAATCTTGACATTACAAAACATATATAACTATCATAGTAATCATTAATGTTTATCATATCTAGCTTATCATGCAATTTAGCCATTCTTATAACATATTCTATATTGTCATTATTCGCTATACGATGAAAATTATTGATATAATCAATCACACAATCTTTTGTGATATCACATCTACTTGGGCTTACATCAATTATTACGCTAGCTACTATTCTATTCGAAAATTCCATGTATCTTCTATTTACAGAATAACACAATCCATTAGTTCTAAGATAATTAAACATAGAGAAATTATAATTATCGCATATTATAGATAATACGATAAACAATACGCACAATTTCTTAAAATCATAATTATCCAATATAAACGACACATATAACTGTGTTGGCTTCTTCGTATGTTTATAAACTCCGTATTTAGGATCAGATACAGAAAACTCCTTAAACTTATTGCGATAGAATGAGTTGATATCAACAGTATTTGACAATTCCGTTATGCCTGATATATGTTTATACGCAAAATTATCACACCCATATAAATGAAATACTATTTCTGATTTATTTAATATCGTATCTCGACATAGCGTAAGATCATCTTCTGTTATCTTATTAACAGATCTTTTAGTACCCAATATATTTGTGAAACAACGCTTATCTATTCCAGATAATTCTATAAGTCTATCATCATTAATCCATGATTTATCATTATCAATCTCGGTTAGTATAACATTCTTCTCGCTTTCTATAAAATCACTATTCATGTTTGGATTTACTATAGAATTATGAGCGAACTTAATACATTCATCAATATTGACATCAGGTAAAACAAATCCCTTGAATACAATCGATCTTTGATCAGTATATCCATCAAAATCATAGAACAACTTATCACCAATGTCATCATCACGTTTTATCGCTATATGCTCATAAAAATGAGGCAATCCTTTCCTTGACATTAATATAGATACAATATCAGGTATCTCAGCGCATACGAATCCAATAGGTATGTTCATACCGCTATTGTAATAAAAACATCTACATCCTAAATCTTTTATCAGTCCAGTGTATATTTTCATATCTTAATCGTATACAATGAATGGAAATCCTCAGGTCTGAACACCTGTATTGAGTTATCCGGATACATACCTATATAATAACCGTAAAAAGCCCGTAGAATGCCATTTTCTAGGATTATATCCAAAGCCTTTACCTTGTGACCGTCAACCATCACATCAAGCTCCTTGGTTCTTTGGGATATCTTATCAAACCATTCAGGTATAGGATCAATCCCGTACCTGAATGCGTTTACTGTTGATTTTATAGAGATATACGTACCCATGATCAGATAAGATTACAATCATCACGTTTAACAACCTTAAAATCTCCCTCTCTAAATAATAAAACTACGTCAGTTCTATTATACTTACACTTCTTGATATCCACCAAATGGTAAGAAGCCTCCCCTACGGCGGGGCGAACCGGTCTCAATACGGCTACGGCTATATCACCGCCAAGCTCAACCCCACCGGTTACACCTTGTAAGCACATGAATATATATCCCTCAAACTCATGTTTCTTGCCGATAAACTCGCTCATAGGAATACCTACGAATAGATAGGTCTTTACATCCTCTTTTTTTACCTCTATAGCGTTCTCAACACTAGAAGGTATTACGTCTACAAATTTTGCTCCGATAGCCATAACCTCAAATATTTAGTTTAGTTCTTAATTCTTGACACAATTCTTGATTGTCTCTCATAATACTTAACGTATTATCCACTCCATTGCCTACTCGGACCTCTCCGTACCAGTACCATGATCCTTTACGGGTAAAGATACCGGTTTCCTCACATAACTTCAAAAGTTCAAGCTCCTTGTCAAATCCTACGCCATAATACAATGCTGTCTCTGCTATCTGGAAAGGTATAGCTGTCTTGTTCTTCAATACCTTTATCCGAACCTCATGACCGATAGAAGAGCCATCTTCTCCTACAATAACCTTCTTCCTTGACATCTCCATACGGATAGAGGCATAGAATTTAAGGGCGTTACCACCGGTTGTTACCTTCGGATCGCCGTATATTACACCGATCTTCTCCCGATACTGGTTGATGAATACCAGAACACAGTCGCTTTTGTTTACGATTCCTGTAAGAACCCTCATGGCTTTGGACATCAAACGAGCCTGCAATCCCATGTTGCTGTCTTCCATATCGCCCTCTATCTCCTTCTTCGGTACCAGATTGGCTACAGAATCTACGACAATAAATCCGACCTTCCCGGACTCGACTAACTTGGCTGTGATGTCAATAGCCAGCTCCCCGTAGCTTGGTTGGGAGATCAAAAACCGGTTTATATCTAATCCCATTTTCCTAGCGTACTCAATATCGAAAGCGTTCTCCACGTCTATTATAGCTACCAGCTTATCTGGATGTTTTTTCTGGAACTCGATCATACTTAACGTACACATCATGGTCTTGCCACAAGATTCCATCCCGACCAGCTCATGGATCCGACCTACCGCCCATCCGCCGCCGAGGGCCTTGTCCACCACCAGAGAACCAGTGCTTTCCCTTGGTATGGATATTATAGGCTTATCATCGCCGAAGTTCATTATCGAGCCTTCTCCAAGCTCTTTATTTAAAGATGATACTAACTCATCTACGTCTGAAAAAAGTTCTTTCTTAGCCATTATAATCCGTATTCATCGAAATTAAACAAATCCTGTTGTTTCTTGATCATATCCTTACCGATATCAGATATCTTTTCTGGATTCAAAACACCCTCATTCTCATCCACCTTCTCTATAAAGTCAGATATCTTATCGCTTAGCAGTACCATATCTTCCTTAGGCACTGATTTCAGATAAAGCCCGTCTATAGACCTACATCTTGAAAGAGCGGTATATATCTGTCCTATTTCGAAGGCTCTGCTGATGTCTACGAATATATTATCTAAAGTCATTCCCTGAGATTTATGAACGGTTATAGCGTATCCTAACCTCAATGGATATTGTATTATATAGCCGCAAGAAATGCCTTCAAGGGAATCATCTACCTGCTTATACTTCATCTTCTCCCACTTCTCTTTGGTTATCTCCACCTCAGTATCGTTATCTAGATGAACATATATCGTCTCATCAACAGTATCTATGCTGGTTATGATACCCATCGAGCCATTGACATACCCGTTGCCGTTTCTGGTTATTATGACCTTAGCCCCTACCTTTACTATAAGCTCATCCTCGCAAGGCGCTACAGGCTTCTCCCCGAATACAGTAGCATCGAACTTAAATACCTTATTATTGATCTTATCAAGATTAGTCTTATTTATCTCATACGCCTCTTTGTTAGTTGAGCATATAATTATAGTATTATCCATATTATCCGGATACTTGACCCTACTATCCAATATCTGTCTTGACTCGTCGGTAATAACCCCACATCTTATATCCTCAAGTACGGAAAGAAGCTGAGGATCTTTTTGACGGAATACGTTCTCGAAGGTAATGACCGAGAATCCTGACGCTCTTAATGCCTTTGATGAGAAAAAGAACCGGCTCTCATAATATTTGTCGATAAAATCATCCGCCGTCACCACAGGAGGTAGTTGTGATAGATCTCCAAACATAATCAACCTAACTCCACCGAAAGGCTCCTTGCTACGCCTACATTGTCTAAGTATGTCAGCCACCTCATCAAGCAAATCAGGTCTTACCATACTGATCTCGTCAATGACAATAGTATCAAGATTCTTGATCTTCTTCTTCATAAACGGACTTACATCCACTTTATTCGATAACATACCTCTCTCGATAGAAGGAATGTAAGGATCGTTCTTTATAGAGAAGAACGAATGAATGGTCTGTCCACTGGCATTCAACGCCGCTACTCCAGTCGGTGCTACGATAACGCACTTACCCAAGAACTTTACGATACGTCTCATGAACGTACTTTTACCACTACCAGCTCTACCGGTAATAAATAGATTCTCCCTAGTGGTGAAAATCTTCTTCAAGGCACGACCCTGCTCCACGTTTTTATCCACCGTCATAATATGACGAAGGAGGTCGTTTTCATTTTTAAAATCTTCTTTTACCATATCTTTTTAGGTTTATGGTACAAAGATACGAATAGTTATAATTAACTAATTGAAATAAATGTAAATAATATATAAATATTAAATTTTGTATCTGATACTCAAATCATCCAGCCTTACTCATCTCAACTCCTTTTACCCCTAAGAAAACGTCTTTTATAAAATATTCGGCGATAATTATATGCATTATCGTTCCTCTGTATGATAGTCTTAGGTGTCCGATAGTTACGTTTTTCCTGTCTTTGGCATTCGCTATTCCATTGTTTTTTTTTACCTCGTCATACAAATCGGATATACTCTTCTTACACATGCCTAAGAACATGCTTATGTATCTGTATATAGTTGACTGAGATATCTCATGCATGCCTATTCCCGCAAGCTTCTTATTCAACTCATTAAGAAGGTATGCTACATTGAACTTAATTGTCTTTCTTTTAGTTACTTTGTATATATGATGTACGTTTCTGGTTCTGGCCCTGAATATTATCTTGGAAAGGATTCTTACCCGATCAAGTTTCCGGCTTTTGTTAGCCATATTCCGTCTTTCGTCTGAGCTTAAATTCTTATCCAGACATTTGTATACGGATCTTTTCTTACCTACGAATATTTCTTTCGTATCCTCATTCTTCTTAGCCTTATACGAGTAGATCATGATATCAGATAAAGCTATTCTTATCTCGCCCTCTGCGTAAGCCTTAAGCGTCTTTAGCTGATAGTCTATATCCTCATGGCAGTTCTCTATAACATGTTTGTAGCAGAAATAAGCTATGCCATCGGATAGGATATCTATAAAATCATCGGTATTGATCTCGATACGGTCACGGTAACCATCTCTCATCCTATTTCTTAAAAATACATGCTTCTGTACATTTATGATAGAAAGATAAGCCGTTACCTGCTTACACTTCTTTTCTATAACCATACCGGAACCTCTTATATTATCTTTCTTGTTCGAGTATTTTACGGCCGTAACCTTCTTCCCGTCCTTATTAGTTACAGGTTTGTAATCTACTGGACAGACAAGTGATCCTGCCGGAAGCCTTAGGCATCCAAGCTCATCTTTTTTTGCTTGTATATCTTTTGGGATATATGCTTCGGTAAGAATCTTATCGAAATTTGATTTCATTTTCTGTAAAAGTGCTACCTTTGTCTCCATGAGATTTTTTATTTGCTGCGAATATACAAGTTTCATCAATACGAAACAAGTTATTCGGATGGATGGGTAGCCTGTGAAGGTCGCCCATTTGTTGTTTAAGGAGGGTAGGTAATGTTCGTAAAACGCTGTGCGCGTGAACGATCGTTTTTTCTCAACCTACTTGTTACGCGCGCGTTAATAGGTATATTTATTAAATATAATTAACTCTATAAACATATACTACTTTCTAATATCTCTATCCGTACACAGAACCTCTCCTGACGTCGAGTTCCTGTGTACTCCACTTAAAGTCTCTATTTAATAAAACATTACTTTTTACCGCCAAGGTATGGCGCCGTCAGGCAGGATACCGCAGGCTAAACCTGGTAGAAGCCGTATCCTATACCGGAAGCCGGTACCCCGGTAGGGGGATCGGGTGGAGCAGAAGCCAAAGAAGAAAAAGTGAGGTCTTGTGCGATCGCTCACGCTCCGGCCGTCCGTATCTTCTACGGCAGGCTCCATGCCCCAAGGCCTCCCATTTCCCCTTGGCTTTATATCCCATAACATGGTAGGAAGGAATCCAAAGGGAAAAGGTGTGGTCATGTCCCATGAGGCAGGATAGAGCTGTCCACCGACGCTCGGAGGCATGTATGGCCGGTGCTCAACTGGCCTCGTTGCCGTGGCTTACGGTGGACTTATCTGGCTTTCCTCCGCAACTTCCGCTACCTTTTTCCTTTGGATATTCGTAAATACATGCTAATCAGCATATATTATGTTGATTATGGCATAATTTCTTGACAACGATATTTTTTTTAAGTAGTTTTGTCGAAAACTAATTTTATATGGCCGAACAGAGGAAAGCTTTCGTATTTGCGTTGCCTTATGATACTAGGTTGGATATGATCCAGCAGTTCTTAAGGATATACAACGGCTATCTGGATTCCAAGGGTAGGAGCTTGATTACTGAAAGGACGATAAACTTACTTTCTTTCTACATCAACTACGGATACTCGGATGATACCAGGGCCAAGTATATGGATTGTTATGGACAGAAGGAATCTTATATCGCTGTCCTTAACAATGAGCTAAAGCGTGGCGGTTTTTTAGTAGACAAGAAGAACGGAAATTTCCGTACCCGTGAGCTGTCTATTGAGATGAGAAGCCTACGTAATTATTTTGTTCTTGACGGAGAGGGTGATGACACCCGTGTAATGGGATTCGTATTCAAGAGAAACAAATTGAATATCGATGGATAGGAGTCTTATTTCGTTCGACAGGGATATTGTCGATGAGGTGGTGAGAAGATCTGGAGGGAAGTTTACCAAGCAACAGGTCGAGTGGTGCATGAAAGCATCCGTATCTTATATCCATCATCTCGCCAGATATACCGATAATATATCTATCAGGATCCCGTTTATCGGATACGTTATCTGCAATCTCCGTGAGATGCGTGTAAGACGTGATAAGATACGTCGTATATATGTCAAGGAGGGTAATCGTTATCCAGACGAAAGGATGCCTATTGAGCTTGATTGTCTGGATAATAAGATAAAGGCGATAGAAGGTATGGAGGGATTGAAGAACGGAGATCCCCTTATACGTGACAATCATGAGGCTATGTACCAATGCCGGTATGGCATGACATGGGAACAGTTACAGGATTTTCAACAACAACAATTTAAAAAATAATTATCGTGCAAACAATTGGTAAAGCCCAAGTAATAGCCCAAGCTTGGGAAGACAGTTTATTGGGCAGGATTCCTAAGGATGAGAAGGATTATCCGGAGTGGTACAAGAATCGTCTTGATTTATGTAAGAAATGTCCTAAGAACTCTTCTAATATAGCTTTCTTTAAGTTACCAGCTAAGGTATTGCTGCAAAGATTGATGGGAAGACAGGCGTGCTCGTTGTGTGGTTGCTTTATCAAGGAAAAGGCTTGGATGAAGACAGAGGTATGCCCGTTGAAGTTCGTGGAAGGAGAGAAAGCCAAATGGAATGCTATGGAGGTGATAACAGCCGATCATAACGATTTTAATATTGAGTGCCCTAACGATTCCTTTGATATAGGACTGACGGATGACGAGAGCGAGTTTTATCTAAATATTTTTGATCAGAAAATAGGTGATAAGATAGAAATCGTGTTATTTATCACCCATAATGATGGTTTCCATGTCAAGGAGCATCATCTCGGATGTGGATGTATGGGAGATGTATCATATAACAAACATCCTGACAATGAAAATAGAATTATATTTAGGATGACGTTAGATACCTCAAAATATACGGAAGGTCATTTTGAGAAACATCTATCTCTTATGGGTTATACTAAGGACGATCCTGAACGTAATTTCAAACATTTCCCGCTACGTATTATAGGGGAAGCTTATAAATAATGCCGTGAGAAATCTCGTAAGAAGCAAGATAGATGACCGTATCCATGCACTTATTGTCATGGAAGTCGGATGCCGTGAGTTACCTGAATATTCATTGGGTGATATACTTTACTCCGCTTTAAGGAGGATAGCTAGGGCTAATGGTGGTAATGTCCGCTTCTTGCGGGATGTTAGTACCAGGGATTTATTGAGGTCTATAGACCAAAGCATCAGTGATGAGATTGAGTTAAACAACAATGATTATAATGCGTAATATGGAAGATAAAGATATAAAAACAGAGATTAGAGATTATCTTAAAGAAGAGGCGGATACTCATATAAGGCATTGGATAGCTATAAAACGTGAGAGCAAGCGTTTGTATAGCGATATTGAGGATAGGACTAAGAAGATAGCCCTTAAATCATCTTCATTGATAAAAGAGGAGGATTTTGTCGTTCTTCATGAGATGACCCATAAGATACAGATGTTGAATATAGAGGCTGTAAAAGTCAATTCTAGGTTGATGTTCATAATCCAGTTGGCTACCAGCTTCGGTATGGATCTGGATTTAGATACGACATATGCGTCCACCGCCAAGAGTATTATAGAAGACAGAACGTCTGGATTCGTGTTTTATGATGACAAGGAACGTCTTAGATATGCTGACAAGGAGCTTGAGGATATGTTCCATGACATGAGCGTGACGGAAGTAAGTAAGATCGGGGTTGTTCAATCTTATAAGCTTCTTATGAAACAGTATAACGAGTTTAAGGATATGAAAGCCAATGCCACAGGGAAGACGAAAGCCGACGAGTAAGGATGTTGATCGGGTTAATGATAATCTTGAGGTCATATCCAAGGCCGTGGATGACGCCAAGACGTATATCGCCAAGCATCCATGGGATAAGGAGAAGCCTGAGGATATGGCTAGGGCGTTCGATTTCATATCCAAGCTGATCGATAAGATCAACGTATGGAATGACTCGTATATGGAGAAGAGTGGGATCATGGATGTATACAGGAGTGTCAGCAATGTCCAGAAGAAGGAACGTAAGGGACAGGTTTCCGGTGGTATAGAATCCGTATTAAAAAATATGCGATCATGAGTTTAAGCACGAGTCCAGAATTTTATGTAAACATGAAGAATCCCCCTATATGGAACGATCTGTTCGGATGGGAGGATCAGGATGATGATGTTAAGCAGTTCTTCACGGAGGAGGCTTATAAGGTCAAGAACGGGGTGACTATCAACGGTACGTTCATCCCGCCATGGCTTTATTGGCATGTTAATTTCTTTCCCGTATTTCAAGATCTTCCAAATGGGGAGCGTGTTCCTGCTATCAGCCGGTTACGTGATAATGAATGGTTTTTCGCTGAGATGTACCAACGTGCCCGTCAGGAGAAGAAAGGGCTGGGGATGTTCGGTACCCGTCGTTTTGGAAAGGCCCTTCTGGACTCGGAGCTGATATATACTCCTTATGGACCTAAGAAGATAGGGTTCGCTGATATCGGTGATATCATATATGGCGATGATGGTAAGCTTACGACTGTAGTAGGCGTATATCCTCAAGGGTTCGTTGATATGTATAAGGTTACGTTTGAGGACGGGCGCAGTATAGTATGTTGCGGTCAACATCAGTGGAAGGTTAAATATCATGGTGATTATAAAGTCATGAGCACTATGGGTATCATCCACTCTGACTTCCAGAAGATGACCATAGATATAGGGGAGGCCGTGGATTTCCCCGAGCGGCGGTGGCTGATGTCGCCCCAGCTCCTTGGGTCTCTGACCGCCTCTTTCCTTTGTGGATCTACCGACAGGATCTTCGAGTTAAGCAATAAGGAGATGGATGATATTATTTATTCATCCAAAAAACAGAAAGAGTTGTTTATAAGCTCATTCATGAAGATATCTTGCGGTATAAGTACCGGTGACGATCGTTTTAAGGTCGTTTACAAAAGTGAGTATATTATATCCTTCGTAAGAAGAATATTCTGGTCTATGGGATATTATTGCGTCATGGATGGTGATGATATGTATATATCCAAGACCCATAACAGACTTAGGATATCCGATATAGATTATTACGGGAAGTATAAAGCTACTTGTATTGAGGTCGATAACAAGTCCCATCAGTTCCTTACCACTAATTTTGTCGTATCCCATAATACGACTATCATGTCATCCCTTCTTCAGATGAACGCTACCATGACGATCGGGCTTAGTCATTCCGTGGTAGGTTTCAGCGATAGCGATTTATCTAATATAGGTGAGTATTGTGAGTATGGGCTTGATCATGTGCATCCTTTTTTCAGGATTAACAGAACCAAGACCGATTGGAGTTCTGGTGTCACCTTAGGCAAGCGTATGTCCAACGGGGTTCGTGATGTTCATGCCATAATATCCATAGCCAATATCAACATGGGTAGGAAGACATCCACGCAGAAGACTGCCGGTCTGACCCCAGCCACGGCTATTTTCGACGAGGTAGGTAAGGGACCTATCAAGAAACCGTACACGGCCGCCATGCCGTCCTACGACACTCCTTATGGCTGGCGTCTCAGTCCGATCTTGGCTGGTACCGGTGGTGAGGTGGAACTATCCAAGGACGCTCAGGAGATGTTCTCTGATCCTGATACATACAATCTCCTGGTCATGGACTGGGATATTTTAAATCGGAGAGCCATGAAAGGGAAAACATGGAAAGAAAGGAAATGGGCGATGTTTGTCCCCGGTCAGATGGCTAACTCCGGTGTTAAGAGAACTATAGGATTGGGCGATTATCTTGGTAAGCCTGATGACAAGAAGCTTAATAAGATCAAGATCGACGCTACTGATTTCGAGGCTAGTACCAATAAACTTAATGAGGAACGGAAGAAACTATCTACAAAAGATAGGGTTGCGTACACTTCTCATACCATGTTCTATCCATTTACGATTGACGACTGTTTTTTAAGCTCATCCCAGAACCTATTCCCGGTCGAGTACGCTATCAAGCATAAGAATGATCTCCTTGAGTCGGGGCAATATAGCGGTATGCTGTGTGATGTCTTTCTTGAGTCAGGTAATAAACTGGGGACTACTAAATCGAATAAGCAACTGGCTGGATTCCCGTTTAGCGGCGGTGTTATTGACGCTCCTGTCCAGATATTCGAGATGCCTCAATCCAATAGGTTTGATGATTTTATTTATGTGGCGGGCCAAGATCCGTATAAGCAGGCTAAGTCGGATACGCCCTCATTAGGAGCTTTTTATGTATTCAAAAGGCGTGTTGGTATCCGAGATCCTTATGCCTATAGAATAGTGGCTTCATACGTATCCCGCCCATCATCCATAGATCAGTTTTGTCGTACGTGCGAGGTACTTCAGAAAGGATATGGTGCTATATGTCTTATGGAGAACGCTGACCAGATGTATGAACAGTACCTTAACCGGAAGAGTGGTATGCCTGCTTCTTTTTTCTTATTCGCTGGTGAGGCAATAGCCAATAAGTATGTGAAGGCCGGCTCCCGGCAGAACAGCAAGCTGGGGCTATACCCGACCCCCGGCAACCAGAACCTGCTATTCTCGTGCGTAGTGGATTATTGCTGGCAGGATTTCGTTATTGGTTATGATGATCAGACTGGTATTGATATAACTGTCAAGGGTATTGAGCTGATCGATGATATAGCCCTATTGGATGAGATAATACAGTATAAGCCCGGATTGAACGTCGATAGGATAATAGCGTTCGGGCATGCGTTGGTTCTCGCCAGATATTTTGACGATAACAATTACATGCCTAAATCGAAGATCGAGGAGATGAATAATGCCCGCAAGGAAGACGCTTATAAACACCATGAGGTATATGCATCTGCATTTGGATCGGTATCTATAGGAGCTTTTAGGTAAATGAATGTCAATTAAACGCCTATCTTTGTTGTAAATAAAATTGAATAATCATGGAAGTGTTTAATAGAGATCATTCGTTTCCAGCAAAAGGAGCGTTATTAGGATTACCTCCTCAGGCTATTTCCACGAAGAAAAAGAACAGGAAATGGAAGGAGGATTGTATGGACGCTCTTGAGACGATAGGGTTGAAACAGTATGATCGTAACCAGATGTACCGTGACTATTATCTGATGGCGGATGGTAAGTTATCTTTTATGGAGATGGCGGATGTTATCCCTCAGTTAAGGGACGTGCAGAAGCTAAGGAGTGATATAAGAATCCCTTCTTTCTTGAAGCATTATGATATAATAGGTGGTATCGTAAATGCCTTTGAGGGATGGCTGACAAACCTACAGGATAAGTATACGGTTAACGAGGTAGGGGATATGGCTATAAGTGAGTATGAGGATACGATGTCAAACTTACTTCATCGTCATATACAAGAACAGTGGGATATTATCGTTAATCAGCGTCTTGTGGAGGCCGGTCTTGATCCTACATACAATGAGTTTAATTCCGATGAGGAACGTCAGGCTTATGTTCAGCAAATCCAACAGGCCAAGGCGTCTATGACCCCTGATGATATCCAGAGGTTCATGAGTACAAGATGGAAGACGCAGGCGGCGGTATGGGGGGATCATACGATCGAGGCCGACCGTAGCCGGTTTTATATGGATGAGCTTGACAGGGAGAATTTCAGGGATCGTCTTCTTAGCGGAAAGATGTTCCGTAATCATTTCGTTGGCTTCGACTACTATCGTCCGGAGGTATGGAGTCCGAGGGAGGTTTTCCATCCTGATGTGAAATACCCGCAATATGGGTCTTATGTGGGTCGTCTTCATTATTACGAGGGTGTTGAGTTGATATCAAAATACGGTCATAAGATGACGGCAAAGGACAAGTGTCGTATTATGGGCGGTGACGATGATTATGAGGGATGGGTATCTAATGACGGTACTAGGTATGACTGGAAGAAAAAGAAGCCGTCTATTACCGGTATGTATGAGAATGAGGTTATTCCATGGAAAGGATACCATGACTATGAGTCTATAGTTGCCGCTGAGGACTATTATGGTGTTCCGATGGGCGAGTACCACACCTTCGGGCCGGACGGGGAGGAACACACCCAGCCCCGCTTCTTGCCCCGCTTCCATCCCTTTGGATATTTCAACTCCGGAATGGCCGATGGCAAGAGATATGAGATAGATTCCCGCCTTTTTAGGGTTATGGAGGGATATTGGGTATCCATGAAACCGGTATTCTTAATAACTTACATGACGGAGACTGGGATGGTGGATCAGGAGCTTGTTACCGATGAGCTTCTCCCGGAGTTCTTGGAGAAGAACGGGATAAAGAAGGTGAAGAGGGTGATGGCAGAAGCCGTTGGTGATCCTGAGGTGAACACCTACATCTTGGAGTATGTTCCTGAGGTTAGGTTTGGAGTTAAGATCACCGGAGGTAATTTAATGGATAAGCCTATATATATTGGTGGGGATCCAATACCTCATCAGATACATGGTGACAGCAGTCTGTATGATTATGTCATTCCGGTTTCGGGATTTATAGGGGCCAGTCTCGCTGATCGCATACAACCGTTCCAGATGATGTATAACCTTGCTATGAATCAGCTATACAATAACGCCGAGAAGGAGATCGGTAAGTTTTTCTTAGGTGACTTGGGATTCCTGCCTACTGAATATAAGGATATGATGGACAAGAAGGGCGCTTTGGCTACCTTCATGCAGATCGTGAAGTCCGTCTCGTTTATGGGCGTAGGTGGTAACGATACGAACAATCCTTACCAGAACCCACAGATGAGTAGCATATATAACCAGTTCGGTGTATATGATCTTACTAATACGGATCAGATAAGATCCCGTATGGAAATGGCTTCTTACGCCTATATGATGGCTTATAGGATGATAGGTATATCTGAGCAGGCTATGGGTCAGTCAACTAGATACGAGAGTTCTACGGGCGTAAAACAGGGAGTTAACGCTACTATGCTACAGACTCAGACTTACTTTAATGATTTCGATGACTTCAAGAAACGGACATTGGATATTCATCTAGCTGTGGCTCAAGTATGTCAGAAGGAAGGATACGATTGGACCGTGATGTACAGAAACAGCGATCTTTCCTTGGCTTACATCAGTCTTACGGATAATAGCTTGTCGTTACGTCATCTTAATGTTATGGCTGTCTCTAATTCCAAGAAACGTCTGGAATTGGAGAATTTGAAACAATATATATTACAGACAAATACGTTAGGTAATGACTTACTTGATATCACTAGGATGATGAGCGCCAACTCAACGGCTGAGATGAATCAGATCGGAAGGGATGCTAGATCTTACGCCGATCGTGTAAGGCAAGAAGAATACCATAATCAACAGCGACTTGTCCAGCAACAAGCAGAGGCCGAGCAACAGGCACGTAATGATGAGCATGAGAAGGATAAGGAGCTGGCTTATATCAAGGGCAACTTCGACTTAAGGGGTAAGAGCATAATGGCCGCTGGTCAAGCGGCTAGAACCGAGAACAACTCTGAAGGCATGGATTATGTCGAGGCTATGGCTGATAGGGCTTTAAGGGAAAGAGATCTTGATATCAAGGAAGAGGAGATGAGAACCAGACAGGCTAACGCCGAGGCTGAGCGAAGATCTCGTGAGGAGATAGAGAAAAGGAAGTTGGAATTAAAAGAAAAGGAGATAGACGCTAGAAACAAACGTTCTGATACAGATAGGTTTACGTCAATAATAAACAAGAATTGATTACAATTTTTGTAAATATTTTTACAAAATCTGTAATCATTTTGGCGTAAAATTCTGTCATATACTATAATGGGTTTGATTTAATTGGTAATTGGATTAATAATACTTTTGTAAAAAGCAAAAAAGGAAATTGTATGAATGACATGGGTGATTTCGCTAAGGGTTTTAAGACCATGAGTGTCGAGGAACTTTTTTACCGTGGTGACGGTGATGGCGATAAGAATAGTATCGAGGGTAAATATGATAAGGATGGTAATCCTATAGGTGATACCAAGGAAGAGCCTGCCGACGGCGGAGCGGCTGACGGTGGCGGGGATAAGGGCGGCGACGCTACCAACCCAGACCCGGATTCCTTTGGCGAAGGCGGTACTGATAATAATAACGTGGTATCAGTGTTTAACGGGAAATCTTTCTTGGAGAAGATGGCCGCTAGAGGTATCATCGACAGTATCGATAACCTTGATATTATGGTAGATGACAAGCCAGTCGATCTTTCTACTATCACAAAAGAAGATGATTTACTTGATATAGTGGAGGGGTTGATCAAGGATAAGGCCGATGAGTTGTTGAAGGATAAGGTTGATACCGGTTCTATGTCTGACTTTATGAAGAAGATGATAGAGGTGGATAAGGCTGGAGGTAACGTAGGTCAGCTTTTAAACCAATATCAGAACATTCAGGCGCCGTTGGACAACCTTGATATGAGCAACAAGAATGATCAGCTTGCGGTCATCCAGCATTATTATAAGATGTTGGGTATGCCGGAAGACGAGATAAAGGATAATATGGAGATGATGATTGGCAAGGGCGATGAGTTCATTGAGTCCAAGGCAAATAAATTCCATGATATCCTGAAAAAGGAGATGGATAACCTTATCGAGGAGGAGAAGAAAAAATCCGAGAAAAAGAAACAGGAGTTTATTGAGCAGATGAAGATCTATAAGAAAGGTCTTAAGACGTCTATAAGCTCAGGATTCCAGTTGACTGACACGATGATAGGTAAGGCTGTCGATTTCGTTACCAAGCCGATAGACAATCAAGGTCATACGGCTATAGATAAAGCTTATTCGGAGGCTATCAAGAATCCGGACATGGCCGCTGATCTGGCTTTGTTCTTGATGAATAAGGACGAGTTCCTTAAACAGAAGACTAACAAGGCTAAGATGGAGGTCAATAAGAAGACCATCACTCTTCTTTCTGGCAATAAGGGAGGAAAGCAGAATAAGAACAATATCGATAACGATACGATAGAGGCTAACTTCCTTGATCTAAGTGGATCAAAGAGTGTATAACATTAAAAGATAGATAATTATGAACCCTTTTTTGACAAAAAGTTTTCCGGCTACCGTGAATGGCGATAACGTTATTGCCTTCACCGATGCCAAGAATTATAAGACTTCGCTCGTAGAGCATAACTTAGGCTCATTGGCGAGCTGGTATTATGAGGATCCGGACAAGAATCATTTGGGTCTGTTGAATCTGTTCTCTAATATCGCTAACTATCCTGTCCCGATGTATATGGGTATGATTAATAACGGCGCTACGATCTCCGTTAACGGTATTGGAGCTTCTTTCCGTTATGATTTACCTGTTACAAAGACATTCGCTGTCGTTACGGCTGAGGATACTTCAGGTCATCATCTAAAACCGGGTATTGACGGTAGTTTGTTTGATATCGTTTTGAATACCTCTGAGTTTACGGCTTATGATGTCATTACCTATGACGCAGCTAATGGCTGTAATATCCTTATCTCAGGTGAGATCCCGTCTAAGACGGAAGGAGACTTGACACGTTATTGGGGTCGTGTTATTGGCGGTAAGGCTAAATACTTCCCTAAAGAGAAATTGCGTCCGGGTATCCGTTACTGGAAGATCGGTCATGCTCTTGGTGAGTACAGTACCCAGTTCTCTAAGGTATCTGGAGCTGACAAGGCCGGTTCTATGACTTGTGAGTTCCGTTTAGGAAACCACCGTGGTGTTGAGGGTGAGACAACTATGTATGCTGGTATGAAGTCCATGCAGGCCGCCCAGAATAGCACTTCAGAGTTCGTGGAGACTGCCCTTCGTCGTATGAATGCCATGAGAAGCGAGTATGAGGGTAATATTCCTGATTTGGCTATTATCGGCAAGACTGTTAATGGTAGACTTGATTTACGTACGGCTAAGGTAGCGTCCACGCTGGAGGTATTCTGTATGGCTGAGTTGGTTAAGCTGGAAGCTAGACAGTTGATGTGGCAAGAAGGTGGTATTATTATGGATCAAAATGGTCCTATCCATTTGAATGAGGGTATCTACCGTCAGCTTCGCCGTGGTTATACTATCTACTATAGTCGCCCGATGGGTATTACTAAGGATACTCTTATGGCTGCTGCCGCTTATATTTTCCGTGGTCGTCAAGATCTTCCTATTACGGAGCGTAAGATTAAGTTCAAGGTAGGAGCTATGGCTATGGTCAACTTAGAGAAGTTGATTAGAGAGGCTTTCTTTACTACGTTGAGTAATTTGAGCTGGGGTATGGGTAGTGACCGTATGTTGCCTTCTAATCCTATCTCTGGTACTAATGATGCTATGATCTTAGGTCCGGTACAGGTTAAGGGCGCTTTTCTTCCCGGCATCGGAAATGTAGAGTTCGAGCACGATCCTTCTTTGGATTACGCTGACATGACAGATCGTAGCGAGTTAGTGAATGGCATGTATCCTAGATCCTCTTATTCTTGTATTATTGAGAATATCACTGACGCTGGATCGACTAACGCGTATTCCGCTATTCCTAATACGGCTAACGCTAAGTTGGGTAATATGAATAACAACGTATTCTATATCAAGCCAGAAGGCGTAAGCATGTGGTGGGGTTATGAGTACGGTCGTTGGGCGCACAAAGCTAACGGTAATGAGATCGTATCATCCTTGCCGGGCATGAAAGAGCAATTCTGGTGTCACTCAGCTTCAGCGGCTTGGGTTATGGATAACAGCAAGTTCTTGATTATCGAGCTTCAACCGAACTACTTCGGCTAAGTTTTTTTTCATATGTAATTTGGTTTTTAGAGGGGAGGATATTCCTCTCCTCTTTTTTTAGGAAAGTAACGCAAAAAATAAGGAAATGAAAGAGATTTTAAAATCAAAGAAGGTATTGGTCGAGGTAAACGGCTTCAATATCATGTCAGATACCTTGTATGAGGTAGTAGGTAAACACGACGGAAGCGCTCCGCAGGCCTTCCAAGACGCCAATATAGCCAAGGCTCCGTTCCCGGAGAATGCTACTCACGTATGTTGCCCGTGGGATGATTTCTCAAAAGCCTATAATACGGGTTTTTATCCAAGATCAAGATGTTATAATGGTATGGATAAAGATGAGGTTGATAGGTTGGTTAATCAACGTGTCAATAATATAATGAAGCCTTTTGAGGATATATCTCAGAAGGATCTTTCCCAGACTAATCTAGAGTTTTGGGATGACGCTAAGGATAAGATATTCATGGGTAAGGTTTATAACACGGCTAATACCGTTGAGTTATTTTATTTATATCTGGCTGTATTTTCTGGCATGTTGACTCCTCAGGAAATGGATGGTGATCCTATTTTCATGAACTCCATGTTCTGTTTCATCGAGAAAGATAACGCTAAGGATTTCGTTCAGCAGCGTGAGATCAATAAGATGAATATCAGCTATAAGTTCATCAACGCCCTTAAGAAAGGTGATAAGGAACGCCAGGCTGTCATTGACCTTCTTCTGTACATCGGCATCGTGACCCGTCCTGATTTCACGGAGGATGATTATTACACCGGATCACTATCAAACTGGATGAACGAGAAGAAGACCAACATCGATTATCTGCTTGATATCTGGGATCGGTCATTGGAGGGTGATTTCAAGGAAGTTCTTGAGTTCTATCGTATCATAAACGTCCTTCAACGTAACGGTCGTATTAACATGACTCCATCCGGCTTGCAATATAATGGTCAGATCATAGGCCCTGACACCCGTACGTCCGCCGAGTTTTTGGCTACCAAGAAAGATCTTATCAGTGTAAAGGCTAATGTCTTGGATGAGTACGAGGAACTTATGTCTATTTCTAATATAGACGATAAGACCAAGATCAAGAAGGTTAAGGATGTCAAGAAGAAGGAAGACGTAGATGAAGGTGATAAGGTTAATACGGAGGAATAACGATGACGATCCAAGAAGCGTATCTAAGGTCTTTGCAGAAGAACGAGCAGAATCTCGCCAATGGCGGGATTAAGCTTGATCCCGGGAGGTTCGTGCTTTTGTTCAACGAGGCTCAGGACAGGTTGATAAGATACTATCTTAATAGGAAGGATGATGAGACCATCCGATCTATACAAACTCTTCTGGTATACTGGAAATCGCTTAAGGAGGTTAGTCATATTGATGATCCCGAATCGACATCATTCGGTCTTCCTGATGATTATTTATGGTTCTCAAATATAAAAGGAGCGTTTTCTTATAAAGGATGTGAGGTTGGAGATTTTGTCATGTGGGAGGCTAAGAACGAGAATGTTCATGAGCTTCTTGGGGATGATAACAATAGGCCTTCTTTTGACTATCGGGAAACGTTCTACACCATAGGTGACGGGAAGGTCGTGGTGTATGAGGACGGCTTTCGTACAGACGAGGTCAGGATGACCTACTACCGGAATCCGGTACGGGTGGATCTGGCCGGGTACATCAACGCCGCCGGTGAGCGGTCCACGGACATCGACCCTGAGCTGCCAGATCCTTTGGTGGAGGAGATTTTGGATATGGTCGCCAAGCAATTCAACCTTAACGAGAATGAGTTGCAGAGGTATCGGTTTGATAAGGATAATGTGGCTTCTTTTAGATAAACACCGTTAGTTTGATCATTAAGCCTACTCGGAAACGGGTAGGCTTTTTGTTTTACATAAAATGTAAACATCATATTATGTCGTATACTCACGACCTTATTTTATTGCGGTGATGTTGTTTATGATTATGTTTGCGTTAGGTAAATGATTTTTGAACTAAAAAGTTGATAATATGTTGCACAGACCGCAAGACCGGGTACTTTTCGTATCCCCACACGCTAAGATGGTGGACGTCGATTCCATCTTCTTGAAGGAAGGACAGATCGGTATTTACGATACTAAAGATACTTCCGAGAACGGTTGTAAGGCCGTGATTGATTTTACCGGTAAGCCTCGTAATGATAAGCGTTATGAGATCCGTATCGGTCGTAATGAACAAGCGGCTTCCCGCTCTATATATGATAAGGATTTTTCCACGCCTCTGTTCTCGTTGAATGAGATCACCGAGATTTACGCTTCTTGGCCGAAGAAGGATCACGCTTATGTCGATGACGTTATCTTAGGATACAATGGTGTCTCTGACGACACGGCTTTCTCCGTTTCCAAGGGCGACCGTATCGTTATCCGATTGATTCTCGCCGGCAGGGCTTTCGAGCTTCTTGGCTACGAGGAAGGTCGTGTTGAGATCAATGACGCTATCCTTTTGGATGATTGTGACAATACCCCTAATCAATGCGAGGAATGCGATCCTTGCGAGGAGGTTGATTTGTTACCCGCCGTATTGAAGTGTATCGAGCGGATGAAAAACCAGCCTATCGCCGGTGGTGGTAAGGTGTCCGATTATATTGATATCACTCCGGTCACAAGATGTACTAACGAGGCTACTGAGCCTGATACGGAGGACGTGAACTTCTATTGCATGGAGGTATGTGATACCGGTGACGATCTGGCATTGGCTGAGGTTCGTGCCCAATATCCAGGATTGAAGATCGTACGTGAGACTATCGAGGGTAGCATGTCACGTTATAAGGTGATGAAGAAAGGCGCTAAACCGGCTGATTATACTCAACGTCTTATTTCTATCATGAAAGGATGTACGGATTGTCCTCCTAACTATACCGAGGTTAAGGGTGGTTATCTGTATTCTATCTCCTTGGAGGATGACGGTGTCGATATGTCTACTACGGTGGAGTCATTGCCTAACGTTGTAGCCGATACGGTTAATAAGATGAGTCAGATCAAGGGATCAGGTTTGTATATTGCCGCTACTTCCAAGAAATTGACGGATGAGGAGATCTCTACTTTCGTGGAGGCCAATCCTACGGCTATTATCTACTATGTGGCTAAGACATCCGATATGTGTGAGAATCCTACGGTTCGTACCGCTTCTTGGTCAGCTTGTGGTTCTTGCAAGGTATCCACCGAGAAGTATTATATCACGATCCCGGATGATGAGTGTGGAAACAGTGCTTTGGAGGAAATCAAACAGGCTTTCCCGGAACTGGAGATCACTGACTACGGTACTCCTGCGGCTTGCCAGCATAGCTTCCAGACAACGGTATATACTAACATGTTGTGTGATGAGTGCGACAAGGTGTTCGAGGGATTCTTCACCAGCGAGGCTCCGGCGTCCTACCGCAACCGTATGTGGAAGAAATTGGAGTCGGCTCAGGAACTTGGCACTAACTGCAAGTGCGGTATCCGTTTCCGTGGCAAGGAAATGTTGTTATCTCCATCAGAGTGCTTGATGGATAAAATGACTTATGTAGAGGATAGTGTTGAGATCGTTGGCGCTAGCGGCGGTTATCCTGATTCTCTTGACGAGGGGTCTCCTATCTGGTGGGATCAACTTCATTTAGAGAGACTGTCCAGCAAAGCGCCACGTACTCATGTCGGCGGTAATATGATGGATGACGAGTTGAAGGGCTATGCTCATTTCAACGGTTTCCCGAAACATCAGGATTTCATGGGACGGACATTCATGAACGAATACAGCCGTGTTGAACAAACAGCCCAATACGTGGACTTCCAGATCACGATTAATCCTCATAGATACTCTCAGGGATTCGGCAAGTATCTCGCTGACGATCCGGTTAATCTGATCTTACGTGTACGATACGGTGCTCATGAGGGTGTTCAGGAGATGATCAATATGATCGGGGCGGCCGCTGGTCTTGGCCCGGCCATCGTAACTGAGCCGAAATAAAGAACCTTTTTTGCGTTCATATATTTCCTAAAGGGGAGAGATTCAATTCTCTTCCCTTTTTTGTTATCTTTGAGGCAGTAGAATTAAAATATGATATTATGTCTGCGATAAATGAGTATTTAAAGAGACTGGCTTCTATATTCGGAAGCATGGGTTTCTCCGTTCCGCCAGATGACTTCTCAGGTGTTGTCATAGACGGAAAGACGTATCCGGTCATGATGAGGAATGACGGGTGTTACGTGTACTTCGATGATAAAGGAGTAAAGAGACTTGTAAGCGAGGTTCCTAAAAAGGACTATCAGTTCATTAACATCAAGGACGCCCGTGTGTCGATCGTCAACCAATGTTATCGTACTCCGGGAGGTCAGGTAGAGGCTCGTATCCATACCTATATGAATAATAAGGGAGAGATACTGGCTGAGAAGATATTTATCATCAACTCTTCAGATGTTGATACGCCTATTGGTACGGAATTGGATAAGATTCCTGCCGAGTGGGTAGCTATAGATTGTAGCATAGCGGAGATGACCGATCGGGAGTTGATATTCGTAAGTAAATGTTACGCCACGGAAGGGGGCAAGGTCCAGATCGAGGGCGTTGAGTCGGTAGACCCCCGCCTGAACCCGGAGGTATCCCATTATGAGGTGGTAAATACGACTGACGATAGCAATCCTATCGGTACGGAGTATGATAAGATACCCGATACATGGAGTCGTATAGTATGTGATTTCCCGGACATGACCCAAAGGGAGATAATACCGGTGCTTAAATGCTTTGATACCGGAACCGGAAGGGTGCAGATAGAGGGATATAAGATATTTGATTACGAGATGGGTACCAGAAAGGAATGGTATCGCGTCAAGCAAAGTACCGATCCTGAGAATCCGGTAGGTAAGTTTATCACCAGCATAAGCGATGACTGGGTTGAGGTCGTTTGTGACTTCACGGATATGGAGGACCGGGATATTGAGGTAACTGTAGAATGTTATAAGACACCGGCCGGTAAGGTGAAGCTGGAGGTTCTCACGTCATGGGACGGGAATATAGGAGTTAGGGATAAGAGCTATAAAGTCCTGGAGACTACCGATCCGTCACAACCTGAGGGCGCCAGCTTCAGTTCCTTGCCAGATACGTGGGTAAGGACTGTCTGTGATTTCGACGATATGGAGGAGCGTGACATCCGGTCTTATGTCGAGTGTTATGACGGAGGCAATGGCAATGTCAAGCTTCGTAGGCTGGTTTCTTATGACTCCAAGATAAAGGCAAGATACGTCCGCTTCGAGGTGCTTGAATCGGATGACGCCGGCTTCGTTCCGGGGGCCGAACTGGCTACCCTCCCGGACAGATTCTCTTTGGTGTCTTGTGATTTCACGGATATGGAAGATAGGATGCCTATTGATATCGAGGAGTGTTACAAGACATCAGCCGGAAGCGTGCGTATGAGACATGTGGTGTCTTATGACGGTGATCTTGGGAAAAGAAACCAGTTCTGGGAGATTGTGGACTCGTCTGATAATAGGTATGGGCTAGGAAATAGGATAAATAATATCCCTGCGGATTTTATCCGTGAAAGGTGTGCTCTAGAAAGGTTGGATGATCGTATTACCAGAAATGCGGTAGAATGTTACTCGACACCGGGAGGATCGGTAAGGATTAAATCCACTTACGTTATCAACCCTTTAAATCATGTTAGGTCGTATAATCATCATGTATTGAGTTCTACAGACAATGATATCCATGTTGGTACTCAATATACCTCTTTGCCATCTAATTTCACTCGTATCGAATGCGAGGAGCCGGATTATATGGATCGACTTATAGATACCACTGAGACTTGTTATGATACCGGAAAGGGTACGGTGAAGATCAGGAGACAGGAGTCGTTGAACGGAAATCTGGATGTAAAGACTTTCGACTATAAGATCGTTGAGTCTACCGACCCCGATCATCCTATCAATACTACCCCTACGCAGACGGTTATTAACGGCTGGACGGTTATCAGTTGTGATCTTAATATCATGGACGTGGATGATTGTTATGAGATCGGTGGTCATAAGATACATTTGAAGGGATTCAGGACAGTCAATCCGGCATTGCAGGATATTAAGTCCAAGTTATACGTCGTATATTCCGATCATCCTGATTATAATGTAGGTGATGAGCTTACCTCCATACCTGATGGAGCTAAGGTAACGATCTGCGATTACGCGGATAAGAGCCAAAGACATATGGTTCCGGTGCGAGAGTGCTATGAGGTGGCCGATGGCCGGTTCTATGTGGAGGGGAGCCGGTTGATTGATAACAATATGGTCGTAGAGCGGACGTCGTTGATGGTGATGGAGTCATCCTCCCCGACCTACCCGGTAGGGACTACGCTGACCTCCATCCCCGATGGCGCTACTATCGTGGCTTGTTTATGTCAAACCTGTTAATATCAAGGCTATGGTTAAGGTATGTAATGATTATTATATGATTGACGCCCTAGCCGGCGGTGAGGTCATAAGGAAAAGGAAATATCGTCGTGAGAATACGATGATCGGATATAAGTGGTATGATTATAATGGGGTCGAGGTAACTGACCCCATTGAGATATCACGTCTTGACGGATTGGCTACTAAGCATCAACGTGTTGATGAGGCTTATGATGATTATGCCATTTTCATGTCGTCAACAAACTACGTTAACAGCGTTTCCGGTATACCTATGGATAAGCATATGGTTGTCGTTGAATGGAGACCGGATAGCGAGCAAGGTTTTGTCACCATGGCTCATAATGAGGGTCTTGACGGGGACAGCTATTATATAGTTGTTATCAATGCCGGAGATAAGCAGGCTACGATCTACACCCCCGTGGATCCTGAGGATCCAAAGGATGGGACTTCCCGTGCGGTTGATGGCGATAACGTTTCTGTTGGCGGATCATATGTCTCTATATCCCCCAAGCAAGTAGAGAGGATAAGGGTTACTTTCCGTGATGGTAAATGGTATTATAAGTTAGTCACAAAAACATATCCTAGTAATACCGGAGGCATTAAGATCGGGGATGTTGATTTTGTGACGTTCAGATATTTATGGGAATCAAGTTCCGGAAGGGACTTGGACACGATGACGGAAGCCCTTAATTCTAATGTTCCCACCATAGATAATCTTGCTGTAGGTTGGTCTGGCCCCGGAAATGGAGATAGCTCTGTTAGAGAAGTTCTTAAATGGGGTGGTGATAATACCGGTTCTGGTAAGGAATGTGTTTGGATGTCGGTGAAGGATTTAAGGGCTAAATATTATGATATCCTACCTGAAGAGACGTATTTCATGGCCTACGCTACATGGTTTGGATCTAAAGGTACGGGTAAATGTTCTTTTGAACTTGTTGGATACAAGGGAGGTACGATGAGCCAAGACGGATATAATTTCATCAATACCGGTGGATCTGTGGTGTATCAAAATACGTATGATTTTGTTTGTCATACCAGTAAGGGTTCATCTACGTATAAGACATCCTACGAGAAGGTGGCTCGTGTTACCTACAATAAGCTCACTAACGAGGTTTATATGTCCATCGGTGACGCTATAGATCAGGAGGATAATTATGATAAGTTAGAGCGAGAGATCAATAATATAAAGGAAAGACTTAGCGATGTCGAGAGCGAGTTGGCTGTCGTAAGACGTATAGCTGAGGGCAAGAACGCGGCGTATATCTTTGATACGGTCGATGCCATGAATGAGTGGCTGGCGGTTCCGGAGAACACGGCTAAGCTCCGTGTGGGGGACAGCTTCTGGATCAGGGAGCAGGAGGTACCTGATTATTGGTGGGATGGAACTCAGGCTTTAGAGCAGGAAGGTCCGAAGGTTGATTTATCTCCTTATTATACGAAAGACGAGATTAATAATATTGTCAATGATATCAATCAGAAGATAGAGGATAAGAGTACGTCTATTATCTTCGATACTTATATCCAGATGAAGTCTTTCGTGGATGATCCAACTAACGCCGATAAGCTTAAGGAAGGTACCATCTTGTTGATACGAGAGAAAAACGTACCTGATTATTATTACGATGGTGCTGGGATAGTTAAGATGGAGGCCGATGTAGAGCAATGTCTTTACGTTACTTTGGCTAACAAGCCTACGGAAAGCACTATAAGTTATACTCAAGATCGGGAGGTGACTAATTTCGCCCCGGGTGCTATAGCTAGATGGGTTGACGCTGATGGTAATAACGTTTTTTATAAGCTTGTAGAGATAGTAGGTGGTAAGGCTAAGTGGATTACGTTGATTGATACAAGATATGGTAATGTTACGTTGCAAAGCACTTATGACAAGAACTATGAGATCGTGAATATCGTATCTGGATCACGTTTACAAGCTATAAATAGCGATAAGGATGAGATCAAGTTCGTTAATAGCGCTACCGGTAATGTTACTGTCGTGTTTAACGCCACGGTATCAGGAGGAGCCAAGAAACTTACGAGCCTGTTGGCCGTGAACGAGGTGGTTCTTACACCGGGGGCGGCGGCATCCTTTACCCGTACCGGCGAGAACTTCACCCTCTCCGATCTTTTTGGCGTTACTATCTTCCCCGATCTGGCGGATGCCAATCGTGAGGGAGAGTGGGTCATGAGCGTAGGCGCAACTGGTAAACCGATCCTTATGGAGGTAAAGGAGATGCGTAAGTGGGATGAGAGCATAACCAAGGAGCTTACGATAGATGAGCTTAACGAGAAGTTTCCTAATGTGGATATCGGATTCGCTGTCGTATGTAAGACCATCAACAAGGTATATGAGATGGTTAATGGATACAAGGAATGGGTGTCTTATGATATAACATCAATTAGCTGATATGGGATTTTTAGTAGGATATGATACGGCCTTGTCCTCTGTAACGTTTTATGTTAACGAGGACAGGTTCCCTTGTTATAATGGTAAGGGTGCTGATTATGTGCCTGATCCGGTAGTGGATTCCGGTGATTTCAATCGAAATTTTAATATATCTTCTAGTAAGCATGGATTTGTTAATGTCGATTGGGGAGATGGGACTAAAGATCAGTATCCCTTGACTAAAAACGGAAGTGTGTATAGGATTGTATTCAGGTCTTTGGATATTGAATGGAAAAAGAATCCTGACGCTACTACGTGGTGGTTCAAGAAAGAAGATGGATCTCAATATATACCTATACCTCCTCATAAGTATGATAGCGTACAGAATAGGGAGGTGACTATGACCTTCTCTAATGTAATAGATGCTGATTTTAGCTTAGATGGAATAGTATTGGATCGATTCCCGTTAATGAATTTACCAGATATATCTTATTTGTATATGAGTAGATCCGTTTTAAAAAATGGAGATATCCCATATGACAGGATAAGCAAGAGCGTTAATATTCGTTATATACATATGGGATCTTTTTCTCATCCTGGTGTATGGAGTAATTGGCCAGAAGGTTTTTTGAACATGAAAGATCTGAGGTATTTCGGATGCAATAGCGTTTTTAACTTCGGGGATGATCCTGATTCTAATTGGAGAAGATTCTCTGAATGGAAGAATCTTACTGAATTTAACTTCAACTGGTGTAACATCCCTTCTTATGATCCGGCTTTTAATCCTATTCCGGCAAAAGGTATAAACATTATAAGCGATAGGAATAATATACCTGTATTTGATGAGGTGGATAAGGTAGGGGATAATAAGATATTAGTTTATTTTATGGCTAATGGTAGTTCATGGAAGCAAGATTTGGTAGGAGGGAAGTTAAATAAGATGCAAGAAACATATTGTAGGTCAGGCACGGTTTCAGTAGATGATCTTCCGGATTGGTTGTATGAGGTAAGGGAATTTAGGAAATGGAATTTACAGAGTCATTTTATATCTACACAGGAGAGGGCTGATAGGTTCGTTGATGCGTTTTATGATAAGATGATGTCTTGGGATTATATAACGATGTCTCAAGTGGCTTCTGATGGCAATAGGAATCAATTTTATAAACTTACATTAAGTTTATATGAATCCGCTATCCCAGATAATAAGAGACCGTCTGGCGTTTATCAAGCCCCTGAGGGGTTTGTTAAGGGTGTTAGCAACGGTAATCCTACGACGCCTATGGAGAAGGTGTATGTGCTTACCAATAACTACGGGCAGACATGGGTCTTGGCCCCTGCCCCAGCTTCTAAGGCCGCCCTTACGAGGGCAAGGCGGGCTGGGAAGGCTAGGATTACCCCGTTCGTCCTTGGCGTAAAGGACGGCCATGTATCCGTGTTCAGCGGAGATGTATTGGATGATAATATGAGTAAGTATAATTTCGCCGACAAATACGAGGCCATAGATATCTGTAACGACCTGGGATTGGACAGCTCACCGGTTGTCGAGTATTTCAGGAGAATAGAGGAGGGAGAGGTATGAAACTGATATGTAAGGATACGAATAACGGCTCTATAACCTTTTTCACTAAGGGTAAATATGCTTTTAGGGGTACTAACAGGAGTGACACTACCGACGACGTACCAGATCCTATATTGGATGGTAATAATTATAATGAGATTATAGGGTTTTATTCCAATACCCCCGGCATGTGCGATGTCGATTGGGGAGATGGGAATAAAGAGCAATTCCCTTTCGTGAAGGCAAGGAGTGGGTCTATATATGGTCAATATAGGTTGATGTTCAGGAGAAGGGATATAAGTTATCGTAAGAATCCCGACAGTCACCCATGGTGGTTTTATAAGGATGACGGGAGTGAGTATATCCCTGTCCCCAATCATGCTTATGATGATGGCATGGATAAGGAGCGTGTGATATCCATGTCTTTTACCAATGATGTTACGATGATGGAATCCTATAGGATTATGATGGTAGGTTTCCCTATACTTGATATGCCTAGCCTTATCAATATAATTATAAATATTCCTGGGGATCGTACCATAACAGATATACCAAAGGATAGGATAATGAGATCGGTAAATATAGAGCGTATAGCACTGACTGAATTTGGTGCGGGTACGTTGACGTCAATACCGGAAGATTGGAATAGATTAACCAAGTTGAAAGGTTTGAGTTTGGACGTATCTATAGATTTTAGTGATACCGAAGCTTCCAATATAAGGAAATTCCCTTCCATGTGGCCTAATCTAGAGGTATTATCATTGTCTGGTGGAAGAGTAAGGTTGTATCCTAAGGAATGGTTATCATTCAATAACTTAAAAGAATTATGTTTAGCTCCTGGCAATGCCACGTCATCGTTTGATCCTAATATATGCCCGGCTATGGATGAGGTTGATAAGATAAATCCAAGTTTAAGGTTTTTCGATCATATAAATAGATGGTATGGGGGTATTGTGAATTGGCATCCGTATATGAGTGGTAAGGGGTTGGAAAACATTGAGAAACTCGACGCTTCATATGGTTATAGCAATATTGATGTAAGTAGTCTTCCGGATTATATATATGAGATGAGATCTATGGTTAATTTTTATATGTATAAATCCTTGTTAACTCAAGAGCGATGTGATACGTTTATATCAACATTGTATGATAAGGTTATGGGGTTTGATCATCTTACTATGTCTTCTGTAGCTTCTGATGGCAAAAGGAATCAATTTTATGGATTATATTTGGGTATTTATTTATCGACCTCTACTGATGATAAAAGACCTAGTGGTGTGTTACAGGCTCCTTCAGGTTTCGTCAAGGGTCAGTCTAACGGTTCCCCATCAACCCCTATGGAAATGGTTTATGTGCTTATGAATAATTATGGGTGGAGATTTAATATGCCGCCAGAGACTTCAGCGTCAAGATCAAGATCTTTTTATAGTGCCGATATAAAGCCATATAAGCTTATAATATCTGATGATGGACATATCTTTATAGGCGATGGTGATGTTTTGGTTCACGAAACGGATAGGGTATTCTCGTTTGGGGGTCAGCCGGAAGGTGAGTATTTATGTGATTCTATGGGATTGGACAGGAATGTTATTGTAGAATATTTTAACAAGATAGGTAATGGCTAAGACATTATATAAATACGAGGCATCATCCAACAAGTTCGTGTGGTTCACCACATGGGATAGGGCACTTAGAAATTATTATACCGATGATTATAATTATGTACCTGATCCTGTCGTTGGTAATCCTTATAATACGTTTGTCGAGTTTAGATCCAGAAAGCCCGGTATGGCTAATGTGGATTGGGGGGATGGAATAAAGGAGCAGTTTCCTATGACCAAGGTTCAAGGGCGGGATGATTATTGTATTATATTCCGTTCTTTGGCAATACAACATAGGAAAAATCCCAATACTACGTGGTGGTTCAGGAAGGAGGATGGATCGCAATACGTACCTATAGATAATCATGCTTACGCTGATGGGAGGAGGGACGTACAACGGGCTGTGTCGATAGATTTTACTTGTGATATTTATTATGCCAATATCCAAGTTTGTAAGATGACGGCTTTCCCGATTGTGGATATACCAGGACTTGAGTTTTTGATCGTATCCCATACGCTGTATGTTAATGACGGTATACCTGTAGACAAGTTGTCAAGATCCAAAAAGTTAATTTATATCGATCTTCAAAATATAGGGCAAAGAATGACCGTAATTCCTGAGGCTATAACCAGTAAGACAGAGGTATATTATTTAAATATGTTTAATATGCTTGATCTTAGGGATATAGAATCTAGCGGAATAAGGAATATAAAGAATATGAAAAATCTTCAAACCCTTGAATTGTCTTCATGTTATTTGGATAGGTATATAAAGGAGTTTAATGATCTTCCTAAATTAACTTCGTTGAGAATACATCCTGGCCCTTCTGATATGTGGAATTATTTTGATATAAATACCCTTCCTTTTTTCGAGGTAGATAAGATAAATCCTAACATTACTGATTTTTATTTTTTAGATGACTGGGTAAGTGGAGAAAGGAGGACGGGTTGGAATGATGATAATATGTCTGGAAGGGGATTGGAACATCTTACTAGTTTCATTGCAGCTCATAGCAATAGTCTTAGAATGGATAAGCTTCCGGATTATATTTATGAGATGAGGGCTATTACATGGTTTAACGTGAATTGTTCTACTCATAGCCAGCAACGATTAGATGATTTCGTGGATTCTTTTTATAAACTGGTTACGGAATGGGATCAGATAACCATGACATCGGTAGCTAATGACGGAAAGAGGAATCAGTTCTATGGTCTTTCGGTAAGCATGTATACTGCTGCTTATCCAACCGAAAACCAGCGTCCTTCCGGCACGGAGCAGGCCCCAGAGGGATTCGTGAAAGGCTCGTCCAACGGGTCTCCCGCTACACCTATGGAGAAGATATATGTGCTAAAAAATAACTACGCCCAGAGATGGACGATAAAACCGGCTTAATATGGATAGAAATGATATCATAAAAGAACTTGGATTGTATTTTGATATAGTAGAATTGGTATGTCCTCATACGTACAATAAGTGGAAGGACAGATCGTGGCAGTTTCTTGATACAGCGTTTCTCCATAATCTTCTTATATTACGGAGGGATATAATTAAACAGCCTATGTATTGTAATAATTGGGACAAGCAGGGGCAGTTTTCCCAACGTGGTCTTAGATGCAACATCTGCCAGATAGTCAAGGATAAGAAAGATGTTTATCTATCCGCTCATGTGTTGGGTAAGGCTGGGGATTTCGATGTCAAGTCAATGACGGCGGAACAGGCCAGAGGCTTGATTTTGGATCATCAAGATATGTTACCATATCCTTTCCGGCTTGAAGGGAAGGTGGGTTGGTTGCATTTTGACAGCCTTGATACGAGGAACGGTATACACGCCGTGGTGTTTTAGGTACTTAACGGTATAGTGGTTAACTTTGCGTATATGGTATAAAATGAAAGACAAAGACATGATAGAGCGAGTGGGGGCTTTATGGAATATAGCGCTTGCGTATGGTGCTTCTTGTTGGGCTTACTTCCAGCCAGTGCATCATTTATTGACTGTATTACTTATAGTATTAATAGCGAATTTTTTGGCTAGGTTAGCGCAAAGCGTAAGGGGCTGGAAGCTCCGTAGAAGCCGTAGGAGGAGGTTTAGTTTCAAGAGATGGTTTAGGGAGGTCAGGTTTACTGATATTCTTAAGGAGTTCGCTTTGTCTTGTTTTATAGTAATGACATTATGTGTTATATATAAGACGTTATACCCGATCGAGGAGGAGGCTAGCATGATACTTACCGTTACCAAATATGGGGTGTATATAGCCCTTGTTGGATATGTGATGCTTTTCTTGAATACGATAGGGGATGCTTTCGCTGACGCTTATTTGGTGAAGGTGTTCAAGGCCGTATTCAAGAGGATAAACGTATTCAAGATGTTTGGCTTCTCTAAAAACATACCTGACGAGATGTTTGACGATATAAAGAAGATTGCTGATGATAAGGTTAAGGATAAGTCTTAAGGCTGTTTTTTGTTTAGGTCTGTCGCTATTCCTGTCCTCTTGTGGAAGCAGGAGGCAGGTTAGCGAGGCGTCTATTGATAGCCGGCTGATAAGCAGGATAGAGACGATGATAAATGAGGTCATGGACCGGAAGATCGTAGAGATCAGGACATCTGATCTTAATGCTGATATTGTCATAACTGAGAGGAAATTCGATACTACGAAGGAGGTGGATCCATCCACTGGGGAGCGACCCGTGTCCTCCCAGACGGACGCTCATATCGTCATCGGCCGGCGGGATAGCACGGTGACGACCGATTCCCTTGGCGTTGATAAGACGATTACCGGTATTGAGGATATTGATAAGAAGACAGACATCGAACATAAGGATGTAGATGACAAGAAAGAATCAAGATGGCCAATAGCTATCACATCAATTAGCGTGTTGTTGATATTATTGGGCTTAATATATTTGCTAAAGAAGATGAAGGTTTTATGAGACGAAGAATGATTGAATATACTAGGGGGGGGTGATTGATGATCATACTAGGTTTTTGATGAGATTCAATGGTAATTTTAAGGTAGAGGGAAATCCTACTCCCTCTGGCAATCTCTTTATAGCCAATAACGCCAATCTTATCACCGATGGCTCAATACAATGTGCCCAATATAACAAAACGGATCCTTTTCTTTATACTATCATAAACACCAAAGAATCGTTATTGCCTGAGCTGTTTTATGACGGTCATCCATTTACTATAGACTTTTGGTATAAGTCAACCAATCTTGTTACAAGTTGTTTGGTTGAACATGAATATCCTAATGGTATTTTTTATTTTGGTGTAGTTTTAACAGGTACTGGTTTTTATTTTTTATTTCAAGCTCAACAAGCTGGTTGGCATGTTGATAGAGTTGAGGCAAACAAATGGTATCATATAGCTATAGTCAGAAGCAGTAATGAATATGACATATTAAGATGTTTTGTTAATGGTATACTTATTATTAACACGAAAACCAATAATACGCTTTCCCTTAGGTCTTATAACCTAGGTATTAATACACGAGGTGATGGTATGGATAACGGAAATTTTATGATGGACGATTTCAGGATAAGTGATATAGCTAGATGGGAGTCAGATTTTGAACCTCCAAAAAGAAAGGGATTATGATCTACCATAATCCCTTGCCATTCATCCTTACCCACGTATCAACCAAAACCAAAATGAGGTCAGTCCCGGATTCGAACCGGGGTATATGGTTTTGCAGACCACCGACTAAACCGCTCATCCAACCGACCGCATCGCGAATATAAAATTTTGTCTTTGACCGGACAACTTCTTTGACCAGATTTTTACTCAACTAGAAACTGCCTTGAAGAAAATCCCTTATCTAGTAAATACCAGGTGAGGCAATATCTCTTTGAGGTCTATCTCTGTTGACACCAAAGGAAATGTGGCGGCTCCGTAAGGCAGGGCAGGAGGTATCCCCACACGGCCGGCCAGGAGCGGAGCGACTCGTAGCCCACCTCCTTTTTCTCCTTGGCGTATTACGCTTTAGCGCAGAAAAGAAGTAAGCATATCAATGTATTAACGTCTGATGTAGGTAGTAGCTTGTCGATCAAAGATCCGTCGATAACATAACTAGATGTCAAAAATTCACTAAACTAAATCATTGATATACATTATTATTAAGATCTTAGATTTTTAATTTACTACAGATTATTGAGTTAATATAATTAAATTATATACTTTAGATAATAACAAAGCGTTAGCTAACTCTTTTTAATTAACCAAATTATGATATAAATAAAGAAAATCTTTATAATGATATTCCTTTCTTGGAGGGGCAAAAGTTCCTTATATCACATGTCACAAAATAGACAACTGTGTTTATAAAAGAAGGTGGATAAATAAATACATCTCTTTTCTTAACTATCCATACGATAGTCTCCCTACGCAATGTCTAAGTTGGATTTCGACCATAGCGATCGCCGTAAAAAGCCGTGATCATAAACAAAAAAATGAGTACTTTCACAAGCACTCATTTTGAAATGACAAAAAATATAGTACCTTTGTACTATAAACAAAGTTAACATATGGCAAAGTTAACATTATTATTTGACCAATTCGTCTCTTCTTCCGAAAAAAAGAGGATGTCAGATGAAAATAGGGCCTTGAGGAGGGATTCCGGCAAGGTCATCCTGCCTTATTTGTTTAATGACAACGCTAATCCTTGTTGCGATAACCCTAGGATAAAGCGTCAATCATCATCCAGATCAGAGATATTAGAGAAGCCGATATCGGAGACACTGATAGGTCTTCTTATTATATGCCTTGACCCTATAAGGTTCAGGGTGTTAGGAGTACAGTACAATATCAAATGGTTTTACTATTTTGTTGATGAGATAGTGCGCTATTATATCAAGCATCAACGTCTTGGTGGCGATAATATCGCCTATCAGGTAAGGCTTGTCAGGTGGCTTCTGCTTAGTTACGTGAACGTGGCTATCGTCCATGGCTATTATGCTATGGTGAGAAAGGCGAAGAAAGAGCATCCTGATCTCTTCGTGCATAGCAATAAGGCTAGGTATTATTATTGGGATAGGTGTCCTTTAGACTACCACAAGCTAGAGGACGAGCAAAATATAAACAACCCGACCTATAAGGCTCATGAGTGTAACAGGAAGCGCTCGGAGGACATCAAGCGTGTTATTTATGATTCGATGGATTCGATCAGGAAACGCGACCTTAAGGATTTCGTGTCCTCCAAGAATAACGGAGTTAGTATTTCTTTTAAGGAAAAGGTTCAGAACAAGGTCAGGAAGAAGGGCTTTGGTAATGTCAGCATCAAGACCATAGAGAGGGCTATAAAGAGCTATTTAGATGAACGTGGTGTCACTTTCTCTGAGTTCGTCGATGGGGTGAAGGAGTTGGATAGGAAGATAAAGGAAGTCAAGTCCGCTTTTGGCAAGGTTAAAAGGATTAAGATCTTTGGCGTCAAGGCTTATGATTATGTGTCTGGAGATGAGATAGTTGATGAGTTTGGTATGGCTGCGTTGTCTGATGAGGTGTGGATTCCTGATAATAGCACACCGTTCCTTGACGATTATATTGAATTGCAGTATTTGTCTAACAATTTTAATTTCTAATATTATGGTTAATATAAAATCACATGACTTTTATACGGTGTTTGATGATAAGAAGCAACTTTTTAAAGTATCATCATTATTTGATTCTTTAGATGAATCTGAAGATATAGTCAAAGATTTGATGGATTCTGGCACATTCATGTATGTTGTTGACGAACGACTGTCTATGATATGGGTGGATATATTTATGATGATAGAGCTTCTTGGGGAATATGATGGTGGGGATGTTAAGGATTTGGCTATTAAATGCTCTTCTCTCTATTTGAGAGATAAGGTGATGCGTTTAATTGTCGATTATGTCAATTGCGATTCTGATGATTATGATGATAGCGTTGATCCTATATTGAGTTATTGTAGCAATCTTATTCATAGTGGTGATGGGAATATTGATTATCTGCCATTGTCCGACATGGTAAGTTTGAATGTAGGGAATTATATGTCAGATGACATGCTGAAGCTATTTGATATTGCCAAGGAAGACACTCGCATAATATCTATATTGTTTGTTTTGTTAAGTAGACCGTATGTTGACGATTATGTTTTTTTTACTCTTACTGATTTGCTTTCTATGATGATTGACAAAGGTTTTATTGGTGATCGTGATGATATAGTGAATGCCTTAGGGTTTATCTTAAAGTAGATTTATTGTATTGGTATGACCCTATTTTGTATCTTTGCTTAAAAGTAGTAAAGATGAATCAGATAAATATCATACCGAAGATAATTCATGATAAGTTTGCCGCAAGGATTATCATGGATGATTATGATATAGAGAAACCTATCGTTATTACTGTCGTGGCCAGACGTAACGATGGTGAGTATAACACCCAGATATTGACATACCCGACATCTGGCGTTGATTATGAGGGTAATGTAAGGATGGTGTTTTTCGATGTCGCTAGGTCTCATGTTTGCCAGATAACATCGGTATTTATCAACGGTTATGAGGTCAAGACATATTATACCGATGTCTCGGATCTTGATATGCAAGCCCGTTATGATGATAGCTTGTGCCGGTACGACAAGAAGGTTAACATGAACGATATCCGCTTGTCGTTTCAAGTACTGGAGACACGTGATCCAAAGGTGTTGCAGGTTCTGGATGAGTCGGAGTGGGGGCTGCTGGAGGATAGGAAGGCGATCATCGAGATCACTACCCCTGGGATGTCCGACCCCGTTACGTTGTTTCTTGGCAAGAATCAGGTCAATACCTTTACCAGCCTAACACTAGGTCTCAATTGTTTTAATTACGATGATTGTAATGTCAAGTATCTTGATCTTCCAGACGGTATATATGATATTAAGATCATAGGTAGCCCTTCCGCTTACAATTTCAGTCGCAAGTATCTTAAGACGGATCTTATACGCAGACGTCTCGACCGGCTATGGATCAAGACTGATGTCTTATGCGAGGACAAGGATAAGGGTCTTATAGACAAGATACAGGAGATGGAGACACTTATGGCCGTAGCCGAGGCGAATGTCAGGTTGGATAACATAAGGGCCGCCCATGAGATTATTGATCGTGTCGGAGAGCTTCTTGAGATGGCTACCAATTGCGTGGATTGTTAAACATAAAAATATTTAGTCGTGGGTTGTAATACTTGTAAGGAAAAGGCGTTAAGGGCCGAGAGAGAAAGGATTGAGAGAAGTATGATGAATCATTCTTCTTCTACCGCTGTTAGCGATATGGAGTACGCTTCTAGAAGCACCGCTGGTTGTATGGTTATGCAAGATCCGTTGCAGACCATGGAACGTGACGTGGTTAGTATATATAAGCAAGTTCGTACCAAGGGTGATGGCGTGGGTGTATCTTATCTTAATATGCAGAAAAAGATCCGTGAATGGATCAAGAACCTGCCGTATGGATGCCCGCCTGACGAGGAGGTACAGGAAATGAGAAAGGAGATTCTGAATGGGCGCGCAGAGCATATCAAACCTTGATAGAATAGATCTATGTAAGGTCGTAGACGAATGGCTGTCCTGCCAATGGGGTAGATATATGAGATACCATAGGTATAGGATCGGGAATAAGCCCGATATATCCTATTGGGGTAAGATAATTCGTCTGCAAAGGTCATTATGTGATAATGATTGCGGGTTATGCCCGGATGAGGTGAGATCGTTAAAGGAACGTGTTAATAAGTTGCTGGCATGAGAAAATACAGTTGTTCACATATAACCCCGTCCACTTGCGTACCTTATGAGGGTGATCTACCAGAGTGGTCAAAGCATAAGGACTCTGATGAGTGTGTTATGATCTCTGATGTGATAGAGGAGATATATGACGAGCTTACCCGTATTAGGGAGGCTATAGATGTCCGGGATCTTGGTGAGTCTTGCGTGAAGGTAAGTGGCGATAAGACCGTAGCGAAAGTTCTTTATGCTTTGGAGGATAAGATTTGTCGTGAGTAACGAGCCATAGTCCAAAAATGGACGATGGTGATAATCATATGTATAGATATTGATTTATGAGGATTGCTAGATGTTAAGCTACTGTAAATCAAGTATCCAATTTGTAAGGAGTCTTCTAAATAAGTAGGTTAGATAGATACTCTTGTAAGTTGTAAAATATCTTTATGTGTTAGATATAAAAAATAGCCAATTGATTTGTCATAGACGATTCGATTGGCTATTTTTGTATGTCCATCATATCTCACGATGTAATGGACATAGGTTATTTATTATGAGTGCAAATATAATTATTTTCAATGATTCTATGAATAATAGTAGTAGGATTTTGGCGTCTAAATCCAACGAAAACGGATTATCTACAATATTTAGCTACAATGGTAATGATATAACTTTCAAAACAGAGAACGGTATCACTTATGTGAATGCTACCGAAATGGCGAAGCCGTTTAAAAAGAGACCAAATGATTATTTATCGTTATCTTCTGTAAATGAGTTAATTAATGCCATTACCAGAAAATATGGTAATGCTGATTTTCAGCCTGTTACGATTATCAGGGGTACGGTTAATCCTGGCACATGGATGTGTGAGGATCTGGCTTTGGATTTCGCTCAGTGGCTTAGCGTTGATTTTAGGTTATGGTGTTTGGATAGAATTAAAGAGCTTCTCACTACAGGCAAATGCGTGATTCCTGATTTTAATGATCCTCCCGCCGCTGCTGAGGCTTGGGCTAAGGAATATCGTGGCAGGGTAGCCGCCGAGAAGCTGGCGTTAGAGGAGAGGGCCAAAGCCGAGGAGATGGCTAAGGTTCTTGAGTCGAAGAAAGAGGATATAAAATTTTCAGAGTCGTTTATCATGTCTGGAGAATCAGATTTGCTGGTAAGGGATTTAGCCAAGAAGCTTGAGCAGAATGATATAATTATAAGCGATAAATGTTTACGAGATTTTCTTGTTAAGATAAAGATAATAGTCAAAAGGGTTAAGGTTAATGGAGATTGGGAGATTACGGCTAATGCTGTAAGGAAAGGGTTTGCTCATTATCGTGATAAGAATATATGTACGGAATCCGGAAAGGTTGTATATGCAAGGACTATCTATATAACAGGCAAAGGTTATAAACATATATTGTCGTCTATAAATGGTAGCAAGAAAAGTGATTTCATATTATGTGGAGGTATGTTTAGGGACTATGGGGTGTTCGCCGGATCGGAGTCGTTTAATCACTGGGATAATTAATTCCATTTTTGCCCAAAAATTGATAATCAGGCAACTGCGTATTTGCATTTACGGTTATGTGTCTCATATCGGTAAAATATTTATCTTTGTGACAAAGTGAATCACAATGATATACGGTAACAAAGAAATAGTTCGGACGTTCACCAGAAACAACCCGCCTGCCGGGTACGTGGGCGGCTCTGTTGACTACCGGGTCCCGGCCAACGTCTATTTTGGCGATACGCAGGAGGAAGCTGACAGTAAGGCTGAGGATGATATCAAAGCCAACGGTCAGGACTACGCCAATACATATGCCGACATAATACCGGCTGTATGGTATAATGATCAGGTATGCGATGAGTTTATCAAGAACAATTGCGTAAGCGGTAAGGGATCCAAGGAGCAGGTATGTATAGAGGAAGGTAGGTTTGTCTCTTACGTATCTAAGAAAGATGCCAATGATAAGGCCATGGTGGAGCTTGGACGGATCGGGCAGGGAGAGGCCAACTCCGTCGGGGCTTGCTGCGAGGACTGGGCCTCACAGCCTTTTCGTGGCTTGTTTTACAAGAACAATTGCGAGGCTGGCACATCAGGCAAGGAAGGTATTGTATATGAATTACCAGCTGGAGCTGTCATATCCGATATCTCCCAGATAGACGCCGATACGTTAGCCTATAGGAAGTTCATGAAAGAAGGTCAGGAGAAGGCTAATGCCGAGGGTAGTTGCTCACCTGTATTCTATAATACTATGATCGGTGATTGGTTCGAGAAGACATGTCCATTCGGATATAAGTCCGGTAAAGTATATTACTCTATCAAAGCCAACAGGTTTAGGTCATGGATATCGGTTGAGGATGCCAACGCCAAGGCTCGTGAGGTCTTGATGGTAGAGGGACAGGAACATGCTGACCTTAATCTTGAGTGCGAGAAATGGATTGAGAATATCGATCAAGAAGATCAGTGTTATTGGTGATAATACCTTTTTTTGTTTTTCCATAATTTATAGATTAGTGCTTGGAGGGGATCGTGTATCTCCTCCATTTTTTTTGTATATATATCAATGGTATTAAGTTTATATACTGTGATTCACTTGTTTGTATGTTGAATATATTTTATATTTGCATACCTATCTATTCATCTCGAACCGATAGGTATTATGTTTAATTTAAAATATTGTTCAAAGTTATGAAAAGTAGGGTTGAAATCAAGTCTTCCGACAGGAAATTGATGGGCGTTGTCATACCGGCGCTTAGTGATAATGGTTTTGTTAATATCACTTTAGCCATGAAGGTTTTGTCTGATGATAGGCTTAAAAAGGGGCTGTCTCCCAAGAAGCTTAATGATATCATTAAGTATGATGGGTTTCAGGAAAAATGCAGGGAGATAATTAGTAGGCTGGAAAACAGGGATTTATGTAAGCGGATAAATATCAGCCTACAAAATAAGGCTCTAAATCTTAGCGATTTAAATAAAATGGGATTAGCATGTCGAAAAGGTAAGGGGGATGGTCAAATGTGGTATATGAATCCATATCTTTTTCTCGTGGTAGCCATGGAGATGAGTCCTGAGGTTTGCGCTGATGTTGTAATGTGGTTTGTTGATAATGTTGTAGGGACAAGAAATGCCGCTGGTGATGCTTATATAGAGATGTGCAGTAGTGTATCTTCACTTATAAGTGATAAAAGTAATTTAAAGGAGTTGTTATCAAGGATAGCCAAGGGTATAAATTTCGTCGTGTTTGGCGTGCATGAGGAAGGGATAAGGAATAGAGCTTCTTTTGAAGAATTGGATATGATAGTATCAATAGAAAGGAATATATCTTATGCTATTAAGGCTGGATATATAAAAGATTACAATGGTGTTATAAATGATTTGGGAAGGCAATGGAAAGAAAGATGGGGTAATCCTGTTCTTAAATTGAAGTCTTGATTTTATTTCGTTGTTATAATTCGCAGATATAGGGGATACGAATGTCGTATTCCCTATATTGTTTAATGGAGTGTGTTATCTTGTTATTAAATCAAATCTGTATCTTTGTTGAAAACAATAACATTATTAATATGTGTAGTACAAATGGTTGTTGCCATGATCATTCAAGGGAACGTCCCGAAGAGTGTTGTCATGGCGTTAAGATAGACAGGTTTCTTAACAAATGCCCTAACGATCCTTGTGATCCTTGCGATCGGGATTGTCAGGACGAACCTTGTGTTGGTTATGGATGTCCTATAACCTTGTATGATAAATGTGTCTTATACTCAGGCGATGAGTTGGTGGCGGATGGTATAGAGAAAGGTAATGACATTTCTGTCGTTATAGACTCATTGAGGCGTATTATAGCGTCTAGGGATAAGCAGATAGATTTATACCATCGTGAGGTTCTGGATTTGAAGAAGATTATAAACGAGCTTGTCAACGCCGGTGGTAGCGGCGGGGATAGCGGAACTGAAGAGGAGGTTTGGTGATATGAATGGCTGCAACAAAAAACAATACAGACCTACTGTAGATGACACGAAAGTACCGTGCTCTACGTACATGAGTACCGATTGTATTTACCCCGGTGATAAGGTACGTGTGGAATCATTGGGATTATCCCCTAATTGCGATATGTCCGATACCCTTAACGCTATGATAAAGGCTATACGGGATAGGGATGCCGAGATACTTGAATTAAGAAGAATGATCAATAAATTGATTTGATATGAGAAATAATTGTAATCCATGTAAGCCGGAATATAGACCGGGGGACGAGTGCAGTATCTACAGTTCCCAGATCATATATGACGGTCAGTCGTTCCCTGAGGCGGATATCAGGAACGGTGATAGCATGAATAGCGTAATCGAGTCTCTGGTAAGGAAGCTGGTTGCCGTATCTGGCGCCACGGCGTCCATCCAGCGTGACTCGTTCAAGGGCGTTCAAGCTGTCAGATTAAGATACGAGCCGTTGAACGTGCTCAGCGTTACCTATTGTGGTACTATCGTCCCTAATGACGGATATGTCGTTTCTGGCAGGTCCGTTAAGTTTAAGAAGAAATATTGCATGGGTGATGAGTTCACTGATGTTAATATCGTATATACTACATTGAATAGTAATATTTTAAATACCTCATGTTATGGCTAAAAGAGTGTACGATACGGTCTTGGCTTCCGAGTGTGACGGCTGGGTATGTGGTGAGACCCTCAAGAAGGGATCTCTTCCCGTAGACAGGTTAGAGCTTGACTCTTTTTCAGAGGCTGTCAGGGAGCTTATAGAACGGTTTTTCGAGGAGGGATGGTTGCCGGACATGATCTGCGATCTTGGTTGTGGTGGCGCCAGCGTATTTGAGATTAAGCCTACTAACTTCGAGTATCCTCCTGAGGGTGGAGAGAAGATCCTTGAGATTATTGTCGGCAAGAGTGATAAATGGACTATAACGCAAGCGGATTGATATGGCTAGTAATTTAAAAGATATTCTTGCCAAGATCGAGCAAGGCTCCTCATGGGTGTCCTACGACAAGATTTCCGGTACCGGCCCCGACAAGGTGGCTATTAAGGTAGAGCCGGGATGGATGGGTAGGTTGCCTAGGGAGACTTACGTAGCGGTCGAGAAAGGCAAGGTTACGAAGCTCGCTACCATAACCCAGAAGGGCATGGAGCGGGTAAGCGTGGATCCTACCAGTATCATGTTCGATATGGAGGGCGGGACGGCGGTCATCAACGCCAAGCTTAACTCCGCCTCGGTCAAGGCCTCCTGTCTTACCCTTGGTGGCTCGGTGAGCAAGTCTTATATAGTCTCCATGAACGTGAATGGCTTATCCATGAAGGTTCCGGAAGAGGATAGCAGATATATAGTGTATGCCGATCCTGAGGATCCCGGAGCCACTGATTTGTATGAGGCTAGCTTTGTCATAGCTATGCCTAAGAATATGGATAACGAACAACATCATGAGATGTTTGTCTTGAACGGTAAGGTTGTTAATATCAATCAACAGCCTAATGATATACCTTATATCATACTTGATCATGACTTTGATAACGTAACTAGTGAGAACGGTCAGGTTGTCATCGATATCAAGTCAAATACCGAGTATGATATCGAGCTGGTATGTTGCACTTGCGGTGATGGTAGTGAGCCGGAACCGGAACCACCCTTCAACGTGGATCCGCAAAGGTTGACGCTTAATAAGGATGGTGATACCCAAATCGTGAGGGTAGAGGCCGGAGATGATGTTTCATGGAGAATAGAGGAGAATTGACATGATTGAATAAATTGTTTATTTCATACACAATGTTTATATTTATAGTATAAGATATTAAAATGAAATTAGTTGAGAGACATATAGTAAAAGACAACCGGTTTGAGGATATCTGCCTCAAATCTGGGTTGTTGTACAATTATGTTCTTTTCAACGTCAGGCAAGGGATATTCGATGGTAACGATCTAAAGGAATATGAGTTCTCAACCAAACTTTGTAAGGAGAATCAGATTGATTTCAGAAATTTACCTGCTGCTGTGTCCCAGCAAGTCATAGCCCAAGTCTTCTCGTCGATAAGGTCTTGGATCAGATCAAAGAAGGAATATGAAAATAATCCTTCAAAGTTTAAGTCCAAACCTAAATTGCCGAAGTACAAACGAGGCAAGAAGCAGAATATGGTAGTCTTTACGACTTCTTCTTGCAGGCTTAAGGATGATGGATGTATTCATTTTATCAAGAGTGTAATTCCACCAATCAAAACAAAAATAGGAGATAGCAAATTATGTCAGGTTAGGATAGTCCCTCAAGCTACATGCTATGTGGTTGAGGTTATTTATGAGAAGAAGGAACAGGATATTAATCTTGATAAGGATAATGTTCTTTCGATTGATTTGGGATTGAATAATTTATGTACATGTATAAGCAATGTAGGTATCAATCCTTTCATTGTAAACGGAAAGATTATAAAATCCTTCAATCGGTGGTATAATAAGAAGGGAGCTAGATTGATGTCATATGTTGGCGATAAGGGAACTTCAAAGAGATTAAGACAGTTAAACAATTACAGGAATTTTTGGATTGATGACAAGATTCACAAGGTTAGTAGATATATTGTTAACTATTGTATTGATAACAATATCGGAAGTCTTGTGATAGGATTAAACAAAGGATGGAAGAATGGGATAAATCTAGGAAAGAGAATAAACCAGAAGTTCGTTGAGATCCCGTTCTCTAAACTCATTGACAAGATTTCTTATAAATGTAAATTGGTTGGAATCATCCTTCAAGTTCACGAGGAGTCCTATACTTCTAAAGTAGATCATCTGGCTTTTGAAAAGTTAGGTAAGCATGATGTTTATCTTGGCAAAAGAAAGAAACGTGGATTATTCCAAAGCTCTATCGGAAAGCTTATTAACGCTGATATCAATGGAGCTATTGGAATTGGAAGAAAAGTATTCGGTGATTCTTACGTCAGTAGGATAATCGATAGTGGGTTTGCGTTTAACCCGGTTAGAGTAAACATTTTGTGATATAAATATTAATCTAATTAATAAGATGAATAATTTTAATAACGTGGCAAGGGAAATAGATAAGAATTGCGTTGAGGGTAATTGCTTTGCCATTAACGACAAGAGCCATGGGATAGGCGATAATAAGCTTAATATCGTATACAAGGCTAATTATACCGGTCAGATCTGTACGGCTAAGTTCCGTATAACGTCAAAGGACGGTAATATTGTCAAGGAGTATATGATAGCTCAGGACGCCAAGCCCGTTTATTATAATATCAAGATGGTTCAGCCGTTCACCAAGGACGACTGTCTGGCCAACCAGCATGGATCGGTGGTGTTGTATACGGTCGAGGAAAGGACTTACAAGTCGTTTATCTCGCAGGAGGACGCAGACGCCAAGGCTATGGAGGATATAGCCCTGAACGGTCAGAAATACGCCAACGAGCATGGTGAGTGTATAACCGATATCTGGTATAACGAGGAGCAGAGGAAGACGTTTATACGTAATAATTGCGATAAGTTCAGTGACGGTCAGGAATATGTTTATATCATTCCTGAGGGCAAGTACGTATCTTCCATCTCTCAGGAGGACGCCGATAGGAAGGCTCTTGAGGATATTGAGAAGAACGGTCAACAACAAGCCAATTTGGAGGGTGAGTGTAAGCCTAAGGAGAATATCTATTATGGTAAGTTTAGCAAGACCTTTACCCGTAACAATTGTGATTCCACCCAATACGGTACTGATGTGGTTGTCGATGAGACGATGGTTACAGGGGACTTCAGATCCATCGTGTCTCAGGAAGACGCTAATAGCCTAGCAAGGGCTGCTGTCGAGGCTCAAGGTCAGGATATAGCGAATATCAAGGGTAACTGTGAGAAGATACCGGTATTTACCGGATCGTACTCCAAGGTATTCCAGAGAACCAACTGCCCTGAGGGTTCTACTCCTGTTGACTTCACCGTGGACGAGAAGATGTGTTCTGGATATCCGTTTACTTCTACGGTATCGCAGGATGCCGCCAATAAGCTGGCGCAGGACGCTGTCGAGGCGCAAGGTCAGGCTATCACCAACGAGCGTGGCGACTGTCAGACTAACGTCTACTATAACGTAAGGATGGAGAAGACAGTCACTAGAAACAATTGCGATGAGTTCCATATCGGTCAACCTTATACTTATGTTGTAGCCGCTGGTAAGTACTTCTCTATTATCTCTCAGGAGGATGCCGACAATAAGGCTAAGGCCGATCTTGAGGCTAACGCCCAGCAACAAGCCAACCTAGAAGGTGAGTGTAAGGAGAAGACGATCTACTACGGTAGGTATAATAAGGAGTTCACTCGTAATAACTGTGATGAGACCCAATACGGCACCAAGGTTGTCGTGGATGAGACGATGGTTACCGGAGACTTCAGGTCTACCGTATCACAGGCGGATGCCAACAATAAGGCTAAGGCCGCCGTCGAGGCTCAAGGTCAGGATGTGGCTAACGTGAAAGGTAAGTGCGAGAAGGTGCCTGTATATACCGGTACTTATACACGTACGTTTACCCGTAACAATTGTGGCACTGGCACTGGTGGTACTTATACGGTAAATGATAGGATGGTTGACGGTTATCCGTTCACATCTACCGTATCTCAGGAGGATGCCAACAACAAGGCCAAGGCCGCCGTTGACGCCCAAGGACAGGCCCTTGCCAATATCCACGCCCTTTGTACGTACACCGGCCGTGCTTCCTTGGAGTTCACGAGAAACAACTGTGGTGAGTGTAAGATCGGATCTAAGGTAACGATAACCCAAGATATGGTAGAAGGACACCCATTCCAGTCTAACGACTCCCAGACCGCCGCTGACGCTATGGCTATGACCGCCGTACAGGCTCAAGGACAGGCTTTGGCTAACACCAAGGGTACTTGCTCTAACGCCACTATGTATACCGGCAAGGCTAGCTTCGAGTTCACGAAGAGCAATTGTGGCGCTAATCAGGTAGGAAATCCGTTCACCGTGACACAAGATATGGTGGAAGGTCATCCGTTCCAGTCTTGTGTATCACAGGATGAGGCTAACTTAGTCGCTATGGCCGCTGTCATGAATCAAGGTCAGAAGATCGCCGATGAGCGTGGTACTTGCCATGAGGCTCCTAAGTACACCGGTCATTATAGCGAGGCGTTTGAGAAGAATAATTGTCCGTCTGGTCTTATCCCGTCTTCAGTTACCGTTACTGAGGCTGACGTGACCGGAGGTCCGTTCTACTCATACGAGAGCCAGTTCGCCGCCGATGAGCTAGCCAAGGCCGCTGTCAAGGCGCAAGGTCAGGCTATAGCCAACGATCGTGGTACTTGCGACGAACTGAAGATATATGTAGGTAATTATAGCAAGGAGTTCACTCCTAAGTGTCCTACTTGTCAGTATGCAGATCCTATCACCGTAACCCCGGATCTTATGGGTCAGTTCTTTACCTCAACCCGTTCTCAGGAAGAGGCAGACGCTTTGGCTAAGGCCTATATCGACAGAATGGGTCAGGCGTTCGTCAACAAGAACTATGATGATACGTGCCATACGAAGACCGAGCAACCGGTATGGGAGACTATAGAGACCGTATGTAAGGACTGTATCTCTCAATTACATCAACGTAATACCAATACCTGTTATACTGATCCTGATAATCAAGAGCGGTATATAGCTGGTGGTAATAATACATGTTTCTGGTTTGGTACGGCATCCAAGGCCTTTACCCGTCAATGTGCGGATGGTGGAGTTGGAAGCTCTGTTACCGTAACTCAGAATGATGTTACGGATCCAAGTCCTAGCTCTGATGGTAAGTTTAAGTCATGTGTATCCCAAGCTGACGCTAACGCCAAGGCATTGGCCGCCGTGAACTCTCAGGGTCAGGCCGTGGCTAACTCGAAGGGTACTTGTACTTGGACAGGAAGCTATACCGGACAGGTTAGGAAGAACAATTGCGCTGACGGCGGCGTGGGCGACATGGTATCCGTAAGTAGCAGCAAGCTTCCGGGACACCCGTACACCTCCACCGTTTCCTTGGCTGACGCCAACAAGAAGGCTGAGAACGCGGTTCGTGGATCTGATGGTCAGGCTTACGCCAATAAGAATGGAGGATGTACATGGACTTACGTGGCAAGCCGTGACTTCTATAAGAACAATTGCGCCGGAAGCGGGGTTGGTCAGAGAATAACAGTGACCTCTACGCAGGTTAACGGCGGTACGCCTATCACCAGCAAGGTTTCTTTGGCTGATGCCAGAAGCAAGGCCGAGCAGATCTTAGACCAGAAGGGACAGGATTACGCTAACCAACATGGAACTTGTGTATGGACCGGTACTGGAAGCGCTACATTTTATAAGGATAATTGTGGTACATGTAAACATGGTGTCGCTCTATCCGTTCCTTATAGCGCCTTAGGGTTGTCAGCGTTGACATCTACCGTATCTCAGGCGGATGCCGACAGCAAGGTTCAAAACGCTTTCAAGAATGATACGGCGACTAAGACCGCCGCTCAAGCTTACGCTAATAAGAATGGTGATTGCGCCGATGACGATGATACCCCATCTTATGATGATTGGAGTTACTATTGTAGTGGATGCGATTATCGTAGGAGTAGGAATCAGACCAATCCTTGCTCTTCAGCCCCAAATCAAGATGAGTTGGTTGAGTCCGATTCGAGATCTTGTGGATGCGGATGTGATAATACATACCATATGGATAATAGCAGGTGTAATAATGGTAATAGCGAGGAGCATTATTCTAGCGAGTGTGATCCTACGGGATATTGGCAGAATGGCGGTGAGCATTGTTGTAATCCATATGACTACACTATCTATACCAATGAGGTATGTAAGGGATGTTCGGGCGAATGTGGTGATGTATGCGCTCCTAGTAGCCCTATGAAGGTTGTTTCTGCCGGAGAATATTGCAGGAGCACGGCTCAAGGTGCGTCTAGCGCCGCTTATGATGCTTATTCTAGCGCTAAGGAGGCTCTTCAGATTCTTGTTAATGCTAAGACATGCCCTTCTAAGGTTGGCAATGATGACCGATGGGGGAATGTCAAGGCTACGAACTGTCCTAGCAACTGTACTCCTAAGACTATCAGTTATAAGCAAATCGCTGGTAAATACACCGCCTGCACCAAGGACGAGGCAAACAGAATAGCCGACAACAACCTACAGTCAGACGGCACCTCTTACGCTAATGGCTTGGCGCAGGCCGATAGATGCGATTGCGTGGAGCCAACAAAGACGTGGAGCGCCAACGCTATGCTGAGCGGTGATCCTTGTAATGGTCTGTCTGGTTCTACATCTGCATTAAGGTGCTCCTATGAAGTGTCTTACAATAATCAATGTGGATCATCTAAATCAATAACTGTAACTGTTACTGGTAGGAATGATCATGGACAAACCGTTACGGCTGGAAGTACTACCGTAAGCATACCTACTGGGTCTGGTAAAAAAACCGGTGTCATAGGTTTTGATTCAGGAGTACAATGTGGGTCTATAAGTGTTTCTGGAGGAGGATCTGGAAACTGTTAAGATTCTGATGTATAACAAAAAAAAGGAGAGGCTGATAAGTCTCTCCTTTTTATTAAAAACCATAACAGCAGTGATTGTCAACAATTACCTGAATCATGACCAGAGATTGTTACATCTCCACATACCACTTCTCGGCTAAAATATACACTTCCACTCTTGGTTCCGGATCCTGCGGGAATTGTAAAGCTAGCGCTATTGACCTGCTCTTCTCCGTTTTGTGTATATCCTATACCACTCACAGAACCAGATATAGATCTACCACATTGATTATTATACGTAATCGTAAATCCTCTTGATGTGACAAGTTGTCCATGGCTCATGCAATCATTATTCATAGATACCGACCATGACCACGTCTTTGTTGGCTCCACGCAATCGCATCTATCGGCCTGCGCCAAGCCATTAGCGTAAGAGGTACCGTCTGAATCGATGTGAGTTTATCTTATTCAATGCGCATTGTTTATCTAGGTGATTATATACCACTTTACACCAAAAGCGTAAAATAATATACATTTATACGGAAATCCGTACTGGGTTCCACCAAAACCCTCTACCTTTTGGTAACATCGTTACATCAAAGGATTCTTTTTCTGATTTTCTAATGATGTTAAAAGCACCATTGATATCAGCATTAATTGTCCTACCGGAAGAAGTTTTAAACAATCCTCGTTTGGTCCTTCTTCCTTTGTAGGATTCATGTTTGCAAATCCGTTCATTATCTAAAAAGCTACATTTTGAAGTATAAGATTCTTCAACAATCTTAACATTAATACCTTCTAATGTTGCTTTATAAGATACCATACTGATAAACATATTAAAAGGAATAGATACAAAGTTTTGATTATTCCGCTTTCCGATATTTATCTCTTGTTTCCAACATCTATTATGACCGATTACGATCGTATTAATGCCATTGGAAACTACGTGATTAATCAATATCCTACTTGCCTTATGAAGATAATCTTTGATCTTGTTATTCCTTTTGTTAGTTAATAACCTGATTTGTTTTGAAGTATGTTTATTGTCTTTTAACTTGGATTTTAAGAATGCTAATCTTTTGTTATAATACTGGTTGATAGACTTTAGTGGTCTACCATTGATGATAAAACAAGAACCATTATTTGAAACACAAGATGCTAAATTATCTAATCCTATGTCGATACCAAGGTAGTTTCCATTATCTGACATAAGATTCTTTTCCTTCTTGTTGTAAATTATTTCAAGAACAATATACCCATTCTTAGGAATGAACCTAAGTTGTTGGATATTTTGTTTATTGGTTCTTGTTGTAAAGGAAAACTGTTTTGGTAACTTAACAATGCCTTGCTTTATCCATTTTTAAGAAAAAGCGATTGTTGTAAAAACAGCAGGAAACAAACCGTCTTTGTTAAGATACTTAGGTATTCTAACAAATTCGGAATACTCACCTCTATTCTTTTTATTAAAGAGATTGAAGAAAGATTTAAAGTTTCTATCAACCATCATCAACACTTGTTGAGCAACTGGTGTAGGTAAAGCACGATAGTCAGCATCGTTTTCTGTTCTTAATTTCTTTTCAAGAGAATAGTAGTTAAGATATTTGTACTTTACAGTATTATCATCCTTGTATTGGAAATAGTGTTGTCTAACAACATACAATCCTTTATTGTATAAGTTTTTACACTTATGCAACAGGTCTTGAAGCTCATTGTAATAAACAGAACTTGGCTTGATTGTATGTTGTTCAACTAATCTCATGGCGCAAATGTAAGAATTATTATTTATAAATAAAAACGATTCGGTATATTTATGGTGTAAAGTTGTATATAATCACCTAAAATCATTAATATTGTATCGTTAATATTAATACATTAAGTTATGGCTTGCAATAAGAAAAAGAAAATGGCTAATGGAGGCAAGGTCTCCGAGAAAAAGAAACCTCAATTGAAATGTGGAGGCAAGGTTAAGAAAAAGAAGTAACAACCGGAGGGGTATATCCCCTCCTCAGTATTTAGCATATGAAAAATTCAGAATTTGTATCTAGAATCATAAATGATATGAACTCCATCAATAAGGACGCTCATGTCAGTAGGAGATGGATATTATCCATAGGAAGACAAAAGGCAAGATCATATATAGCCCAGAAGTATGCTGATGGAACCTTGTTCGGCGAGGAATCACTGTATACTCATATCAATTGCATGGAGATGGAGAGGGTTCGGAAAATTGATTGTTGTTTTGATGAGTTTAAACTATGCAGGATACTTATGAGATCCAAGAAAAGATTGCCCGATATGATATATACCCGTATAGGTCCGGCTATCATCAAAGTATCAAATATCATGGATGATATTATATTTACCTCCATATCGTTAAGAAAATACGCTAACAACAAGGAACGTAAATACGGGAATATAGATCAATACTATTATTATGTCAATGATGGATATATCTATATACCAGATATTAACATAGAGGCTATAAATGTTGATCTTATAACTCTCGACAGAAAAGCGGCGTTAGAGCTAGGGGGATGTGGAGCTGAAAAAGATAAGCCATGTACATCTCAATGGGATTATGATTTCATATGCCCAGACAAACTTCTTGAATATGTGGTTTCCGAAACATTAAGGGAAACTGTAACCAAATTGCAGATCCCTACGGATGAGAACCCGGATATGGATATTAATAAGAAAACACAAAAAATTCAATAACATGAATCTAATAAGATCAATAATCAATTTCTTTGGTTTCAATGACGCCATAGTTGACGGTATAGGCGAAAGAGGGATGAGAGACAGCTCTATTATAAGATATAATGAGGTGCACGATATGTATGACAAGATTATAAAAGATCTGGGAGATATGTCGGCTTACGTATTCAAGGGTTATATCTATGATAAGATAAAGGAAAGAACGGGATTAAGTACCAGACATATTAGTAGGATATTAAATCATACTAATAGAAAAGATCTTAGGTTTATATAAAAAGGAGAGGATAATCAACCTCTCCTTTTTGTTTTTAACAGCCTCCACCTTGACTTGGATTAGATACATACATGCTTGTAGCATTGCTAACACAATCACTTCCGCCTGATATCGTTCCCGATCCGGATGGTATGGTGACTGTTTTAGTGGTAGAGAAATATTCTACATCTCCAGATGGTTCAGATCTAGTATAATACACATCAAATGATGCTGTTTTAGATTTACCACATGGATTATCATAGCTTACGGATATACTTAAGCATTGTCCATTAAAACTTCCGCTAGCGTAAGCGCTCCATGTTTCGAGGCAATCGCATCTATCGGCCTGCGCTAAGCCATTAGCGTAAGAGATACCATCGGATTGGAGGTTATCGTCGGCTATTCTGTTTGCCTCGTCCTTGGTGCAGGCGGTGTATTTTTGTGTATAAATTTCTTGTATTAGGATGAAATCGTTATATTTGTGATATGAAAACAAAGTCATTTAAAATACTTGATCAGTACTTTCTCCGTTTTTATAGATCTATTATGTCTAAGAACGGCAAGAGAAGGAAACATACGATTGTGGACAAGAATGATATTCTCGAATGTCAGTCCTTGATATGGAAGGTCATACGTGATAAGTATCTGGATAATGAGGGTGGGGTTTATATAAACAACATCGGTTATCTGTGCCATAAGATCAATCCTAATCGTAAGATATATCTAAATAAGCTTACCGGTACTATTAACAGACGTGGAACTGGTGGATATTCTTATGTCCATACGTGTATTGATTTTATGCCTCGGAACAAGTATTTCCATCTCTATATTTCTCCGGCGTTGAATAAGGAGTGTAGATTGGCTATGGAATCAGGTAGGAGGTATAAGTTCTTGTACCGGGAGGTTGAGTCGGAGAGTAAGGTATTTGGAGTTAAATGGGTTTATAAGCTGTAGAAGTTTTTGTGATCCAGTTAGCCCGTGAGGGTAGACTGGATTTTTTTTGTATCACGGATTCAAATACATATCTTTGTGCAAAAGACTTAAATATGACTATAAAAGGGCTATTGGCCGAGATCAAGGCCGATTTACATAAATACGATGATAGCGGGGCTATAGATACCTCGTCTGTTTATAGGTGGGCTGAGATCGCCTTGAAAAGGTTCGGGGGTGTTATAGCGGTCATGTCAGAGGCGGTTGTCAAGACCAGTAATAAACAGGCGGTATTGCCTTCCGATTTTTTCGACATGCTTGACGCTTATAGATGTGAGCCTCTGGTTTGCGAGATACCGGGCGGCGACAAGGCTAAGGCTGACCTCCAACACGAGATCGGCTGGGTCGAGCGCACCGAGCGCGGTTTCCGTTGGAACTCCTGCACCGAGTGCTGTAAGGAGGAGTTTGAGAAGACGATCACGGAGAAGATATATATCGGGTCTCATGAGGTTCGCTTCCATTACCATCATCCTGTAAGATTATCGATAGGTCGTGGGTTGAGGCGTGATTGCGCCGCTGACAAGTATCGGTATAAGCACGATTGGGATAATTATGATATAACTATATCCGGCAATATTATGTATACCGGGTTTGACGGGTTTATTTATATCATATATCGTGCTACGCCTAAGGATGATGACGGTCTTCCATATATACCTGAAACGGCGTTAGGATACCTTGAGGATTATGTTGAGACGTATATCAAGATGAAGATCTTTGAGAACGCTGCCGTGAACGGTTTGGTACAGGGCGCTGGTGACGCTTATAAGCTATACGCCCAACAGGAACCGGGTAAGTTCGCTAGGGCTATGAAGGAGCTTAAGATGTCGATGATCACGTTAAATGATTATCGGGAACTGGCTGAGGATAATAGGAGAAGGATGTTGTCTTATGAGCGGATGTGGCCCAATGCTTTTGATAAGTATATCAAATTGGTTTAGTTGCGGGGGAGGGAATCGAACCCTCGATCTTTAGGTTATGAGCCTAATGAGATACCTCTTCTCCACCCCGCGATTATGACGCGAATATACGTTTTTAAAAAGAAAAAAAGATAATATGGCAAAGAAAAATGATTGGATACATTTAGATAAGACAAGTGGTACTGGTCCTGCTGAGGTTAAGGTTACCGCTGATATCAATGAGACTGGTGAGATACGTCAGGTAACGTATAAGGTTATAAAAGAGGGAACCAAGGAGGAGAAGACGTTCGTGTGCAGGCAGGAGTCCGTCCCGGTGGTGATCATCCCGGAGTTCGATTACCTTGTGCTTAGGTATATCTGGGCTGACGAGGACGGCATTGACTTTGACACGGCAACCGGTTTCGACAACACCGGCCTCCCAGACGTTGACGGCAAGCTGGTTGGTTGGAGTAAACAGTACCAGACCACGCAGGAACGGGTAGGTGATTATCTCATCCATGGTGGTGATAACATGGAATCGGGTAATGAGGCAGCTTTGATCCAGATGGGACCGTTGTTGGATGGTGATAATTATGATAAATTACCTCTTGAGATCAGATGCAGTATATACGGTAACTGGTATGGTGGTCGTGAGAAAGGTAATGTCACTATCGGGTTCACGGCATATAAGGGCGGTTCTATGGAGAAACGTGGATATGATTTTGTCAATATCGGAGGCGAGGAGGTTTATACCGGTGACGCTCCCACTAACGTATCCGCCCATGGTGAGGATAATTGGCAAAATATAAAGACCTTGTATTCTAAGGTAGGCACGATGATCTATAACAAGGAATCTCGTGACTGTATTGTAAGAATAGGTGAATAGATTTTTCTTCATAATATAAACACATCGGCTCTCTTGTTCGTGAGGATAGGAGAGTTTTTTATTTTTTTAATCCTTCACTTATGACATATTTGATCTTTTATTGCGTGGGAATAATCTAGCTTTGCCGAAAACTAGGATCATGATAACTTTAAATGATGTAAATAACGAACTCCATGTCCGGTTATATATACTGGAGGTGCTTAAGGATTATATAAGAGATGATGATTTCGATGGCCTTGTAGATAAGGCGTTGGATTTTGTCATGGAAGGCGTTTCTATGCCTAAGGCTCCGACCAAGGATACCACCATGAGTGATATATCAAAGAGCGTTTTGGCCTTGGTAGCGGGTGCTGGATTAGATGAGAGGTTAAGCAAAAGCTCTTTAGAGTTAGCTTATGACAGATGTAAGATGAGGTACGTATTCGATCCTCGGAATCGTGACATACATGGTGTTGTCGTTGGTTATTCCAATGACTTTAATAGTCTGGTAGCTGTGTGTGATGAGGGATCGAAGAAAGGAGTGGACAAAGGATCTACTGATTTTGTGGATGTCAATGAGAGATACGTGACTAACGGTTTCTTTTACATATCTGTAGAGGATGCCGATAAGCAATCGAACTACATGGGTGGAAATTCGTAATTATTATGTTTTTGTGCTTTACCACGAGACGTTTTAAGTGTTTAGTCTTCCTCCTGACTTGTGAAAGTTAGGAGGATTTTTTATATTCGCGTGATTTGAATGTTTTAGCATAATACGTACAGTTTTTGTTAAGATCCGGCGTGTAAGTGATTATCCGCCGGATTTGTTATCTTTGCGAAAAACATAACATCGTGCAGAACAATTCTAACATAGCGGTTCCCGACTCCGGGATGAACAGGGATAAGCATCCACAGGATCTATCCCAGTCTGAGTACAGCTTTGCCTTGAACGCTACCATAGAGGGTGACGATGGAAGCCAGCTTAAGATCCAGAACGAGCCTAGTACCCTTTTATGTAAGCGATTCGATGGCTATAAGGTTATTGGGTATAAGAATGATATAGCTGGTGATAACACTTATTTCTTTCTATCTAATCCGGATGATAATACGTCTAAGATCACGTTCATGCGGTCATTGGATTATATCAAGACCGTGGAGGATCAATTGGCTGGATCGGGAAAGGACATCCATCGTATCCTTGGCGAGAGGCTTGAGGAGTCGGATGGTCGTTTTGATGAGATATGTGATTTGATGGAGGTCCTGATAGAGGACGGGGTTGATGATCCTTGTCTTAACTTCTCCATCCATCACCCGATATTCGACATAGAGATCAAGGACGAGAAATGCGGGAAGGTGATATACTGGACCGATGGATATAATCCCCAGCGATATGTTATGGTCGATAAGGCTCTTAATCCGGATGATGATGGTGACTTTTGGTATCATTACCATGGGTATAAGACATGTGGGGATGACAAGCCAATAGAGAGGTGTAGGCTGGCCTGCGAGAAGCTGCTGGTGTTCCCGTTGCTGACGGCCCCGTGCGTGGAGCCTGAGGTCGTGGAGTTCGGGGGGAGCCTGCGTGCCGGGACCTACCAGTTCTGCGTGGCGTTGTGCGATGAGTTCGGGATTGAGAAGACCGGATATTGCTCATTGACCAATCCAATCATGTTATTCGATCGTCAAGATATGGTTATCCGCGATGGTTTATGGGGTAAGTCAACCAACATGGGTATCCGCCTTACCGTGTCTAATATAGATAAGCAGGTATCTCATTATAAGATAGGTGTTATACAGAATACGGTTGGGTTTAATGGTGAGCAAAGCCCGGTTCTTGAGTATTTCATAGAAGGTATACATCCGATAACGGAAAGGACTATCTATTATCTTACGGATCAATATAGCGAGCGTACGACCATGGAGAAGTTATCCAAGGAAATACCGGTATATAAGACAGCCAGAGGCATGACGTCTGTCGGGAATCGTCTTCTTCAATACGGATTGACCGTGGAGAATGAATGGAATCTTCAACCGGTCGTTAATTTCTTGGGTCATTTCGTTAAATGGCAGACATCGATAGCCACGGAGAATCTGTATAAAGACGGTGTGGCTTGCTCTAAATACGCCTCTTTCATGCGTGACGAGGTATATCCGTTGGGTATAAGGTTCTTTACCAATACAGGATACAGGACAGCTAGATTCCCGCTTATCCCTCGTCCGGCCACAAGGGAGGAGATGGAGGTTATCGTTGATGAGGACGGTAACTCTGACGACCTGTCGGCTGCGTCGGTGCTGGAGAACAACCCGCAGTGCGCGGGGAACAGCCGCCGTCATCTTTGGCAGTTTAAGAATACGGCAAAGATCATAAACGACCCATCTTGGGGATTTGATGATTTTGGAGGAGAATGTAAGAATCAGTTAGATGTCAAGCAGCTCAGATATGTAGAGCAGGAATATGCCACGGTAGGAGAGACCCAATTCGTTATCAATACGATGGGGGAAGATGTTACGGTAGATGATGCTATTGATTATATCGCTGATAATATAGAGAACCTGTGTGATATCATAGAATCTAATGTAGGTATTACTGACGAGTTATGCGCTGCTATATCATTGCCGGAGGATCAAGACGGTATAAAGGCTCCCGATTTCCCTAGTGGATGTGATGATATCGAGAGGATAGAGACCAGGACTATATTGGATAAAAACTCTTTGGTGGATTCTAGGATTGATTTTACATATAAGCTGGCTAGTGATTATACGGAGACCGAGCCTACCACCTTAATACAAAGTAACGCCGAGTCACAAAGGAAATTCTCTGTATTGTGTGATTTCGATAATTACTCCAGTGGAGGTAAGAATATCATAGATCTGGTTCAGGAATGGTTGGATGGTCAGGATGAGGATAAATTCCCGTCTGATATAGACTCCTCCGCCTTGGTCTTGTGTCAGGATATGTCTAATGTCCGGCAGTTATATGATGAGGGTATATGTACTAATGGGTGTTCGGTAGGTGATCCTCACGTGAATCCTACTATTAACGATGTTCAACTTCCTACATTCCAAGGGGGTAGGTCATTGGGTAAGTGCACATATTTGTATCAATATCCCGGATGGGAAGGAAAGAAGCATACGGAGACGATGCTTGATCAGTTAATGGATACGATGGAGGCTTATTTCCCCCAATATGAGAGTCAGTTTGGTATCGAGAACGCCATGTGTCTTTTTGGCGATGGTGATAATTCTAAGTTCAATACCGGTATAACTACTGACTGGGAAGGTCGTGTGTCTGTGCAGAATGATATTGACGCCAAGACCAATTGGTTCGGTAGAAGCAACTTGACTTATTTCAAGTTCTATCCACATGTATCCTCATACGCCAGATGGGTGGAGTTGGATTACGAGAAATACATAAGTGGTTTATCCGATCCTGATAACGGTATTATGTATATAGAGATGATGGGTAACTATAATTATCCGATCGGCGACTCATCATCATACAATAAGGTTCGTATAACGTTTTTCTCGGACAAGGAAGGTACCGTGGCTCCTAATCCTTTGGCTAATGATGCCAAGAAAGGTGTTATAGTGAATTACGTGGATCATAAGATATTTATGATGCCAAAGTACTTGTTCTGGAATGATGACAAGACTACTTTCCATAAGATATATGTTTGCATCGAGCCTGCGGTATGCGTGTTCTTCACCGGTTTCGCCATGAGGCAGGACATGAAGGAGCTTGCCGGATTCTATACGGCCGGCACCGCCATCTTCCCCGCCCCGTTCTGTTTTGGCATTCGGCCACTGGAGGTGAAATACGTGTTCTTCTTCACGAAAGAATTGAAATTAAGGAGATTTGTTACCTATGAGGCGAAATGTATCTCATGTGGAGATAAACCCGCTGATTGCGCTCCCAGACCATATCAGTACGGTGATTTCGGATATTGGGAGTCTGCCAATAAGTATCCGGCTAATTTTGAGTTGTATGATTCAAGCAAGATCGGGATATCATCGGGAGGATCAAAGAGGAAGGATATAATAGATTCTTTGACGAAATACTATGGGTCTCCTAAATCCGTTGGGGGTAAGTCTTATTTCACCGGTAATGGGGATAACGCTGAGTACCCCAATACGTCAACCACGTTTTGTCAGAGACCTATACGTCATTACAAGTTTCCGGATAACTCTGTCGCTCCTTTCATGGGTAATCCGTCTCAACTGACCGGTCAATATGGAGTTGACTCCTATATTTATCCTATGGGGGTGATGCTTGATGACGATATCGTTAATGAGTTTCTGGATATAGCGGTAGAGAACGGTCTTATAGATAAGGCTAGAAGAGATTCTATAATAGGATATGAGTTGTATAGGGGCGATAGGACGTTGGATAAGAGCGTTATCGGGACCGGTCTGGCTTATGATATGTTTAAGTACGATGATCCCGACGGATCGGCTAATCTTTATCCTAATTACCCTTACAACGATTTGTCTGATGATATGTATATCTATAAGGATATTAATCGTGAGAAATTTATAACGCATCCGTTTAACAGGAAGGGTAATATCTGGTATTCATTCTTAAGTCCTGATATTGCCTTTAACAAGCCTGACGCTCCCACCGAGTGCCTTGTTGATGGTTATCAATTAGGTAAATCCTCCGGTATATTCAGGGAGGTGGAGGATCACCCTAAATGGACGATATTAGGGAGTAAGGCTTACAGTATGGCAACATCATTGGCTACGGTGGAGGCTATGGCTAATTTAATATCCGCTATAGCTGAGTATACATATCAGTCGGCTTCACAGCAATATGTCGGTGGAGGCGTGTTCTTTTTAGCCAACCCTGTCGGCATAGCGCTGACGGCTATCCGTCTGGCTACGGGTATCGCCAAGGCCACAGCCCAGTCCGTGGTGGATATAGGCAAGTACAGATATCAGTGGTTAACGGCATTGATAGATAGGGGACCTAGACGGAACTATGCTTATTATTATACTTCTGTCGCTCATTATAATTTATTTTACCAAAAAATAGGGGCGTCGGAGCTACGTGGATTGTCAACGGCCAAATATATCAAGAGCGGGTTGTATCCGGTTACAGACATCTCGTCACAAGGGGGAACCGTAGGTGGTAAGCCTATTATCATAAACAACCTCGATCGTGAGCATTCGTTGTTCATGTCATTTGGTATGGATAAGTATATGCTTGAATATCCGGAGTTGGTTTCAAGTTACGATACCAGCCGTATTCAGGATGAGTGTAATATTCGTAACGATGAGGTGGCTGGTATGACGCCTCATTTTATGACACGTGAATCTTTCGTATCCTGCCCCTATATGAGGATAAAGAAATATTCTCCGGCTCAATACGGGCAGATAGAGGATATCAGGTGGGTATCGTTAGGTGGTTGCGGGTTGATGGATAAGGATAAGCGTAAACCTGTTTTTGGAGGTGATGTATTTATATCAAGATTCTCGCTTAAGAGGAAGATGCCTATGTTTTATTTGACTCAGTTCGGTCAGGGGGACATGATACCATTCCCTTATTACGATTATCGAAACATCGGGTATCCCCGTTATTTCGTCAATTACGATACTGGGGAGGATTATCTTAACAAGACCGATACGGATACCGGATCGCTATACTCTTTCCCTAGCCGGAAGAGCGCTTATGAGATGGTTTGCAAGACCGGAGATATGTATCTTAGCGGTCGTTTCTTCCTATATTTCTATGGCATACCTCAGTTTCTTGTGGAGTCTGAGATCAATTGCAATTTCCGTATAGCCGGCCCTGAGCCTTACGAGGGGTTCTATCCGGAGGTGGGGGATTATATATCATGGACTCAGGAGCGTAATGTCCCTATATCAAGGGGTAATGTGTTTAAGATGAGTCCTGTGTATAAGAATCGATTTACGTTAGGTGGCAGGTCATTACCAGAGACGTATGATAGCAATTTTTGGGACTGCGCCTACCAAAGACCCAACGGCGTCATATGGAGCACCGCCGACGTGTCGGAGAACGGCATGACCGATCCTTGGCTGTCGTACAAGCCTATGGATTACCATGAGTTCAAGACCTCGTTCGGAAAGCTTATAAGCATGAAGGGAATAGAGTCGGATCAAATACTAGCTCGCTTCGAGAATCAGGTAGGACTATATAACGCTATAGACGTGCTGGCAGAAAGAATATCCCCGGAGAATAGCGAGCTAGGGACAGGTGGGCTTTTCGCCTCTCGTGGCATTGAGTATAATAATACGACGTTAGGATATTCCGGGACCCAGAGTCGGGATATGATCAGTTGCGAGTTTGGGCATTTTTGGGTCGATTTAAGGCGTGGTCAGGTGTTTAAGGTAGATTCTAATGGTAGGAATCTTACGGAGGTCACACCGGGGCTTAGAAACTGGTTTAAGGAGCATCTTCAGATGAAGATCATCCGTAGCCGGATATATAACGCTGATACGGACGCTGAGTTGTCTTATTATGATATTGATAACAAGTTTTTTGGTATAGGGTTGTCCATGGGTTGGGATAATCGGTTCAAGAGGGTTCTAATAACCAAGAAAGATTATATACCGGTAGGGAATCCGAGCGAGTACCAATTCCGTGGCGGCCGGTTCTACAGGAACGGGCAGGCGGTGGAGCTACAGGACGCCAGCCATTTCACGGACGTCTCGTTCACCGTTGGGTATAACTGCCTGAAGGGTGAGTGGAAATCATATTTATCCTACACCCCTGATTATTATATCGAGCACCAGCATTATTTCCAGTCCGGAAAGAACTACTCAAGTGAAAGTCAGGAGATAGGTTTATGGTCTCATGGTTTGACCAACCAATCGTATCAAGTATTTTATGGTAAGCTATATCCGTTTGTTATAGAGGTTCCGGTACGTGAGCAGTATGTGAATAAGATCCTCACCAACTACCAGTATCGGATGGATGCCAGAAGGTATCAGGATGAGATTAATTACCAAATTCTTAGGACTACCGGATTTAATAAGGCATGGTTTTATAATGATACCAACAACAGCGGTGAGCTTCGGATGGTTATCGCCGACAAGAACGATATGAGCCAGCGGTTAAGGTATCCTGTAACCAATGACGATAGCCGTGAGATACTGGTGACGGAGGTTGATCAGAAGATAAATATAAATGACTATTTTAACGAGGTCAAAGACGATACTAATAACCTACCGGTATGGATCAAGGACGTGAATGATATTGACCGGAAGATCGACCCTAGGGCCGTCGATTATCACCGGAGGTGGCGTGATCGTCTTCGTGGCGATTGGTTTTTGGCTAGGTTCGTGAATGATATTGAGAGCCGGTTCAAGATGATAGTTCGTTGGTTCAGCAATGATGAGAAAGTTTATTAATTTATTAACATATGGGGGGGGTATTTGCCGCCTCTTCCTTGTATATTAAAACGATATGGAAGATTTTATTGGTAAGTACGATGGTAATCAAATAGACAGTAGACTTGATAAGGTCAAGGATATGGTTGGCGCCACGGCGTCCGGGGCTGGCGCTGCGGGATTGGTGCCGGCTCCTGCTAAGGGGGATGAGGGTAGGTTCCTTTGTGGTGATGGTACGTGGAAGGACGCAGTAGCTAAAAGTGATGATGAGGATGCTTTTTTAGCTATCATCTTACAGCTTGTAGGAGATCAATCTACTACTTTGCCTCAATCTCAATATAATACTATAAAGTCGTTGTTTGATGGTAGTTCTACGTCCAATGTCAGGATGATAAGACCTAACAATTCTTTTGTAGAAGCGTTAGGTGGCGTGAATATTAATGATTTGATGGTTTTTAATGATCAAAGGAATGATTGTATCACTATTTATATCAGCGCTTCAAATAATTCCCTTAATATGGGATTTTCAGATATATCTATATCTGTTTACCCTAATTTGAATGTTGAATATATTAATTCTTCTTTAAATATAGCATCATCAGATAACACCGAGATAGTTATTGTAAGGTCTTTTGGGAATACAGAAGATAATATAAATTTTGATAATCAGCTTCATCTTAAGTTGAAAGGGACTGGGAATAAAGCATTGATGGATAATGGGTTATATCAGGATATAAGAGGTATAGACATATCAAGTTATCTATTAGAACCTGGGACTATTAATATAGTATCATCTATAACCAAATCAAAATATGATGATATAAAAAGTTATATTCTAAATAATTATCATATGTATCTTTCACGAGTGATATCTAGCTCCGGTTTTACGGCGGCTTTAAATTCATATATCATAGCAAGTTATATTTATGATGCCGCTTATTTGGTATTTTTTGATCCGAATTCTTCAAAAATGAGTAAGATAAAAATTAATTATGATACTTATGAGGTAAGTACTATTGTAATTTAAATATTTGATGTTATGGCAACAGGAAAAGCTAGCGGTAAGAAGAAGGGCAAATGCCCGAAATCAGGATGTATCAAGAAAGTAGGGAGTGATTGGCGAGTGGTCAGTAACAAGACCGGTAAATTATGGCCGGCTAAGTACAAGTCTAAGGAGAAAGCTAAAGGAGCCTTGGCTGCTTATCACATGCATTAGCGTATAAACGGGTACATGATTTATTATGTGCCCGTTTCGTGTTTTTAGGCTTGTGATATTATGGTTATCTTTGTGAAAAACGTAATATATGTCTAAGAAGAATAAACCGGAGGAAATCCCATCGTGGATAAGGGATTTATATAAGGAGGATCTTGATCGTGTCGTAAGAGGCGAGCGTCCTATGTATTTCAGGGGTATGGATGATAGTCCTTTGAGAAACGTGTCCCCGGAGTTTGATATCCTTAGCGGAGGAGCCGCAGTTAAAGGCATGAATGGGATAAGAGGTGCGTTGTCCCCGTTGAATAATGGCATGGGTAATTATAATTTCAGTATCAGGGGTATAAATAAGAAGATCGGTGAGTTGGTTGATGAGGCGGGGCTATATTTACCTGAGAAATTAAGACCTGTATATCGGACTGTGGTGGATGCTATGTCGAGTTCCAAGGATAAGGGGTTGGGTCATATCACGCAGCCGTTGGCCAACGCCCTGTACCCAGCGGACGAGCGACGGGACCGGCGTCTGGAAGGGGAGCATCCCGTTGGTTATGTGGATGCCATAGATGGCATATGGCCTAGGAAGAAATATGGGCTATGGGGAGAAAAAATTGAGAGGAAGCAAGATGGAGGAGAAACAAGAGAGTCTGTTCTTGATAGACCTAGATTCGGGAGCAGGGTATTGGATAATTACGTAGCTTCTGCTCACCCGGTTTTGTCAATAATATATGATATCGCTAATTCAAGGTATACTGATGGCCCTACTCGCATAAATAAAGCTGCGTATTCATCAATAGATCCTATGGGGAAGAATCCGGAATGGTATGAGTATCCTGTTCATTTTATGAAGATGTTCGGGAAATATATATCTGGTGATTTTAATAACAAGTTATATGGCGATAGTGATAATGATGATTTAGGCACAAGAACTAGTGATGAGGCTTGGGCTAAATACAATAAACTCCCTTACGATGAGTCTGTATTGATAGATAATGGTGATGGTACGTATAGTATACGAAAGGAATTATCTAATAGGATGATACCTGATTCGTCTATCGTAAGGAATAGGATTGATGTGAATAGGAGTCTGTTTGATAAGGAAACTAAGGAATACAATGAAGGACTTATAAAAGCTTTAAGTGATGCCGATCCAGAGGAGTATGAGAGGATTCAGAGGGAATATAAGGATCTGAAAAGGGTAAGAGAGGGTGCCATATCAGCGGACGAGATGAATATAAAAGGGTTGAGGTCTCTTTATGATAAGGGGTATGGTGTCGTGAATGAGTATAATTATAGGGATCGTAGACTTGATAAGAACGAGACGGGTCCTCATAGTGTACTTGGTGATTATACGATATATCGTGACAAGGATATGGGCGGATACAGATATAGGGATGTATATGATTTCAATCCCGCTGTCCAGTTTCTTTTGAATGGGGATGTATTTAAGATAGATGGTAGTATTGATAAAAAGGATAGAGGAGGTTCGGTAAATACAGGGAGGGCTTATGGTTCTGGCAAGTATGTAATTGATCCTCGTAGATCAGAGGATAGTAAGATGGCTGTATATGACGAGATATGGGATTATCTGACCGACAAGAAGGGAATACCACAAACGCAAGCTATCGGTATCCTGTCGAACATCGCCGCCGAGTCCGGAGGGGACACCGAAGCCCTAGGAGCCGCCGGTGATTTTGGCATCCAACAATGGCTTGGACCGAGGAAGAAGGAGCTACAGCGCAGGTATGGTAAGAAACCGACATTGACCCAACAACTGGATTATCTTGTGGATGAGTATCAAGGTCGTGTACCGGGGCTAGGTTGGAACTACATGAACCAAGGCAAGTTCTTTGATAAGGACGCTCAAGGCAATATATATAATTACTATATGTATTCGAAAGCTGATTTTGATAACGCCACGAATTATAAGGACGCTACCGTAGCATGGAATCAAGGATACGGAAGACCCCTTGGATCGACATTAAGAAACGAGAAGCGGTTTGAGTTCGCCGATATGTTCTCCAACAGATACGGTGTCCCGGAGAACGAGCCAATGAGATACGAGTTCGGGCAGCGGGATTCTGGTACGGGAGACGGAGGTTATCAGCCCGTGCCTGAGACGGTAGCCCCCGCCGGCCCTTCTTTGGCTTCCCATCCTGCCGTGGATAGCTGGTGGGAGAAGGAAGGTCAAGACCTGTTATATAAGATGCTAGCTCAATCCGGCGCTAACAAGAAAGCTATAGAGGATATCGCTAATAATATTAAGAACGATCCCCAATCAGAGGCACAGGTAGCGGAAGCTGAGCGTATGCGTAGAGAACAGGCAAAAAGGCAGCTGGTGCTTAATATGATACCGGGGTTAAGTCTTAACATAAAAGGTATGAGTAGAAATGATAGTTAGTATTTTAATGATAAATAATTTGTTATGAATAAGTTGTTGTTTTTATTTGATATGTTATTTAAGGGGGCTTGTTTTACCCCCCCCCCCCCCCCCACCCCTAGTAGTTTAGGATGGGAGAATAGATGGGTAGATGCTATGGCTGATGATAGGAGGATGGTTATAGCATTGTTAGTAAAATATCTAAGGGGAGGTATGTTATGAGAAGACGTGTAATGACAGGTCCCAAAAGCTTGGATGTATTGTATACATACACTTATAATAGTAATAATTACCATACATTTGTGGCTCCAAAGTCGGCGTATTATTATGTTGAGTGCTGGGGTGGTCAAGGTAATTATGGTTACAATGATAGCGAAGATAGGTTTACCAGATCTAATGACCCTGGGTATGGTGGATATGTGGCTGGATTTATCAAGTTAGTTGGTGGTGATATCATTTATGTGTATTGTGGAAATGGTGGACTTAAGCAGACGAGTAATGTTGTAAAATATAATTATAATGGAGGAGGTTCAGGGCATTCAATGACTAATGAGAGCGCTGGAAGGTATATCTATGAGGGAGCCGGGGGCGGAGCTACAGATTTGAGGTTGTCCAACAATAGCGATCCTCTAAACGTAGATTCTTTAAAGACCCGTATTATGGTAGCCGGGGGAGGCGGTGGAGGATGTGAGTATTATTTTATTGGGCATGGAGGATCAGCGGGAGGGTTGAAGGCGTATCTGGGGGGCTATGCCAAGGGAACTCCTGCATCCCAAGTAGCGGGAGGATCTAACTCCGACAATAATTTAACTAACGGAAATAGAGGTCTATTAGGAGTGGGAGGAGGATGTGGCTTTGATGGCGTTTCGTATTCCTCTGGTGGAGGAGGAGGCTTTTATGGAGGACCAAGCGGCGGGATATCGTCGAACGCTATTCAAGCTGGTGGTGGAGGGTCCTCGTATATATCCGGTCATCCGGGATGCGTGAAATATGATAAATATGTATTTACTAACACTAAGATGATAGATGGGAACGGGTTCGTATGGACAGATGTGAAAGGGGAATTAGAAAAAATGCCTAATCCTTTGGGTGGATTATATGATTTAGGAAAGGGACATATAGGCTCTGGATATTGTCGTATATCTATATTCCAATAAATATTTATATATCTAGGTAATTATATACAACTTTACATCATAAATGTACCGAATTATTTTTATATATAAATAATAATCTATATATTTGTGCCATGAGATTGGTTGAACAACATACAATCAAGCCAAGTTCTGTTTATTACAATGAGCTTCAAGACCTGTTGCATAAGTGTAAAAACTTATACAACAAAGGATTATATGTTGTTCGTCAATATTATTTCCAGTATAAGGATGATAATACCGTTAAATACAAATACCTCAACTACTATTCTCTTGAAAAGAAGCTAAGAACAGAAGATGATGCAGACTATAGAGCATTACCAGCACCAGTAGCCCAACAGGTGCTTATGATGGTCGACCAGAATTTCAAGTCCTTCTTCAATCTTCTTAATAAGAAGGGTAGAGGTGAGTATTCCGAGAAAGTAAGAATACCTAAGTATCTTGATAAAGATGGGATGTTTATGGCTGTTTTTCCGACAACGGCTTTTTCTCAGAAATGGATAAAACAGGGTATTGTTAAGTTACCGAAACAATTCTCTTTCACTACAAGAACCAACAAACATGATGTCCAACAACTTAGATTTATACCTAAAAACGGATATATTATGCTTGAGATTGTGTATAATAAGAAAGAGAAAGATCTTATGCCCGATAACGGTAATTACCTTGGTATTGATCTTGGACTTAACAATTTAGCGTCTTGTGTATCAAATACCGGTTCTTGTTTTATTATCAACGGTAAACCTTTAAAATCTATCAACCAGTATTATAATAAAAGACTAGCATATTTAAAATCTAAATTAAAAGGCAATAAACAAGTATCAAGACAAATAAGATCGTTAACCAACAAAAGGAATAACAAGATCAAGGATTATCTGCATAAAGCCAGTAGGGTATTGATTAATCACGTAGTTTCCAATGGCATTAATACGATCGTAATCGGTCATAACAGATGCTGGAAACAAGAGATCAATATCGGAAAACGGAACAACCAGAACTTTGTATCTATTCCTTTTAATATGTTTATCTCAATGATATCATATAAAGCTACACTTGAGGGTATTAATGTTAAGATCGTTGAGGAATCCTATACCTCAAAATGTAGTTTTTTGGATAACGAGCAGATTTGTAAGCATAAGGAATATACTGGAAGACGTATCAAACGAGGATTGTTCAAAACATCTTCCGGTAGTATTATTAACGCTGATATCAACGCTGCATTTAACATCATAAGAAAATCGGCAAAAGAAGCCTTTGATGTAAACAACTTACCAGAAGGTAGAGGGTTTTGGTGGAACCCGATACGAATTTCCGTATAGATATATCCCATTTTACGATTTTAGTGTAAAATGGGATATAATCACCTTTGCTATGTTATTGACGCCGTTCGCTTTGATGGCGCAAGAGGTAATCCCATCAGAAGGGGCTATTACTATTGATCTGACTACCTTTACCGGTATCATGGCTTTCGTCACGATGTCAGCTACCCAGCTAGCTAAGGTAGTACCGTATATCGATACCCACAAGTGGGCTAAGATCCTATCGGCTATTGTTATTGGCATGTTGACATGTATCTTGGCGTGGTTTCTTCAGGTATCCCCATTGTTGGTAGGTAGTGAATGGTGGGAAGCTTTATTATATGGAGTGGCTGTAGGATTCAGCTCCGCTGGTTTCTATGACATGGTGAAAGCCTTAGGTTCGTTGTTCGTGAAAAGAATTTAGTACTGTTCAATAATTACAATATGTTATAAATTGAATTTCATTGTTTTATAGTTTGTAATTGTGTAATTTATTATTTATATTTGTGCGCCTATCTACTCATCACGAGCGGGTAGGCGCACTTATTAATTTAAAAGCATGATAAAAGTATGAAAAGTAATTTGATTTTGCAGTCAGAAAGTCGAGAATTGTTGGGTAGAAATATCTCTGTTATGTCCAAGGACGGGTTTGTGTGTATAACGGAAGTTATGGAGGCTTTAAATGAAAAACGCAAATCTATGGGATTAGAGTCGAGGAGACTTGATCATTTGTTCTCCACAAATGGTTTTCAGGAAAAGATGAAGGCTCTTGTTAAAGAATTGAGTATAAGCAATATATGTACTGTAAGAAATCTTACAGTACAAAATTATGTATTGGAAATCAATAAGATAACTGATCTTAAAAAATACGGCATGGCTTACCGAAGAGGAAAGGGAGAAGGGCAGAAATGGTATGTCAATCCGTATTTTTTTGTTATGGTAGCATTGGAGTTGGATCCAGAAATATATGCCAAGGTGATAATATGGCTACATGATGGATTTATAGAGGACAGGAATGCCGCCGGAGAAGCTTATATCAAAATGAGTTCATCTGTAGCTAGATTGGTTAATGATAAGAGTCAGTTGTCTGATAGGATATCAAGAGTTGCTAAAGCTATTAATTTTATAGTGTTTAATAAACATGAGAGTGGGATAAGAAATATGGCCACAAAGAATCAGTTGAATGATATAGTGGCTATAGAGAATGTTATTACCGGCATTATAGATGGGGGCTTTATAGATACTTATGATAAGCTTATAGACTATCTTGGACATGAATGGAAGAAGAAATGGGGTAATCCTGTTGCGGCTTTAAAATATTAGTGTTAAAGAGACTCATCGTTATATAAATGGTGAGTCTCCGTTTTTTTAGATTATCTTTGTGTCAGAACGAAATTAATTAGACATGAGCAAATACGTAATCAAGAGGAAGATACCTAAATATCAAGAGGCCGGGGAAGTCGGGTCGTATATGCTTGGTAATATGGACGGTATACAAGGGTTAGGTATAGAACCTTTGGTGAATACCAACCAAGGATTACCCGCGCCGGTCAATCCGCTAGGGATATATTCTTTGGATACTCCAGATCAGTTGAGGACTAAATATGCTAATGCTTTTGATCAGGATAATGTGTTTCCGGCTAGCTTCAAGGGTAGTTTGCAACGTATAGCTGAGAATTATCAGGACAATGGTATTACGCTTAATAACATAACTGTTAACGATGTTGATAAGTCTAAGACCGGTTCAGGCGAGACGGATGTTTTTGATTTTACTACCATCCCTTACTATGGCGCTGATGATATAGGGTCTAGATTCACTCAGATGGGTCGTGGTATAGGGCGTATGAGAAGCGAGGGATATGGAGATTTATCCACCGGGGCTAAAACAGCTAATACGATAACCACCATAGCCTCAGGAATTAGTGGTATCATGGGGTTGGCTCGTAACGTGGTTTCTGGGATAGCGTCAGAGAAAGGTACTCGTACTAATATCAGGTTGGCTCAGGAGCGTGAGGCCAGACAAAGAAGGCAATCCCAGATGCAGTACAAGGATGGTGGGGGTGTTTATCTAGGACCTAATAATAGGTTCGATAGCGGAAGCCTTACCGGTGAGTACCTGTATCCGTTACCTAAGTCGATGGAAGATCAAGCCAACGTAGAGGTCGAGAAGGGTGAGTACGTGACGCAGCCCGGAGAGGAGCCGATGGAGGCTATGGGGCAGAAGCACGCCGATGGTGGAACCCCCGTTTCCTTGGAGCAGGGAACGAAGGTTATTACCGACGACACAACCATAGAGCCGGATTTCGCTAAATACATCAGAGATACGTATGGGATCAAAGCCACGCCTAAGGATACGTATGCTACGTTAATGGACAGGTATAAGGCTAAGATCGGTCTTAAATCGGCTTACGATGATCAGAAAAAGGCGCTGGAGAAGCTGAAGAAAAACGATAAGATAGATGACGAGAATACAAGGCGTTTAAACGCCTCCGTATTATCCAAGGCTATAAATGATAGCAACGATATCGTTAATGGATTAGAGGGAAGATTTACGGACTTCGCTAATGTCATATACAAGGAGCAGGAAGACCGGAAGATGAAGAAGGATGAGGATACGTATTTCGCTAAGGGTGGTGAAATAGATAACATCATATCCAGATCCATGAAAGAATACGGTCTTACGGAGGAGGATATAGCTGAGGCTAAGAAAGAGCTGCTTAAGAAAGTGGCTGGTATTCGCCAGAAGATGGAGATAGGAGGCACGTCTTTGTTCGGTCGTAAATTAACTTTCCGCCCGATCGAGAATAGGTTCAACAATGATCCTAACTATTTCGGTTATCAACGCCAAGGAACTGATGGCTCTTATGGAGGTATTAATACGGATGAGAGGTTGAATTATTATAAGACATTCAATCCAGTCGCTTACGATGCTTATATGGGAGCTTCAGAGGGCGCTAGGGCTAGGGCATTGCAAGACGCTATCTACGGTCAGACAAGTAGCTGGATGGGCTTGGCTACGGCTGAGAACCCGATCATCGCCAACGCCGAGGCGCTTCGGGATTACACGACGCTCGTTTCCTTTGGCGGTGAGGATAGTCAAGGTAATTACCCGGAAGACAAGAAAGCCGCATATCATGATAGGATGAGAGACAATAAATTAGGTTTGTTTACCACATCTCGCCCTATGATCGGTCTAGACGTTGTTACAGAGGAACAGCATAAGGCTCTTAACGATGCTGGTATCACCCATTTTAGCCAACTATTCTCTGACAAGAACAAGGATGTCGTTAATAAGATACTTGGCGAGGATATGCTTAAGATGCAGGCATTGAGATCCATGAAAGGAATGGAAGGTCTTGATTTTATACTTGACCCTCATAAGGTGGCTCCCGGTCCTATGGATATAGGTGATGTGGAGGATCCTGATGTTAAGTTGGATATGCCTGAGCTGATTGATCCTAATACACTCCCTAAGACCAATACAAATGCCAGTACTAACACCGGTAAGACTAATAATGGTAACTGGAACAGGAATATAGTGGGTGGTGGCCTTGACTTCCCTGAGGTGTTCAGGATGACTCCGGGAGCCGTGACAACGGAAGGTCTGGAAAGGCATTACGCTCCTACCGTGGATCCGGTGTTGAGATCGGCTGATCAGTATATGGTTGAGGCCAATCGTGCTTTCCAATCACAATTGGATCAGATGGGTAATGTCCCGGATTCCCAGAGAGGGGCTTTATCATCCAACTTACAGGCTATCATGAGTTCCAATATAGGTAGATACATTAATGAGGTAGAACAAGGGAACGTGGCTCAAAGGACTTGGGCTGATAATGTAAACGCCCGTACTTGGGCTGATACGTATGATAAGAATATAGCCCAACGTCAAGCTTACCAGCAACGTATATTGCAGGGATTGGCTATAAATGACGAGAACTGGGCTAGGTATTTCGATAGCGTAAATGACGAGATCCAGCAGAAGTGGAATACGGCTACGACCATGAATACATTAAGGTCTATATTTGGGGATGTAAAGATTGGTCCCAATGGACAATTAATCGCTGATCCTCAAGGAGATATATTGAGTTATAGGAGATTATATCCTGCTCAGGAAGTAACTAAAGGCAAGAAAGGATAAAGGATGGCTTCACAATATAGTATATTAAGGAATTACGGCAAGTATGTATCGCCCTACAACATGGATGTCATGATGCAGGGGATGGGGTACATGCAGCAGAAGATAGATACCAATCGGCAGGCTATAAACGAGTATGCTGATTATATTATCAATTCTGACATTATAAAACCTCAGGACAGGGAATATCTTCAGAACAGGTTAAATGGGCTGATACAGGATGTGAATAACGTGTATCGTAAATCTAATTTGGCTTCCGACGGTATAGCCAGAAGCATACAGGCTCGCCTTGGAGAAGCTCTGGATACCCGTGTGTTGAATGCTATTGCCGGTACTAGGGAGATCCGGGCTTTTAGCGAGAAGATGGAGGATATGAAGCTGAACAATCCCAAGATGTATAGTCCTATAAACGAGGCTGAGGCTTTTGCGGATGCCGTGGCTTGGATGAATGACGGTCAGGTAGGGACACGTCTTAATCCTATACATTATACCCCTTATACGGATTACCACGCTGAGATTGATGAGAAGATGAAGAATTTCATCTCCCTTAACAAGGGGAAGAAAGTCAATGTACCGGTGACTGATGCCAATGGCAACAGGACGGGCGAGATGCGTGAGATGTATATAGATGAGATGAGTTACGCTCAGGTCAGGGATATAGCCATGGCTTCTATATCTGAGAACGGTAAGGCTCAGATGCAATTAGAGGGAAGATATATGGCTAGAACGAATCCTGACTTATTTAATGTTCAAAGCACCTCAGATTTCCTTAAAGGGTATATTGATGATTTCAGTGTCAAGGAAGAATCCATACGAGCCAAGCTAAAGGGCGTTGGCAATGACAAGGCCAAGAGGGCTAAGTTGGAGTCGGAGCTGGCGGATATTATCAAGCAGAGAAATGATTTCGTGGAGGAGGCCGAGGGCGTTATCGGTAGCAACTACAGCCCGGAGCGAGCCGGCATGTTCATGGTACGACAGCAGTTCCTTCGTGGCGTCGGGCTGAGATGGTCTTATAATAACTCATACGAGACGTTGGGTGTTGATGATTATTATTTCAAGGCCAATCAACAGATGATGGAGAGAGCTAAGTTCAATGAGACAAAAAGGCATAATCTAGCCATGGAGAAGGCAGCGTTGATGAGAGCCAGCAAATTGGGTAGGTCGGAGAATGGGGGTGATGACACGACCGGGCCTACCGTGGTTACCAAGAGCGCAAACCTTGACGATGTGAGCATAAGCGATGAGTTCATGAACGGGTTCATAGCCAACGAGAAGGCGGTAACTACCGGCATGAGTAATTTTGTTAAGTCACTGTCAGATGACGCTAGAAGGAAGATCGACGCATGGGCGTCTGATCCTGAGAATAGTAACGTGGTCAAGGATATGGATAACGATCAGGTTATCATGGCTTATTTCAAGGCTAATGGAGGGTCAAGGAATGAGCTACTTGATTACAATGGTCAGGATAGTTACCTGAAGCTTCTTGGGTTAAATACCCAAAGAGTGAAGTATAATAAGATCAATGATGGATTTAATAAGGCGGAGAACGCTGTTTTGGATGGCGTTGACGCTATAGTCGAGAAAGAGGCTAAATCTTTTGATGGATCAGGCATAGATGTTAGTTACGGGTTTGGGACATTCAATCTTGGGGATATCAACAACAACGGTGATAAGGTTTTTGATATAGATGGGATAAATGATATAACATTGAATGATTGGGCTAAGCTGTCCGCTTATAGCTCTTTGCTAAATGATAATATAAACGTCGTTAATAGTAGCATTCAAGGAGAAGCTCCATATGTGTCGGTGGATTCAGGTCAGTCAAGTATTCTTTTGGATCGTGTAAATAATCTTATGGGAACATCTTTTTCTCTTGATGATATTGAGTCTATAATGTCTCTTGCCGTATCTGGGGCTAACAAGAATAGGCATATCGAGGAAATAAAAGACAGGTTTGCTGGGGATAATAGAGCGATCGCTGTCGCTACCGCTATATATGACGAGGCGCATAAAGAGAGAAATGATTTATTAAGACATAAATGGAGTCGTGGAGATTTAGGCAGGATCGCTGATGACGCTAAGCGCGCTGGCGAGGATTACTTGAGACAATATCGTCATGAGTACGCCGAGCGTGAGTATATCTTCTCCGGCGATTATCCGTCTAAAAGCCAAGCCGAGTATGATTATATAAAGATTAGTGACCTGTTCACCCGTGGTGGCGGTTTTATCCCCAAGGATAAGGATAATGCCAATACGAAGATAACGTTTACCATATCCCCTATAGGTGATGGTAATTATCAGATCATTGGCAATAATGGAGGTGATGGTCGATCTGTTGTTGAGGTAAGCGAGGCTGATCTGGCTGCGAATGGACTTACTTTCTACAAAGAGGATGTAAGCATCCCGTCCGAGACCTATGATTCCGGTGTCGTACCCATATCTTTCGCCAGCTCAAGCAACAACGCTTATGGGAAGATGGCTAAGTCATTGTTGGTAGCTCCATTCGCTTACGCTAGCGGGGCCAAGGACACGGTAATGCCTTATATAGATATGTTTACGAATATAAATGACGGTAATATCAGGAAGAATCAGATGATGATCGCTACTGACGTGTTGTTCGATAACGCTTCTATGTACGAGTTAAGGGCTTCCGGATATAAGTATAATAATGGTTCTTCTGGGATAAATGTTGATATATATAGCAAAGGAGGGGCTAGAGAGGGTAATACCCCGTTGTATTCAATTGATCTGGATGGCGTTAACTATGCTGATGAGGTAGCAAGGAAGATCGACTTCTGCCCGCAGTATTATTTGGTCATGGCATGGCAACAGATACTTAGCAAGGAGAATGAGGTGTATTGGAGGAGCGAGGGAAGATCTACTACTGATGATTTCGAGAGCTTCATCTCGCCCATAGCTGATATGATTGATCAGGAGATAAGAAACAGGAATAACGGAAATAGTGGAAATAATGGAAACAATGGAAATCTATAATAATACCTCTAACGGAAAGGATCTTGCCGAGAAGTACAGATATCCTACCATAAACGTAGATAATATAAAGGCTATTGGTACGGATCCCTATGATATACCGGATCGTGACCTGCCTCCGGTATTGGATCCGTATTCCGCTTCCGAGAGATCAAAGTCCCAGATACCGTCATTGTCGGAGAGGATCAAGAATACTGTTAAGACAAATTATTATGATGATATGAAACATATGTCCCCATTAGGATATATGGCTTCTGATCAAAGCTATAAGGGCAGGTTTAATCTTACTGGTCCGGAGATATCGTTGGAGGATTCAAGGTATCGACTTAGTAGCGGTACTTGGATACCTAAATACGAGTCTTATATCCCCGGTGTAGATAATGACACACGTTTATCTAGGAGTCAAGGTAGGACTGAAAAATGGATGAGAGGTTTGGGGAAATTTGTAGGTAAGGCCGCTTTGTATGGATTAGGTGGTGTTATTCAGCCTTTTTATGGTATTTACGCCGGTGTATCCAGAGGTAATTTTAACGCTGTTTTTGATAACGATTTCACGAGATGGTTGGATGATCAGGACAAGAAGATGGATTACGGTCTTGCTCATTATTACAATCGTGAGGAGCGGGATATGAATTTCCTTCAAAGCATGACTACGGCTAATTTCTGGTCTAACGATTTTTTATCCGGTCTTGCTTTTACTGTTGGAGCCATGTTATCATCAGCCGTATATTCCGGCGCTGGATTGATGAACTTAGCTCGTACGGGAGCTAGGGCAGGCGTGGCATTGGCTAGGATAGGCAAGGCGGCTTCGGATACCAAGAAAGCGTTCGGCGCTTACCTCAGGGCCGCCCGTATAGGACAGAGGGTAGGCAAGGGACTGGACACCGCCGCCTTCCTTGGCACGTCCACCGCATGGGAGGCATCTGTCGAGGCCAGAAGTATGCTGATGGAGGCTGAGGAGAATTTCAGGCAGTCTTACCGTAACGCTTATGGAAGGGAAGTCCCATATGAGGAGCTTATGAAGTTCAGGGCTGATAATGCCAATGCCGCTAATGCTGTATTCGCCGCCAACGTCGGCATATTGTCATTATCCAATATAGCTATGTTCGGTGATATGTTCGGCATGGATCTTGGCGTGGATAAGTTTATAAAACGCAATATATTTGGCGTAGGGGCTGAGAGGATGGATAACGGTATGTTAAGAACCATAACGCCAAAGAAATGGCAGAAAATAGCCGGGAATACGTTCAATATTATCAAGCGCCCAGTGTCAGAAGGTCTTTATGAGGAAGGTCTTCAGGGAGTGGCTAGCAAGTCCGCCGAGGATTGGGTAGAATCAAGATACAATCCTATGGCTATCCGTCAGAACATAGGTTATATGGAGGCTATAAAGAACGGGTTCAAGGAAACATACGGGTCTAGTCAAGGCTGGAAGGAGATCGGCATCGGTATGATTATCGGATCGGTTATGGGTGGAAAGACCTTTGGAGGTATAAAGGAATGGAGCCAAGACATGTCCAGGAACAAGGGGATGGTGGATGCCTACAACGCCAATGCCGGCGCCTTGACTACCGCCGCTATCCGTGCTATTCGTGGCAGTATGGCTCTTAACGCTCAATTATCTGGTGTAGACACATCGTACGAGAGTGATGGTAGGATCATAAATAAGGATTTTAGTGACGCCGTATTCAATCGTCTTCGTTATGATTCGGAGATGGGGATGCTGGATGATACGAAGGAGAATTTCAGGACGGTAGTCGAATCTATACCTAATAGCGATATAGCGTCCGATATGAATATGACGGATGAGCAGGTTAATGAGTATAAAGCCGATCTTGTCAACGAGTTTAATAAGAAGGTGGATAATTTTACCATGGCCAACAGATTCGCCGACTCACTTACTGAGGGTATCCCGAACAGGTCTTTTAACGCCTATATCTCCAATATGGCTTATAATGGCCTTGAGGCGAAGGATAATTTGAACGATATTGCCAATCAGTTAAGAAGGATATACAATACGGATATAGGTCCCGCTCTTGATATATATTCTCGTCTTAATCCTGATTCGAGCAGGGATCTTGAAGAATTAAGGAAGCTTACGGATGATATACAGAGGATGGAGAAGAATATCTTGAGGCTTCAACAAAGTGTCGCGTCGAAGGACGCTCTTGAATCTGATAAGGCTAAGTTGGTCAAGGAGAATGATAGGCTTCTTAAATTAACAGAGGATAGGATCGCATTGGAGAGGAAATTAACTACGTTAATTAACTCAGAGGCTGATATATCTAAGTTGTTCTTAAATAGAAATGATTCAAGGATCAGTGCCGCTGATCTTATGGCGGCTTATGATACTATAGCTGATTTTGAGAACGTCGTATCTATCCGTGGGGTTGATAATTATAAGGAGGCTATGGCATTGCTTAGTGAGTATCGTCATAATCTTGTGGCTTATAAGAATATAAACGAGTCTCTTCGTCGTATGCGTGACAGAAGATTCATCCGGGCGCAGGAGCGCGGGTTCATGAAGATATTATCGAACGTATGGGGTAAGACTTATGAGGAGGATGATAGCAAGTATGATTTCAGGAATACTGATAATCCTGAAGCAAACGCCCTTTACGCTAATGATCAAGCCATAGACAAGGCTTACCAAGATGGTCTTATAGGAGAGGATGAGGCATTTATGTTCAAGACATATAATCATATGATAGCCAGATCTATGGAGAACGAGATTAAGACCGATGAAGGTAATATAGTCGAGAGGGTTCCTGATGATGAGGATATCATAAATCCTTCTGACGATAGAATCAATAATATAGCTATAAAGATATGGAACGGTAATGAGGATGTCTTATCTCCTAGGGAGAGACAGATATATGATAATAACAAGCCTCGTGTCGATAGTCTAGTTAACGGGTTTGGGGATAATCCTATTTCAAGGATCAATAAGGCTAGATCGATAATAGATAGATTGAAGATCCATGATAATATTTATGATAATATCAAGGACGCTGTTGATGATATTGTAGATATGAATATCAATGGTCTTGATCAGGATCAGATCAAAGAAGCTATAAAGACTTATAATGATCTTATGAATGAGGCTGACAATGGCAATGAGATTGATCAGGATAAGCTTAATGAGGCTATTGATATTATCAATAACTATTCTGATGATCCTCTTCTTCAATTCGTGGAATGGATGAGGTTGTATGATAATGGAAGTATAGCTGTCAAGGATTACGATAAATCCATACCTATGGGTGATGTCCTCACAGAGAGCGAACCCGGGACATCCACCGGCAGGACGGAAGTTAACGCCGCCCAGAACCCGGTGGTATTGATGGCCCAGAAGAGAGAGATCGGTGGGGTCATGTATTATGAGGTTGGCGGAATGAGACTTGACAGGTTTATGGACAGTCTTGGGCTTAAAAGATCTGATGCCACTGATACTGATAATGGAAGGGTGATGGATTTCACCAACGGAACCGACATATTTACTGTTATAGAGTCGAATAACCACTCAAGATGGATGATTAGCGAGGATGACGCTCAGGCTTTCGAGAACGCTACCGGTGTCATATTGGGGCGGCAAACCGCCTTGTCGACCTCCAACTGGTTCATGGTGTATCGCAAGGGGCAGGATGGATCTATTGTCCCTTATTATACGGGTGATACGTTTGGATCTAACAACGAGTCGGTGAATCAGGAAGCAGCGGCTAGCCTTCGCAAGGGTGATATGGTAAGGTTTAAGATGGATATGTCAGATCCATACACCAAGGGACTGTATGATAAATACAATAGTCTTAACGCCGTTGATCCTAATTCTGATGAGACTAAGTCGGCTTACAGAGAGCTGGTTGATAATATGGTTATTAAGATCGTGGATAGCGATGGCAATTTCGTCTCGGTGCTAAAAGTCAATGATCCAGACTCAAAAGGGAGTAACGCTGATTTAAGGAGTATGGCCTTTGAGTTATATAGGGATAATATAGGATCTGTTACTGGCGAGATTGATATACCGTTCGTAGGTACAGTTACCAGTGTTTTGCCGGGAAGACCTAATTTTAGCGTAAGTGATGATAATGGTACGTTGATGGTATCCGAGAATGATTTTACCAACGAGACGGTTGGTAAAGTCGAGAGCGTAGGATATATAGAGAATGGGGAGGTTACGATGAGGGATAATATTAAGTATAATATATTCCCGTTCTGTACGGCTATCGTCAGGGACAAGTATGGTGACTATAAAGATTCACGTATCCCGGTCGTAGCTATAAAGACAGGAAATGGAAGAAATTACCTGTACCCCGTAAGATTGAAAAATCAGGATATATCGTCATTCTCATCCATGATCGGATCGATGGCTGATAGGATTACGGAGGGTCTAGGCGGAGGCGTAAGTATTGATGATATAATGGATCTTAATAACGCTATAGCCAGATCTGGGTTGGATAATAAGACATATATGATTCCGCTGGCGGGAGATGTGGATGTTATCAAGAACCGGCTTGAAGCTGTCAGGAAAGCCGCTAACCAGATGCCTATGACCGCTGACGTAAGAGGATGGATAGGCGATTCTAGGACTAAGGAGGATATTTTGATGAATGACGTTACGATCAACATTGATCTTAATAACGATCCTTTCATAGCCCCTAAGTTCAGGATGAGTATTAGGAGGGATGAGACGTTCTTCGAGGAGACGGAAACCCCGTTCGTCAACCCGTCTGGCGTCCAATCGGGATCCGCTTCGCCTGCTAAGGCTGTCGAGGATAGGTCTTTGGTTTCCGACGGTAATGTAGTATCCGGAGAAAATGAGGCGGAAAATCCTTGCTAGGTAAATTTATTCGTCTTATCTTTGCGGCGTCAGTCCATCACCTGACGAGTAAGATATTTAAAAGTTGGTCCCTGTCGGGTGTGTGATGGCCCCGGTGGGGACTCTTTATATTATGCAACTAGATTCTTTTTTACACCGGAAGATCATGCAAGACCTACGCATCCAGCGAGTAAATGTCTTGATGATGTTATACACCAGTAACTATTTTGTCAAGGTCAGACAAAAGCAGTTGCTTGATCATACATACGCCTTAAGCAGGGATCAGGCTTTTGATTATATGACTGAGTTCAATAAAAGACTTAGTGATAAGGTTGGTATAAAATGTACGATGGATATCCTTCTACCTACCGATGATGATAACGCTAACATCATAATCGAGCACAATGGTATTATCAAGAAGTTGATGAAGGAGGCCGATAAACTGGAACTTGATACTGATGCTATCAAAGCCATGATGCGTGATCTTCTTAACGAGTTGAAGGATGATATTGATCTTAATATCCTGATATTCGACGTAAGCCAGTTGCTTATAAAATACAATTTATTTAGGTTGGAGGCTATAACCGAGCAGGAGTTCAAGAACTCTTTTGTCAGGATGGATAGTAGGAATATGGAGATAAAGAAACTAACTTTATCTGATATCAAGAAGGTGGTGGAGATGATAGAGGATAGGTATAGCTACGCTTTATATATGACAGAGGAATATGGCTGATTACATTTTTTGTAAAAATATCTCTTGTTTGTTTGTAGTTTCAAAATAAGGTCTTATATTTGCGGTGTCTATCCGTTGCTAGACTAGAAGAAGATATTAATATCGCTTAGGCGTAGGCGATAAATGAGAGCTATCAGTGGAGTAACGGACGCTGGTGGCTCTCGTTGTTTTATATTATGAACAAAGATCATATTTTGGGGTTGTATAATGATTTAAGTCATTTTTGCCAAACAGGGAAATTGAAACAAGCTGATTATTCAGGTTATTCTAGAGAGTTAGAGATTATTGTTAAAAATTTTTCGAGCGATTGTGATCGTTCAAAAAACGACAATGTGTTTATTGTTAAGGATTGCAGAATAACTTTGAATGATAGCGATTACAGCAATTTCCTTTATATGGCGCTAATAACGTTATTCGGTAGAAGTGATTTTGATCTTGATTATGCCTTGAAGTTATATAATTATTTTATACTTGCAGCCATAGAACGACAAGATGAACTATATGATGCGGGTTATGATGAGTATATAATTGATAGAATGTGTTTAGATCATGTTTTTAATGGTGTTGTATATAATATCATTATATCAAATACAAATAAGGATGTTGATGATATTCATTTGACTATATCTAATGATCTGAAAGTAAATAACGCTATACCTATGTTGATGTCCAAGATAAGACCATATTCGACAGAATATGATTTTTATGGTTTGTATGATTCTATAATAGGATATACTTATTTTCTAAAAAATAAAAAGAACTATGGATTAAGAAATAGTGGACTGTTGCGTACCTATATAGGAGTAGATATTAGTAATGGTCTTGTAAAAATTGGTAAGTCTAAGGATTTATACACTAGGGAGAGTTGTTTAAGGGTGAGTAATATCTATTTTTATATGATTGCATATGTAGATATGGATATAGAGCGTGAGCTGCATATTAAATATAGTGTATATAATGTTGATAGAGAGTGGTTTCATTTGAATAAAAAGCAGGTTAAGGAAATTATAAGCAAATATAATTTTAGAATTATAGAATCAAATGTTAAATATATTGACAATATATATGATATTTGATGAATAATAAATTTCATTTTTTTGTTATTTAGGATTGAGCTTTTGCCTGTTCGTGAGGATCGGCAAAAAGATTTGCACTTTTCGGAGAAACATAAGGTTTGTTATTATGTTGTTATTTTGGTGTCCCGTCCGCTCGTGAGAGTAGGCGGGATTTTATATCTTTGTGTCAAAACGATTTAGTAATGGGTAGATCTTGTTATGTTATAAAAAATAAGGAGGGTAGGGTAGATAATGTCCTTGCCCCGAACGACCAACCATCCGGATTATACCAAAGGGCGATGGAGGTGCTGGGCGACCAGAAGCAGGCCTTATCGGTCTGGGGTACGGCCTACTCCCCCGACTTCGTGTCCTTCTTTGGCGACTGGATGTCCATGCCATCAGAATATGATCTGGATAGTAATGGGGAACCTAGGTATGATGATGTCATGTCCTTTATCAAGCGGAAGAACTATTTCGCCGGCAATTTCATGGCTGATGAGGTTAAGGATATTAATAATACTCTTACTTCCTTGGGTGTTGATAATATCAATGATCTTAATGATATGATCGTATCTAACTTCCTTTCCGGCGGTGATATATTCCTCAATAGGTACAATCTTGAGCGATCTGGGATGTATGACGCTGATGAGATTGATAATATCATGACTAACCGATCGGAGTATGAGCGGGTAAGGGATATGATGAGGAGGATTGTCGATTTTATGTCTGAGGGGAATCTTAATGAGAAGGATATGTATTTCCTGTCCTCCGAGTCAGGCCTTGGTGATGATTATATGATATATGAGGATACATATGACTCGTTAGGAAAGAGAAGGGGCTTGAATCCAATAGAGGTAAGGGATACGATCATGAGGGCGGTAGGCGGTATCAGCGACCGCCGGGAGTTCGATCAGGCTTTCGCCTCCATCCCATACCCTTCCTTGGCACTCCGGTATCAGGAGGATCAGGATTACGCAGATCGGATGTATGACACGTATCGTAATATGACCCGTATGGAGGTTCGGAGTCAGGACGGAAATACGATTACCGACTCGTACTTCAATAGTACCACACCGTATATCAGTATGCCTAAGGATATGAAGGGTCTAAGGGATAAGGTTGGGGAGATAATCGATATGGATGATTTTAAGGACATCAAGGACGTTGCCGGACGTCTGCATGACATAGCCATGGATCTTGCCGACATGGGCGTGGATATAAGCGAGGCGATCAGCGATGAGATGGTTATATCCAGACCTGAGGATATCCGTGATCTTATGGCGTCGCTGGATGTCATGTTGTCTTCCATACAGGCCGGCAATTCGGTATACGATAGCTTTATCTCCGATCTTGATAGGATAACAGGAAAAGGGAACCCGATATACGAGGTTCAGGATACTTATTCTACTGGGGATAGGATGGTGTATGTAAGGTCCGGGAATACATCCCCTTCCGATATGTATGATAGGAGCATGTTGTATATGGGTAGGAATACGTACCATAACACGGCTCCGATAATCGACACCGATCAGGCCTATGAGATGTTGGCCGATATCGGGATAGAGCGGCCCTCGTACTTGCCGGCTGGCGTGGTTCCCGCAGGGGCTTCCCGTTCCGATATTGGCGTGGTCAAGGATAATATAAAAAAGCTGGTTATGTCCAACATCTCATCCTCGAATACCGAGAACATGATCCTTACCAGATTAATATATCAGCATCCCGTAACCCCTAAGATGGATGATGTCGATATTGATCGGGAGTTCAGGAGATACGAGGCTAGGCAGGGAAAGGATCGGGATTTTATCAAATTCTGTACCTCGTTGAGGAAGATCCAGATCAAGGAAAGGTTAAAAAAATCGGATTTATATAATAATGTCTTACGTTTCCTTGATTTTAATGGATTTTATAACGTATCTTTGAACCACCATGACAGAAGTACGTTAAAAAGCATGGAGATGTCGTTGCCGGAAGGTCAGGTAAGGGATCTTCTGTTTGACGTGGCTATCGAGTCCGGTGACAGTAGCATGAGAAACCTTTTCTATCTGGATAGTCAGGATAGGATGATGGATGCCGGGTTTTACAGGTATCTGTACCAAAGGAATCCGGGCCTGCTCCGGGAGGTCAACGGCGGCGTCGAGGCGAGACCGGACGGTTCGTTCTTGGCTCGTGAGAGGTATGATGATTTCGTGTCATTCCAATCCGGCTTATATGAGAAGGTAGGTGAGACGGTTGATGGTGCGATATACAGGTTCGTTGATAATCTTATATACTCCGATCCATCATCATATCAAGAAAATATGGTACGAAGGATGGGTGATGTTACGGCAAGGAGTGACGATAACCGCCTGTCAAGGATAGAGGATAATCCCTCATCCAGCAAGATAGTTAATGAATACACTGCTAATACAAATAAGTTGATGCGAGATTTTTCGTGTAGTTAATCTCTCTTTGACGTCGTGAGACGTTTTCTTTCGAGCATTGAAACATTGAATTTTATAGATTTGCGATGAATCCGGGTCGTAGTGATACGCTCCGGATTTTTTGTCTTGTATCGGTTCTTATTAATCCCATTTACAAGACATGACGTACTTTGATGATGACACATATCACGATTTTAGGACTGTTAATTTTTGAACTTTGTAACGCCCGCCATCAGGTGGGGTTATTATTAATTCAAAAATAAATAGACATGGGTACAAGTGGAGACAAAATCGTTTTGTTAGACGGTATGGGTTCCGGTAGTGGAAGCGCCACTAACGGTTTATTATCTATGATTCCGGGGATGTTCGCCAACTTAATAGGCGGAAATAAGATGGATCCGAACTTGGTAGCGGCTTTGATGAACGGTCGTAACAACCAAGACGGTTTCGGCGGGGCTAACGGTTGGTGGTTGTGGATCATCGTCCTGTTCTGGTTATGGGGTGGCCGTGGCTTTGGCAATGGTTTTGGCAATGGTAATGAGTGTTGCGCTAATGGTCTTCCAGCTCAATTGAATAACGACTATGGTCGTGAGTTACTGATGCAGGCTATCCAAGGTAACAGAAGCGCTATCGATCAGATCGCTAACGCCTTGAACTGTACTACCACTCAATTGCAAAGCGCTATCTGTAACGTACAAGGCGCTATCGATAAGGTAGCTGGTCAGGTAGGTATGACCTCTCAGGCTGTTATTAACGCCGTACAGCAACAAGGTTGTGAGATCGGTAATCAAATTAGCTCTTGCTGCTGCAATTTGAGTTCTTTGATCAACCAAAGCACTTGCCAGACTCAGCAGATGATCAACAATCAAGGTTATGAGAATCGTCTTGAGACATTGAATCAGACTAACACGTTACAAAACACTATTAATCAAGGATTGACGAACAATCGTGAGCAAGCCACGAGTCGGTTCAATATCTTGAGCGCTAAGATTGATGCTCAAACAACCTTGATTAATGATAAATTCTGTCAATTGGAAATGCGTGAGATGCAGAATACGATCAATCAGTTGCGTGATGAAAGGTCGGCTTACCAAGCCTCCGCGTTGACTCAGCAACAGACTCAGAATTTGATCAACCAGTTGAGACCTACCCCTGTGCCGGCTTATCCTTCATGCTCTCCTTACCAGACTTATGGATGGGGTCAAGCATTTTATGGAGGTAATTACGGATGTGGGTGCAACAATGGATGCTGCAACAACGGAAACGCCGCTATTTAACTCTATAAAGGAAGGAGGCTATTATGGCTTGTGTTTCTAAAATAGGGTCTCTTTATGAGTTGGTCACGAAGAACGTGGTAGTGACTACTACCAACACCATCTTCGGTATCAACCCAAGGATATGGCTGTCCTTGCCATGCGAGGGCCTTCTGCTGCTGAAAATCCGGCAGGTGGTTCCGACAACAGGCGAGACATTGCCAGTACAGATAGCTATTCCAGCGAACAGCACCGTATCCACGGTAGGTGATGACACATGCTGCCCGGTAACCGGCGTGGCTGTGGTGAACCCGATCAACGTGGCTGTGACCGGAGCGGCTATGGTTAACAACACCGAACGTCTTGTTTATTTCAACAAGGTAAGGGGTGTATTGAGGCTCATGGATTGCTGTGTGCCTACAACCGCCGCATCAGCGTCGGAAACGGATGTTGATGAGGAATAGGTTAGATTGGATGTCTAATGGGAGGGTATTCCCTCCCGCTTAAAAATCGAGATATGTTTAGAGACTTAAAGAAAGGATTTCAAGTATATACGCTGGATACGTCCGATGTTCCGGTGTTCAGGATGGGGAATGTGGTTAACGTGTCCGAGCCTAGGTTCCAGCAACCCCAGATGGGTCAGATGGGGCAATATCAGCAACTACAGGATAGGGTGATAGACCTTACCGTGGAGATAAACGGGTCTTCCATGACCTATGTCGTACCGGAGAGCAGGGATGTCGCTATGTCCAATAACATAACTTTGGCCTGCTCGGTCGATCCGATCATGAACCAGCTTAACGCCGCTAAGAGAACCAGCTCCGATATTCTCGATAGTATCGATAAGCATAGGAGGACACTAGAGGCTTGTGATTCGATCCTTGAGGAAATCAATCCGGCTTTTAAGCAGACTAAGGATCAAGACCGGAAGATCAAGAATCTTGAGGAGAAAGTCGATAGGATGGGATCCTCTTTCGATGAGCTAAAAGAGTTGTTAATTAAAAAATTAGGTTAAGATGAGAGTTATAGATTTAGGCGGCGGCCACGATGAGGACTACGATGATGAGATCTACGATCGTAGAGGCGGCCGTGGACGTAGCAGACGTTCGGATGGGACTTACATGGGTTATGGTGGTGGAATATATGACCATTATGGCAAGGAGCATGACGGCAGAATGGATGAGCTAGAACGCCGTGAGCGTGATCTTGAAAGACGCGAGAGGGAGCTGGAACGTGACGAGCGTGAGCTTGAGAAACGCGAGAGACTCCATGAACGTGAGGACGAGATGTATCGCAGGGGATGGTTCGGTGAGCGTGGCATCCGTGACGAGTTCGATGGTACCGAGCCGTATATGCGCAGGGGACGCAGGAGTCGTTACTACTGAGGAGCAGACGCCGATGACCCGGATTATAAGCGGTATATAGACACCCATGGATATCACTTTTCCAAGGAGCTGGCTAGGGAAGCCGCTGACAAGATGCTTAACGCCGACGGGTCCAAGAGAAGATGGACGATGGAGGACGCTAAGCAGATGTTCGATAAATGCGGGGCCAAGAAACCTGATAACGCCACTTGGGGAGATATCCAATACCTGTTCGCTATGTTCTATAGCGACTACTTTCCTAAGGTATTGGATTGCGACCAGAAAATAGTCAAGGCTGTCTTGGCTTATCTGGAAGACCCTGACGCCCCGGAAGGGACGGCGTTCGTAAGGTATCTGGCGGTGCGGTGCTTCGTCGGTGACACAATCAAATGGAGTGATATGATTTAGTTTGATACAACGTTGGAGAACCCTGTCGGCAATAGAATACCGATAGGGTTTCTTTTTGACCGTAGCTTTATTATGATTACATTTGTTCGAGGTAGATCTTTTTGTCATGGTAGGGTGGGTGGGAATGAAAAAAGGATATCCTCACGGACATCCTTCCCCTTTGGTTGAAAATCACTTAAAACATTATGGGTTACTACACCGCAAATATAGATAATTAAATACAAACTGCAATGGGTAAGGGGTATTATTGGATAGAGCCAGTGGATCAGACGTTGAATGATTTTCAGTTTTATAAGGCACGTATCGTAGGCGATCCTGAATATGACGAGAGACATCATCGAGTTATATTGAGAACTGATAAGTATTTCCCTGTCGGAAGTATCTTCCATGTCTTAAAAGACCCAGAGATGTTTGTTATAGAGAGGAAGTTTAAGACATGGGGGAATAAGTATGTCGTTAAGCCTTGTGAGGGTGAATGGGAATGGGAGTCTGTCCAGAAACTTAAAGACAAGGCTATTATATTCCGTAGCGGATTCCTGCACGGGGACGGCAGTTTCTGACACTTACCCGTATCTCCCCCCCCCTCGATTTCTTGGTATTTATGTATATAACTATATTTGAGCAAAAAATAAGTTTGATATGGAAGATTTTCAAGGTAAATACAATGGTAAGCAGATAGATCAGCTTTTGGATAAGGCTAATGATATTGATCTTACCAAATATGCTCTTAAGACGGATAATGCCCCTACCGCCACGAAATTACAGGCGGCTAGGACCATAGCGCTGTCCGGGGCTGTTACCGGTAGTGTCTCATCGGACTTCGGAGGCAACGTAACTATCTCCACGACATTGGCCAATTTTGATGCCTCTAAGATCGCATCCGGAACCATCAGCATAGATAGGTTACCTAAGGCGGCTTTGGAGAGATTGGTCGTGGTAGCTGATGATACGGCTAGATTCGCCCTTACCACCGCTACGGTTCAAAGCGGTGATACGGTAAAGGTCACGTCTACAGGTAAGATGTATCTGATAAAAGACGAGTCTAAATTAAACAGTGAGGATGGGTATGAGCCTTACACGGCCAGTCAGGCTTCCTCCGTGCCTTGGTCCGGGGTTACGGGCAAACCAAGTACCTTCACCCCTCCCACGTCCTCCGCTACCGTTCTTGGCGGTATTAAGGTAGGATATACGACTTCCGGGAAGAACTATAAGGTACAGCTGGATTCGTCCGGCAACGCTTACGTTAACGTTCCGTGGACGGATAATAACACAACGTATAATGAAGCCACGGCCGACACCTTAGGATTGGTTAAGATCGGCTATGCTTCTAATGGAAAGAATTACGCTGTGCTCTTGGCTAATGGTAAGATGTACGTGAATGTTCCTTGGACTGATAATAACACGACTTATACCCAAGCTACAAGCGATAAATTGGGTCTTGTTAAGATCGGGTATTCGGCTAACGGGAAGAATTACCCGGTAGTTCTTGACGGAAACGGTAAGATGTATGTGAATGTCCCGTGGACGGATACCAACACGACATACACCAATATGGGAGCCGCTTCTGCCTCAGCGGCGGGAAAGGCAGGTTTGGTCCCCGCACCTGCCGCCGGAGCGCAAGCCAAGTATCTTCGTGGTGATGGGACATGGCAAACTCCTCCTAACACCACATATAGTAACATGGGAGGAGCAACGTCCTCAGCCGCAGGATCGGCGGGATTGGTACCCGCTCCGGCCGCCGGCAAGCAAGCCTCCTTCCTTCGTGGCGATGGTACGTGGGTGATTCCGACAAATACCACATACGCCAAGGCCAATACCACAACCTTAGGATTGGTGATGATCGGATATGCTGAGAATGGTAAGAATTATCCGGTAGAGCTGGATAGTAGTGGTAAGATGTATGTCAACGTGCCTTGGACGGATACTAATACAACGTATGGTGTTGTAGGAGCTAACGGGTCCACGGGGTTGGTCAAGAACGGCAGTACCGTGACAAGCGCCTCTGGATATACAGCTTGTCCTATTGTCGGTGGTATTCCATATTATAAGGATACGAATACTACCTACGCCAATATGAAGGCGGCTACGGCCTCGGCGGCTGGTGCTGCGGGATTGGTACCGGCCCCAGCCGCTGGCAAGCAGGCATCTTTTCTTCGTGGCGATGGAACGTGGGTAGTGCCTACCAATACCACATACGGATTGGCCTCTACTACAGCTAACGGCTTGTTGAGACAGCTTAATGGTAGTACATCCAGTTTCATGCGTGGAGATGGCACTTGGGCTACACCTCCTAACACGACATATGCCGTGGCCAATGAGTCTACTAACGGTTTGATGGCGGCCGCCGATAAGAAGACCATGAACAGGCTTATAGGGGTTAATACGGTCACGACATTAGCTAACCTGCCTATTAGCAAGAGAAGTATCACGGCTACGTTATCAGCCGCCACCACCCTATCCGTGCAGTCAGGGATGCAGATAGGGGAGGAGCTGATGATCAGGTGCGTCCCGTCGGCGGCCTTCACGCAGGCTATACCCAACTCCGGGGCTTATGTAAGCATGAGTGGTACTTCTATAACCACTACGGCTAACAAGCCTTTCGAGATAAATATCTGGTGTTACGCTTCAGGTAAGTATAGTATCGCCGTTAAAGAACAAGATTAATGATATAAGATATGAGCTACGTATATATAAACAGGGAAATATATCCCAATCAATTAGTTCAGGACGATCCGCTTGATGATAATTACGCCAAGGGCTATAGTTATGATGATTACATTAACGGGAATCCCGCCCCATGGATAGAGCTTGGGGAGGAGCAATTGGCGTTCAAGGAGGCTAATCCTAAAGCTACGGTTAAGGAGATTATCGAGGCTAAATTGGATGACTCAAGGCTTCTTAATGAGGAGAAATCGGCTAAGTATGAGGAGATCAGGACTTATGAGAATAATAATCTTCATGAGTTTTTCTTGGATGACCAAAATATCTATATCCCTGAATATGATAGGCGTAACGCTTTGGCTGATGGGGCTATAGCTGGTAAGATAACGATCATAGGTCTGGAGTTCGATATGACGGAAGGCAAGATCTTGATCGGGATGATGGATAAGTATGATAATGATCTGATGTCGGCGTTAGGAGCCAAACAGAGGGAAGTAAGCTTAGCCACTACCGTAGAGCAGGTGAGGGCTATTGACGCTCAGTCCGGCTATCCAGATAAGGTAAATATCACCATGACTTATGTCCGGCAACAGGCAAAGGAGAAAGATGCCTCCGATCCTCAGGAAGCGGCTGTCAGATTCTCCAGAATGGTGGTTAATAACAAGACTATATCTTTATCCCCTAATGAGAAACTGGATGTTAAGGTTCTATTCCCTATATGGGGACAAGAAGGGGCGGAGTTCGGGTTGTCGGTGGATGCCGGATTCTGTCTCAGGGTGGTGAAGGACGATACGGATATCCTTTATGAGGTTATTCAACAACATACATTATCAAAGGAATGGGAACCCGGATTGGATACGGCTTCCTTATACAAGGTCATTGATAAGGAGCATGCCGGGACCATAGGGGATCCTATCCCGTATTTCCCTCCAATGGAGATATTCAAGGATAAATATTACATCCAGAACGCTGATGTATATAAGTGCACTAGGGATAGCGGAACTCCTCTTAGTCATAATCTAAAGGACTTAGTAGGGTTGTATGTTGAGGTTGTACAGGGCTAGTCGTATCTACCCCCCCCCTATATTTGGCTTGTGATATGATACAAGTTATTTTTGGCATAATAAAATGACATTTGTAAATATATTTAAGTATGGCATCACAAAAATTCGGTTTCGTAACCGTCGACCCGGTATCAGGATCAGGAGATCAGGCGGTTAATTTCTCCGGTGAGAAACACACCGGTCGTATTCAACGCACTATCAACCTTACGGTCACCACGAACGGCGGGGCTAAGAAGGCGTTGGTAGTTAATCAGGCAGCGGCTGCTGAGGCGGTAAGATCAGACAGCCCTAACGCTTCCGTACAAAAGACAGGCGGTAATGTTACCATCACCGGTAAGTCTAACAGTACTAAGCTTACGTTCGCGGTCACGCCGGCTGAGGAGAACGGGCTTACGTTACAGCTCCCGGCTAACTACACGGCGGCTGGAAAGACTACGGCTAACGGAGCGGTTATCGCCGACGATCCCGGAGCCGCTGGCGAGTTCGTTTGGAGCATCACGATCTCGGACGTACCGGCCAACGTCACGATCGAGGAACTGACAGCTACATTGAAGGTAACTGCCGCTGGTGGCCAGATAGCCAACGTGACGGTAACGCAAGCCGCTGGAGACTCTACTATCGAGCTTGACAAGGAGACTATTAACTTGGATGTAAATGGTACTCAACAGACGGTTAACGTAACATCTAATGACAGCTGGACATGGGCGCAAGCTGCGGCTAGAACCGTATTGAGAATGATGGGACGATAATCAGTTTCTTTTCGCTTACTCAGACCCCGATCGACTTAAGCCGGTTGGGGTTCTCTTGTTTTATTATCTTTGTGAGTAGAAGATAACTAAAGGATATAATTATGAGTGATTTGAATGTTAATTGGAAGGACGGGGTAGGCGAGGTAACGGACCAGCCTCTGACCGTCAGTCCGGGGTCCGGGGCCGGAAGCGCCCCCGTTTCCTTTGGCTCGGTGATGAACAACGGTCTTGATCGGACTCTTGAGCTGGAGATAACAACTCCAAAAGGTGTTAAGAAGACGCTCACGGTGAATCAGGAGGGATGCCGGCAGGCTTATATCACGAGCGACGGCAAACGATGGCTGACTAGCGACAATCGGGTATATGGGGTTTTGAAAAGCGATGCTCCATGCGAATGCACGGGTGATTGCCCTTGATATTTTGTTTTTACGAATTTTGTAATTACATTTGTGGCGCATGTCCATCACCATGCTTTTCGTCGCTAATTTATTATAAGGGGATATAGGTCTGTGATGGGATCGGTATCCCTCTGTTTTTAATATGGAAAAGATAGATGTTTTCGATGTTCAGATTCCTGATGGGAGACAAATCCGTTGTATATCGTATAATAAGGTTACTTATTTTGATCTTGACGATATATGTAAGTTATGTTTTGACTCATACGACCTACATGATGTGGCTGACACTAAGGTTATGAGCGAGTTCCTGCACCGTGAGGGTGGTCGTTATTGGACTACGATAGATGGCGTAAGGCAGTTGTATCGTAGGATTGAGTGTAAGATGTGTTTTGAGGTTATAGAAAAATTAAAGAAATTATGAGAGAGATGGAATTTGATTTCGTGATATATCCGTTGAAGTTGATTATCACGGTTGGGTTGGATTATAAGACATTGTGTGATCGTTTCGAAAATATGGAGCCTGAACACGAGGGGAAATGGGGAGATGAGGATGATATGGATAAGGAGGCGTCTTTCGCGAATTTGGTAAGGGATAGGGACGATGATGATAAATTTGCCATACTTTGGAATTTTTCGAGCGACGATGATTTAATAATGAGAAATATATGTCACGAGTCATTCCATATAGCAATGAGCGTATGCCAATTTTGCAACATGTCTCTTGGATTTAAGGTTGGAGAGGATGAACACGCAGCGTATATAGCCGGCTTCGCTGGTGATTGCGTTAGTGAGTTCATCAATAGCAAGAATACGGATTAAGTCATAAATTCTATAAGGAATATAAGAATATCAGCCTCCGCTTATTTGTGGGGGCTTTTTGTTTATCTTTGTCAAAAACATGAAGTTATGTCGAGTTGCGTAATTAAAAGAAATAAGGAAGGTAAGATAATCCGTGTCTTGACCCCTTCCGGAGAGGTATCTACCTTGTTTGATAAGATAGCGGGTATAGCCGCCGTAAGTGACCTTAATAAGGCCGCTGAGGCTTATATGACTATTTATAACGATAAGTTCAGGTCTAAGTTCGGAGACTGGACGAGATCCGTGCCAAGGAACAAGGAGGCGGCCAGATCCATAAGCGCCAGACTTAGCGCCAGCGAGTGGGGGCAGCTTATGTCAGCCAAGGTCTTGTCCGCCATAAGCGATATGGATGTACCGGCGTTGGCCAGAAGCCTTGGGAATAGCGACAATGTCGTGGCTTATCTTACCTCCGGAGAGGTAGGTGATGTCAATGATATGGCGGTGGTAGATACATCCACGGTACAGGAAGTGGATCTGGATTCCATAAACGAGGATAATATTGGTGATACGATACTGAAAGAGGCGTCATGGGATGATATAAGGGCTATCAGGGAGAATATAGATATTAAGGAAACAGCCCGTATGTTATGGAAGGCCGTGGAAAGCGCTTTTACCGGGCAACGACCTAATATTAGGGTGAAGGGTGGAAATATAGATGGTGAGATTATATTCTCCGGCAATGTCTTGCCTTTAAATGATATTGAGAATTATACTCCTCCATCTTCAAGATTGGTATATGATTCCGGTGAGCCTCGCCTATTCTTTAGATCGGATGACGGCAAGATACACGACTCTTACGCCAACGCCATAAAAGGCTCGTCCGGTGGGCGGGTCGAGGCCGGGTTCTTGGCCGGCAGTGTCGAGGAGAGCGACGTCCCGTCCGGCACGGCTGACATCTCCTTTGGCTCGTCCTCCATAACCCTTAACAACAGTGATTCGTTCATCCCGGTCCTTGGCATCAGCTCAGATTCTAATATAAGTACCCGTGGAGGGTTTGTCAATTACCTTATCAAGAAAGGTCTGTTGAGCGGGGAGCGTATAAGGCTAGGAGATAGGTATTATCTTACAGGGGCCGGCAACTCCGATGGTCTTAAGATCTATAACGCTATGGATGCCTTGTCTAGGCTAAGGAATAGGTTTGGAAGTCAGTCCTCCGAAATGAACGTATTGGGTTCTATAGGTTTTGATACGGAGGTAAGTAATGATCTTGATCTTATCACTACGTCCGGGGAGAAGGTTACGGTAAGCAGATCGGAGATCAAGGGTATGTTAAGGCAAGGCAAGTTTGAGGAGCTTAATAACAAGTATGATGGATTCATGGAGCTAGCCTTGTCGTTGATGATGGAGGATAACGCTTTGTACGGAAGCAATGTCCGTGGGGTTATCGAGAACGAGAAGGCGGAGGATCTCCAGAATAGGACTGATATCACCAATATCTTATCCACGTTAGGTATCCGTGTGATGGGTATGTCTGAGTATATGGATAAGTATAAGATGCGTAATGGCGTGGATCCTTCGGCTAGGGCCTTATCTGACATGGCCAATGGGGTTATCGCCTTGGCTGAGGGGGCTACGGTAGAGGATCTCAATGAGGAGGTGGCTCATTTCTTGGTCGATACTTACCGTAACCAGCAGGAGATTGATGAGGTTCTGGACTCTGTTGTCGGCACGCCATTATGGAATCAATTCGCCGGTCGTTACTATGGGGTGTATGGGAAGGAATACCAAGGGGAGGAACTGGATCAGATGGTGAAGCGGGAGATCCTAGGCAAGACGTTGGCCCAGCGGTTCGTGCCGGGCATGGAACAGGCGGTGGAGGATCTGGCCTCGTCCGAGGACGCCCAGCTCTCCTTGTTTGGCAGGATAATCCGGGCTATACGGAATTTCTTCTCTACTCAAAGATCAGACTTGAATAAGGTTCTTGATAGGATAAAGGAGTCGGCGTTAGCTGATGATCCAAGCGCATTTGACGTGCTTCTGTTAAAGGATAGCGACCATCTCATGTACTCATTATCGGATGTTGACGTGGCTAATAAGTTGATCAAGAACGGGAGGTCATTGGAGAGGCTATACACTAGGTTACAGAGGATGAGGTCAAGCCAGAGCCAGAGGATCGGGGAAAGCATCTCCCTTCTACGTGATATAGGCGAGAAGGTAAGACAAGTCGGGGGTGAGCTAAATAAGAATAACAACCTATTATCCACCAAGAGCGTCATAGCGACCGCCAAGGCTGAGGTGGAGTATTTGGTCACTGTCGCCAGTAGCCTACGTAAGAGCGGAAAAGGATTGGATTATGAGACGATACAGGTTATCGATAACGTATATGGGGAGATAGTTCCTCTGATCAGGAACCTTCGTGGATTCGTCAATAATCAGGCGGCTGATTATTATGGCAGCAATAAGGTTGGCATGGTAGAGGATATGGATGATATATTACGTATGGCTGAGACATCCATGTCTGATATAAATGCTCTTCGAAGTGATCGTAATGAGGACTGGCTGGATGGACAGCTCAGGATGTTTAATATCCCGGAAAGATATTGGAATGGGATAAAGAAGTTGATAAATAACATCCATAAGGATATCAATGTCATGTCCCGGTTCTTTGGCACGCTGGAGCATAGTGGTAACGCTATTTTAGGTATGTTAGGCCAACGTCTAGCCAAGGCCCATAATGAAGCCCATACCGAGGGTATATCCAATATCAATAAGATGACTAGGATGATGAAAGAGCGTGGATGGGGGATAAAGGATAATGAGGATCTTATACAGAAGATAAATGGGAAGAACTCGGATTACCTTGACTCGTCCCGTGATTTCGCCAAATACGATTTACTATACAGGACCGAGCAGGCTAAGGCTATTATCGATATATATGATCTTAAGAATGTTACGGGTAAGACCGAGAAACAACTTATCGACCTTCTTCTATCCGATAGAGGCCTTAAGGTGAAGACCCGTGACGACATAGTAGGATATGACGGGGATAATCCTATCACTAAGGAGGTATATCATATATTCAAGCCTACCATCCAGAATTTCGATATCTCGGACATGACGTTCGAGGATCAGCAACGGTATCTGGATACGATAAATAAGTGGTTGGATGAGAACCGGGAGAAACCTATGGTGCAGGCTTATTACGATAAGATCGAGAAAGTCAATAAGAAGGTCGAGGAAAGACTGGGTCGTAGGGTATCGCAAGCTACGTCCGATTTCATGACCCGTATCCGCAGGAGCCGGTATGTGGCTATGGATAAGTTCGTGAGGAACGGGAAGGTCGATTGGAAGGCGTTTCAATCCGATCCTATAGCTTGGAGATCTTATCTGGATATTTTACGTGATAGGGCTATAGCCAAGAGCGAGTGGTATTCCGATGGGACACCAAAGGAAGAGGGATCTGAGGCTCTGATGATGTCCGAGGAGATCAAGGCATGGGACGAGGCGTGGGCCGAGGAGTTCGGGAATACCAACGAGGGCCGTAAGGCTTCCGCCGAGTTCAAGGAGATACTTCGTGGGATAGAGCGGTCCGAGGGCGGCAAGGCTGCGTTTGAGTTCCTGCTAGCTGGCGGTCATCTTGGCTTCTCCAAGGATATGTGGGGATCCGAGGAGGGTGATTATTACGAGAATCTGGTTGATAAGATCACGGAGCAATCTGTATCATCATCAAGGATAGAGAAGGTAGAGGAGGCGATGGCGACAATAAACGAGATCAATGACCAGCTAAGGCCTTTGCTTATCCAGTACCGGGATAGCACGAGATACGGGGAATATGATTTCGATAGGTTACGTGGATCCGCCTCATTAAGAAAGATAAACGAGTTATATGATCGTCTGGCTGAGGCTAAGAGCGTTATTAACGCCGCCGCTTCCGCTGAGGCTATTGAGATGGATATGCCTGATACGGTGGAGAGTGGAGTCACGGATTCCTACCGTAACGCTCTAAGGGACGCCATGGCGTACGACAATGGCATGGATGAAATTAAATTCGCCAAGGAGCATATGTCTGCCCGCTCCCGGAGTCAGGTGGATAGGATGGCCGCTAAGCTATCTAGGAAGAACCCGTCATGGACGACCGTGGAGGTATCGTTTTTGAGAAGGAAATACGGTCCTGACTTCAATAATAAGCTAGCTAACGACATAGCGATGGGTAAGACTGATGAGATCCTTGTCGAGTACGCCAGAACCCGGTTGTATCCTTATATGAGGAAATACTCTCCCAAGGGATATTCTGATTTCGTTAGGAAGATAAATAACGGTACGTATAAGGTATCCGAGTTCTTTGATGCCATAGAAAATGGTATATCTAAGGAAGAGAGCGTATCCCTTTTCGGGTTTGATATTAATATGATCGATCTGACGATCAATAACCAGTGGCTTGATGAGGCTGACTCCGAGAGTTCTTTCCGTAATCCTAATTATAATCCCGATCTGGGTTATGGATATCATACGCCTAGGTTCGATAAGTACAAGAACGAGGCTTTTTTCAAGAAATACGGTATTACCAACGAAGGGGAGGAAGCTACGATCAATAAGGATAAGTGGGAGATGAGGAAAGAATTGCTTAACATAAGCCGTAAGGCTATGGAGGATTATGATGAGCGATTCCGGAACATCTACCAAATACCACAGATATCCAAGGGCGGCGTGGAGAGGATGGTGCAGGCCGGGGTTGACCCGAAGGCGGCCATCGGCAACGCCGTACGTGATATTGTTGGCGAGAGGGTGGATGATCCTATACACGGTCAAGGACAAGGCCTAGGAGGGCTTGACGAGAACGATAACAAATATCGTATGATCCCCAAATACTATCTCAGTAAGTTGGAGAACGCCAACGACGTGTCCCATGACTTCGCCTACTCCTATTCCATGTTATCCTTACAGGCTACCGCTTACAAGTATAAGAGGGCGGCCTTGGATGATGTCATGGGATACAGGAACATGATGCTGGAGACGCAATACGACGGCGGTAAGAACCCGGAGGCCACTCACGCCTATAGGATGTTTCAGGACTGGGTTAACGCCAGCATCTACGATGTCAGGATAAATAATAAGCGGGCGGAATGGAATATAGGTAATTATAAGGTCGATCTTAATAAGCTGGCTCTTATGTTTACCAAATTCGTATCCAAATCCAACTTAGGCTTCTCCCCATTCGTCGCGGCTACCGGCGCCCTTACCGGGCAGGCCAACTTCCTTTTGGAGGGTATGGTAGGGCAGTATATAAGCAAGGACTCCATGAAATACGCCTATGGGGAAGCTCAGAAGCAATTAAGTACGTACGTGTCGGAGATCGGGGATATAAACCGTACCAACAAATTATATGTCGTTGGAGAGGCTCTAGGCGTATTCAATGTCCGCAACCGTGTACGATCGGCGGCGTATAACAAGATCTGGAGAACCTTATTCCGGGACCTGCCGTTTAAGATGATGGAGGTTCTTAACTCCCCGTTGGATCCGCAGGTCATTATATCGGTCATGGATGATACCCGCCTATACGAGGGTCAGTTTTGGTCATACTCCAATTTCAAGGAGATGATGATGAAAGACAGAAATATGTCCGCTAACGAGGCTAAACGCGATTGGGAGCGTTTAAGGGATTATTCTATGTGGAACATGGTAGATGTCAAGGACGGAAAGATCGTGGCTAAGAACGAGGCTAACAAGGATATTATAGACCGATATATACCCACCTTGTCCAGTAGGGTAAGGAGTATGGTGCAGATCTGTGACGGCGCCTTGAACGAGCAGAACCGGGTGGGGGCTAGCCGGAACGCTATCCTTAATATGGTGCTGCCTCACCGTGGATGGTTTATATTGGCCGTACAGCGGGCGTATAAGAAAGCCGGTTTCAATTTCCAGACCAACCAGTTCGAGGAGGGATATATGAGAACGTTATGGAGATTGGCCGGGAACGTCTATGGTTCGATGTCGGAGGGCAGGATGGGAGAGGCATATGACGTGCTTAAGGAAGAGTATGATAAGCTTACCCCCTACGAGCAGATCAATATCAAGAGATCGATTATCAACATGGCGGTATTCGCTACGATGATGGCCATAGGACGGGCATTGATGGGATATAGGGAGGATAATGAGGATAGCTGGTTCGGGCAGTTCATTACCTACATCGGGTTCAGGACGATCAATGAGATCGCCTCCCAGACATCCCCGTTCATGGAGCTTAACGCCATAGACATGCTACAGGATCCGCTGGTTACCGCCCGAAAGTTAGGCGACCTCACCGATCCTCGGAACTGGGATCCGTTCGCTACCGTCCAGACCGGCGTGTATAAGGGCGAGAGCAAGCTATGGAGGCAGCTCATGAAGTTCTCGTTTGGTAAGCAATGGTATAATATCAAGACGGCTAGGGATATTAAACAGACATCCGACTACTGGTTGATGACCAACGGCATGACGATGGGATTCTTCTTAGGAGGCAGGAATAAGGATGAGTCTGGGGAGGACGCTAATTGGTATTTTGATAGAGGAAGATAGCTGAGAGCGCTTACTGGTGATAATAGGTTCATTAAAGATATTGATTATAAAGTTTTTACCCAAAATGGTAAAAACCCTACTGAGGGAAGATCAACAATTGTATATACGATAACTGCATTTTGCGTGGAATGTTTGATAACAAGGAAAGAAAGATGAGCATAAATAAATAGTTATACTATTGATGCTTAATGTAATCCAAAAATGGATTTACATAATAATAGAAGGATAGGAGATCATCACCCTATCCTTCTTATTTTCGTTATCGGTTATTATATTTATCCACAAAATCATCCACATCCATATACTCGCACCCGAAGTTCTCCGCCGTCTTCTTATCGGAGTCGGAGAGCTGTCCTTCTTTCCCGGAAGCGTCCCCGATCATCAATATAGTATCCTTATAATAAATACTCCTCTATTTTCTTGGCCATGTCAATAAGCATTTCGCATTTAAGGTCGTTAAACTCCTTGCAAAACCTCATGTCTTCCTCATGCTTTTCCTCAGGCGATCTGTTATCAATTACGCTGTAGCATGGTGACGAATACACGGGGATAGGTCTCATGGCCTCTATAGCCAATTTAATGGCCTTTTCACTGATCTCGCTCATATAATCCTCTTTTTGAACCCATATAATACCACTGTTAAAGCAATTTGGGTTTTCTAACTGGCAATTTACATTGTCATAAAAACAACATCCTGTACAACATTCTTTCTCTATCTCTGAGACAGCCATGAATCTCTTCTCTTCATATATCATGGTATCTCCTTTTTCTATCTTATTCCTCTTTGTCTTCATCTTATCAAATTTTTATATCCTACACGTTTTAATTCCTCTTCGGTAGCTTTCTTCTTAGGGAACTTCCCATGCCATTTCCCGGGCACCACGACATCACGGCCGTCGGGGCTGGTAGCCAGCCTCCCGCATTCGCTGCACAGCCCCATGCCCTTGTACGGCTGTAGTTCCTTGGCATAGTCGAATTTATCCACCATATACTCGTTTGTCAACATCCAATAACTAGACGTAGCGGTATTATCAACGCAACCGCATTTAGCGCATACAAATAAGCTCATATTTTAGTATCGTTAAATGTCGTTATCCTTATCATCGTCAACCCTCTCCACCTTAATCATCCCCATATCGCCTGAAGGTAACGTCATGTCGCTATACACGTTATTCCAGTTCTCGTCAATAGCCAATTGATGCAGTATTGATCTATATATCTGGTAGGTGTTTCCGATAAGTCTCTTTCTATTGATCATATCTTTACTACCTCCATCATACCCTATATGTTCATAGTCTTCGAGATCCGGGAACAGCCTTCTTCTTATAGCCATCGAGTTATTTGCTATAAAGCTTCTTATCCCCAGCGACTCCGTCCTGTCCATATCATCTATCAAAGTTTCCGTGGTATGCTGAAGATCCATGTCTCCGGCTGCGTATCTGCTTATGTCCTCCACGCACCGGGATATCAGCATCAGTTGTTCCCTTGTCAATGTTATTTTATAAAGTTGTTTGTTGTTCATATCCTTCTATTTTATTTATCATCTCGAATATTTTCACCGCTATCAACGGCACTATGGCATTACCATAAGCCTTTATTGATTCTTTTCTCCATTTCCCGTAAGGAATGGTAAGGTTGTCCACATTAAAGGGTAGCCCATCATTTCCTCTACAAATAGGGGACTGAGTTGGAAAACTCTTCCATTGAGTCGATCCCCGTCCATCCCAATCACGGCAGGCATATTTCTTAAAGAGTCTGTTCTCGGTGCTCCGTTGCTTTTTGTCATCTTCCTTATCGTACAAGAACCTGTGTGATCTGAGGCCACTGGTGTCGGTAATAAGTCTCCGTATTTTATCCCTTGTTTGGGAAGTGAACTCAAATCCATGAATCTTGTCTTCCCGTCCTTGTCGCAAACCTTCAACCCTTGCGTCTGAACAGTCGGAAGCAATGAACCATATCCTATACCGTTTATGTGGCGCTCCGACACCGCAAGCTGGAACAATGATCGGTTGGACGGAATATCCTTCACGTTCAAGATCGTCGCAGATGGTATTGATGATATATTCTTGCTCAAGTATCGTTTCCTTGTAATTTTCTTCATCTTGATCACTTTTCGTTTCCACGTCAGTTTCACTACCGGGTTGAACCATATTGGTGATTCCAGCAACATTCTCGCCAATAACCCAGAGCGGTCTTGTCTCTCGTATGACTCTAAGCATTTCCGGCCAGAGATAACGGTCATCATCCGCTCCCTTTCGTTGTCCAGCGACGCTAAATGGTTGACAAGGGAAACCTCCGGTGAGCACGTCGATTTTCCCTTTCCATGAAGTGAAATCAGTTCTTTTAATATCTTCATATAATACTGTTTTTGGAAAATAATATTTTAATACACTTTGACAGAATGGATCTATCTCGCATTGAAAGACATTGTTCCATCCTACCTCTCTAGCGGCTAAATCAAAGCCTCCTATACCTGAGAAAAGACTAGCGTGATTCATTCCATCTTATTTGATATTAATTTTTCTTTTATATGTTTAGATATATCAATTATCTCATCTTTTATATTGCAGTCATCTTTTAATAATGAACCAAATATACATGATATGGCGCCCTTTAGGCCTAGCGCTATCCCTATCTCCAATATTTTTTTATCGGTATTAGAGATTTCTACAGGTTCATATAATATTGATGATATGTTGTTAACGACGTATATTATATCATCTTCATTCATTGATGTAGATTTATCGACAATAGCTATAAAATCTTTTATAATCATAATATAAGCTATTTTTATTTCTTTTATCGTATCATCGCTTAGATGTCTATCTCTTATATGCCTTTCAACATACTTGTTTGCTAGATTCTCTATTTTGTTTGATTTGTCCATTTGTACTATCAATTATTTAGTTAATAATAGATCATAGTCCTCTTCATCTATACTCCCATTATTGTTGACATATATAATGAAATCATTTAAAAGCACGGACTTATCCTTGGATAAGGCTTTTATAATAAGCTCTCCATCATCTTTCAACATCACATGCACAGTATCCCAGATAACATATTTTTGACATTCTTTCTCAATCTTCTTGATTGTTTTAAGTATTATCTTATACGTCTCCTCATATCTTTTTACTATTCCGCACAGTTCAGTCGTATCATTTTCCCGTATAGCCGTGAATATATATTCCTTTTTACAATCCCAGCATTTTATCAGTTTTTCTGATCCGCACGCCTTATTCTTGTAGAAGAAACAGCCCTTACATGGCTCATTATGGTCGTAACTTAATACTACAAGAAGCTCCATGCCATTCTTGTATATCACGTCTCCTTGTTTCATCTTGTCTATTTTATTAATCTCATTATCAATATAGCAAAGTTGGATATTATCCATACTATAGATATCCAGAATGTTATACTCAACATAAGACCTATGTTCTTAGGTATAGGATCTACTCTCCTGAATGTAAGGATCATGAATATAAATGTCTTGAAGTTCATAATTTACGATATTTTTCTATATAGTTAACTATTAGATCCTTGACACCTTTAGGGACATTAATTAGCTTAAGGTTACCTTGGAATATATCCTTACCGTACTCGTCCATGATCACCCCGAATGAAGGATTCATGATTCTTGTCGATATACATATCGGTTGGTCGGTATCGAATCTGATAACGGCTACCTTCTTCTCGTTTATCGCCTTCTTTAGGGCTATATAAAGCTTATGACCTTTAACAATGTCACAATTACCTTTCATGATCTTAGACATATATATGATATGCTCTTTCTTCACATTGCTGAGATTGTCCATCAGTTTAAGATCTCCACCAACAGATTTCCATTTTTTGAAGCAAGATATGCATAGACAATAACTGGACTTGGCGTTCCTCGGCATCATCCTGCTGCTACCAGCGGGAACCGTATCGCCACAGCAGACGCACGTCCGGTCTTTGTTGGTGCGTACTGGGCCATAGCTGTTTATCGGGTATTCTTTTTCTTTAAGCATCTTTTTCTGTTTTCAAAATTATCATCACCATATTCATAATTAGGACAAGCCTTATTGCTTGGGCGTCTTACGTAAGTCTTTTGCTCCCTATCGTATTTCCTATTAGGGTTTATGTTCTAAAAAGTATTAAATATGATAAAATATATTATATTTCTTTGTAAGTTTCAGAGTGTGCATTTTGACAAAACACATTCGTGATCCTTACAGGGTTGAACAACAACCCCCTATCGATTATCCTTCGAACTGATTCGCAGGAATCACCGACTACTTTTCTCATGATGTTCAACGCTCCATTTACATCCGCATTTATGAGTTTCCCTGTCGAGGACTGGAACAGTCCCCGTTTCTTTCTCTTTCCTAAATAGTTATCATGTTTACTTATCGCTTCAAATGCCAATGAATCGCATTTCGAAGTGTAAGATTCTTCATGTGTAACTATTTCTATTCCAGCCAATTCACATTTGTATTCCAAATAACTGATTAATCTCGCAAAAGGGATTTGAGTAAACTTCTGATTGTTTCTTTTTCCCATGTTTACTCCTTGTTTCCATCCCTTATTATAGCCTACAATTAATTTTGTTATTCCTTGCTTTATAAGCAAATTGACTATTTTTCTGCTTATTTTGTGAAACACATCTTCTATGTACTGTTCTCTTTCATAATACAATTTCTTTATACGTTTAGTTGTTCCTTTTATCTTTTGCAAATCCTTAATACTATTCAATTTGGCTAATGTTTTATTGAATAGCTTATTGTATGATTTGATAAATTTTCCGCTGAAAAGAATAGTAAAATTTTCGCTAATCAATGTAGCAAGATTATCTATTCCCAAATCAATCGAAGCTACTTTCTCTTCCTTGTATTCAAGAACTTCAGCATCTTTTACCTCATAGACAATCTCAATCCTGTATCCTTTATTCAAAGGTTTTATTCTGACCTGTTTGAAATTATTTATAAGCCCAGAATACTTATCGTATTGAGGGATATCTATTGAAAGTTCTTTTGACAAAACAATCCTTCCATCCTTTATTTTACAGCTCTGATTTGTATAATACAAATTGAACCCCGATCCTCTTTTCCTGTATTTCGGAAGTCTGGGTTTCTCTTTGTATTTGCCTGGATTTTTCCTGTAATCCCCGACTGATTTGTAATAGCCTTTAATATTTTTGTCCAATACCTTAAGAATCTGCTGTGAACATTGCGCTTTCAATAATTTGTAATTGATATTACCGTCTAAATTCTTGGCATTCTTCATTATAGTATCAAGTTCAAAATAGGACAGCCACTTATCTTCTTTAGAAAGTGTTTCTCTGAAAACATACAATGCCTGATTGTACAGGTTATTTCCAATCCTGCACAAAGATAATATGTTTTCATTCCGCCCTATGTTAAACTTATATACTAATCTCATTTTCAAAATTCTTGCTTATTACTTCAAGTTTATTCCTTCTTCGGACAATCTTGTACCACCTCCAATATACTCATAGCTTAACTTTTATTCTTTCCCCCGAATATACCTGACAATAACCAGATAACCACTATCAAAAAGAAACACAACCCAAGCGCCTCATCCGGATAATCATGCATCGCCTCTAAAATGTCCCTCATAGCTTAATGTCCATTTTGCCAATTATACGATAGAAAATATCCCTAGTCAGCTCAATATCATAAGTAGCGTCATGGAGCTTATTCTCGTCGATCTCAATGCCCATGGTTTTGGCTACGGTCATCAACTTAAAGTTCTCCATATCGTTTCTTACACCCATCAGGAACGGTGTCACCATAACATATACATCCATATAGTTAGGATAGAACCATGATCCGAAATACTTATCCCCACATTGCTGGAATAAAGCCCGTAGGAAGCTGTTATCGAATCCGGCGTTGTTATACCCCACCAAATACATTTTATCCCTCTTATCGAACTTATTCACGTATTTGGATAATATACCAACTAACTGCCTGTACCCTTCTTCCATAGGCTGATACGACTGCACTTGCTCCAAGGTAACACCGGCCACATCCAGCGCCTCTTGCTCTATCGTGGCGGCAGGGTTCGGGGCTAGGCGGATGTCGAACCTCTCAGTCTCCTGCCCGTCGATATCCACGATCCCTCCTATTTGGTGTATTCCGTTTCTCCAGAACTTAACCCCGGTTGTCTCTAAATCGAAAAATAGTAATTTGCTCATATCTATTGATTTTTTAAATGTTCCTTAATCTTCTCCAATGCCTTATAAGACAGATAGCTGTCTATAGTATTATCGCTATCTATTTCCAGCAACTCATTAAACAAGTCTTTAGCCAATGCTTTCCACTGCTCTCCCCAATCACGGAGATTCTCGACCTTTGACCGTATATCCTCGAAATAAGAATCTACGTCTGATTTGATTGATTTTGAATAATATTTAACATCCTCCTCGTCCCCATCCATAATATAATCACATTGTGTCCTGATATCTTTTATATGACTGTCTATATCACTGCACATATAATCAACAGGTTTACGTATATTGAATATAGCTTCTGACGTAAGACCGGTTATATCTTGTATGTCTTTTAAATTACCCATGATTTAATCAATTAAATATAAACCATCCACTTACAACTCCCATCGCAAAAATAAACAAAACCACAAGTGAGAACAGCGTCCAATCTTTTGTATTTAGTTTATTGCTCTCCTTCTTTGCTTTTATTTTTTCAAGAATATTCTTGTCAACATTGAAATCGAAATCAAATGTCGTATTATTAGCTATCTTCACATCAATGCCTTTGTTATTAATAAATATCTGTCTCTTAACACTCATATCCCTAATATTTCTGCTACATAAACAAATCCATAACATATATAATTATCAGCGTCATGCTCCCCATAATCAACATGCCAAATAACAGCGCATGGGAAATAGAGTGGCATATCCTCAGCCATAGGCTCCTCTCTAAAGTCATCAATGTTTATCTTCTCCCTCCACCTCCACAGGTCTTGGATATCGTTCAAAATTAATTTCTCCATAACTATGACGGATATTAGATGTTAGTAATTCTATAGCCAAGCTGATCATGGCTCCCGCTTCCGTAAGTTTATTCATTTGGTCGTACACCCTGTGCTCTGCGCTACGATAAGTCTCCCTGCTGCTTATGGTATCTAGCAAATCATCTATAGCGTTTCTAAGAAGATTGGTTATTCCTCTTTCTCCCATACCCTTGAAATAATAAATATCACGACCAACGTAAAACATGTCCTGACATCTTTTAGCTACGTACTCTATTCCGGATAGATGGTATTTCTCGTTGTCTATCTCCACCTCTCCTTTTTCTATAGCCCTCAACAACTTCCAATCTATCTTTACATCAGCTTGACGATTTTTTACCTTTACATAGGCATATCCGCCATAATGAGAACCCAGCGTCCTCATCGTTAGCTCATTGACTTTTTGTTTGTTTTCATCCATAATAATCAGGTTTTTAATGTTGATACAAAAATACGATTTAAACAAAAATAAAAGCATGAATAATATTAAAATAATATTAATCATGCTTAAATATAAATATATTCCTTCTAGTTCTCACGGATATACGTATTCGTACTCATCTGGAGGAGATGTCTTATATTCAACATCGCACTCCATATTGGTGTAATAGTTATCCCCTTTTCTGTATACTAACGCTACCCAACAGTCATATTTTTTGCTGTATCCTATAAGAGGGACATTAGCCATAGGCGGATTATCCTCTGTTTTGTATCTTATTCTTGTTACTTGTTTCATATTTTCATGGATATAAATATTCATAGTCTTCCGGTGGATATGTTTCAAATTCAGCATCATACTTCATGCAGGTGTAGTACTTATCCCCTCTCCTGTACATTACTTCCCACGGACAGCTATATTTTTTGTTGTATCCTAAAAGAGGAACCCCTTCTATAGGAGGCTTATCTTTCGTTTTGTACCTTAATTTTGTTATTTGCTTTATGCTCATATAATCTTATGTTTAAGTAATTCCATCATCATCGAAAACAATGTGTCTACAAGAAGTTTCTCGCTACTCCAATATATAGGGATCTCGTCTATATCTCTATACGCTACAGACCATGCATGTTTTAGCTTATAACATTCTAATGTACAACCCTCTATCTCATATGGGAGCAAATTCAGCAACGTGCCTACATCCCAAACAGGGTTGGATATATCCGGGGTAACGACCTCGATCAGTCCTATACGACCAGCGTTATCCTCCATAGAATGTAATTGATCCAGATACTTGTCTCTGAAACCGCTGGCAGTAGAGATAGGGAGGCCGGCCTCGACCAGCACCCTCCCCTGTTCTTTTGTGGTGAATATTCTTTCCTTCATAATTTCATTTTCCTTTCTACCGTAACGATCGTATCATTATGCCATCCCCCATGAGCCACGAGAAGAATCTCCTGCTGCTCGAAGCCAAGCCCGGTCCCTATACCGCCGGAGTTCCACGCGCAGGTAATGACCACCCCTCCTTTCTTGGTGATCCTAGCTATCTCCTTCTTCTGCTTAGCCCAATAACTAGATTGCGTTGTTTGCATATTAACAGCACCTCCAAGTCTTTTATACGATTCAGATACCTGTCTCGCAGAATATGGTGGATCATATAGTACCATATCAGCTATATTATCATCAAGATGACACAAGAAGTTCGTGGCGTCTTTATGATACATAGCTTTAGTCTCAGGGTCAAGATCGTTGGTGATCGTCCCTATATCGCTGTTTCTGGCGAACGGATCCACTATAACCATCCCCTCTTCTCGATATTTGTCTATAAGTTCCCTTATCGGTCTTATGCTGAATGTCTCTTTATTCGGCATTGACCATTTTTTAGTAATTATCATGATCTATGAAGTTTATCCCATTCTTCTTTATCTACTCTTTTACCTTGTATATAAAACAACTGTATTGACCCATCATGAGTGTAAATTGCTTTAGACTTATCATTTTTTAATCTATCGAAAACATTACCAAAGTTATTAACATCCCCTAATTGAATAATATTAGGAAAATGTTTTTGACTTACCTTTATGCATGTCTTGTCTATCTCCGAGGCGTAGTAAGTCTCGATAGGTATGCCGGCTCTTTGTAATGCTAGATACCCACATGATATCCCGTCAAATAATGATAATACCTTCATATTGTCTATTGTTTATCTATACAATTCTATAGTAATTATATTATCAAAATGATCTTTGGCTATATCTTCCCCTTTTTTTATAGACATATCAAATAAAGAGGCAGGGCATGATGTTATATAATCATTCGTATTTATAACAACCCTTATTTTCTTACTCTTATCCTTGACAAGCATCAATTCGTCTATCAAATCTTGTACTGTCATATTTTTCTCCGCTTTCATAAATTCCATTTTTATTTACTTTCATGGCCAAAAATATCCTTTTCGGCTATACGTAATATACATTTGTGTATCCCCGGCAAGACCTTAACCAATTTTATACCAAAATTTTCTCCCCTTTTAACAAAAGTCCATTTACCGTATATGACCCCATGTATCATATGTTGTATTATCTCCTTGCTATCTGTCAAAAATACTTGATAATAGATACTGTTGACATAATTGAAATCCTTCCCATGATCATCTGCCGGTCTTAATATCATTACGGCGGAGGAGCATCCACGGACGAACCCGTATATCTCAAGGCATTCATCAAACTCATAATTATCACGTTCCTCATCATGAACATCCTTAACCCATTTACATGGTCTCCCGTCCTTAAACGGGATCTTTAACTGTTTCTTTGCCATCTTTTAAATTATATTATAATGTTAGGTACTTATATACTTTTCTACACCAAAAGCATATTTTCACGCTTCATAGGGACATTGTTGAATCCGCTTACACGAAACTGATTCTAAAGAGGTCTCTTCACGTGCTTTAATTCCCGGCGTACATCCGGTATCGTTTGTTAATCGTAACTATATAAACCCGGTGTAAAGTTATATATAATCACCATTGTCAGTTATATTGATATCACTCCACAAGTTCAATCTTCCCTTATCATCCAATTGCATATGGATAAAACCTTTTGTCACCTTCTTCCCGGCTTTAAGAGCCTCTACGTCTTTATCGGTAATCTTTTTCATACTTTCGATATTTTATCGTTACAATTAAATTCATCTTTCATCCTGATCTTTATGCCTCCATATGATAATTCCTTATGAGCTGTTACAAAATAATCAACCGCATCTTCATCTAATAAACTATGCGGGCACCTTTCCCATACAGGACTTTGATCTAGATGATCCCATGTAGCTACAAGTAACCTATTCTTGTCATCATCAATAGCTATTTTGTATGTCCCTGTAGTAGACTTACGTTTAATGATCGCTCCATTTAACATCTGTTTCTTAGCCCAGCTCCATGAGCCTCTCAACCCAAATGTTCTTATAACCCAGTTATTTATCTTCTTCATTTCAAATTATTTGTTAAAAGTGTAATATAAATATAAATACATAAATTGAATAGGGCTATTCACCATGCCCTTATCAGTAGGATCATCGTATTTGTCAAGCCAAAGACGAAGCGCCTCCCAATCGATATCCTTACGGTCACATACCATGCAGGCTAGGTTAGCCCCGAACAGTTCCCCGTCGCCGCCCAGCGACTTGTTAAACCTCTTGGCTAGTCTTTCCTTGAATCCATTATCATACCATATCCCGGAAGTAGCGGCATAACAATAATAAGCGTTGTATTTCATTTTCACGCCCATCCTCTCAAATAAAGACGTATGCCATATCCGGTCAAGGAAGAATACTATTCCACGATAGATAAAGGTTCGGAGATTCTTCCTGTATTTCTTCCCTAAGAAGCTATCTACGCAAGATATAGTCCCGCCTGAATAGTACCAGTTATTGGCGCCTCTCTTGACCTTATCCGTCATCTTGAACTTATTCTTTCTGTCTTCTACCCTATCCCACGGCTTCAGCTTATCCTCATTAAATGTCGGGCAATAATGATAGTAATGATTGATCCACGAGAGGTAGGGATTGTATATCGTATATCCATTGTCGCTGACATATGAGTTCATATCATATCCAAGTTCTTTGGCTAGAATAGATCCTTCATCAGCTAATACCTTCAATATCGGGTTCAAGTTCCATATCTGATCTTGGCTGACGAACATCGAGTAGCATGGATCCTCATCCTCCCCATACCATCCTCCCATCCCGCTCACTATTTTATCCAAATCAAGTGAATAATCTTTCCCGGATGAAAAGTCATCTCTAAGGAAAAACCCTCTATATGGGATCATGTCATATACACCCGGTTGATTCTCAAACATATGTTTAGCGTTCTCGGTCAATCTGATCAATGTTTGCAAGGCGGAAGATATATCTATGGGCGCATATTCACACCTATAGACCTTATTATTTATCCAAAGATATTGAAGAAGCTCGGCTATATTAATAGTCCCGTCCTCCACATATCCCGTCTTGTTGTCGAAGTTTATTTTGGCTAGAGGTATATTACTCCCTTGTGGTTGACCGCTTTTTTCATTACAACAATGCACGAACCTGTCAAAGAATATATCTTTCCAGCCAAAATATTTATCACTTAGCGTCATGAGCCTATTTCTTATCGTATAATGACATGACGTTAATAAGATCAGCCTTTCTGCACATCCCCTCAAGTTTATTAAAGCCATCCATATTATCTCCACTGACGATAATAGTAGGATATACCTCTATACCGTACTTGGATATCTCCTCATCCGTGGCTTTGTTCTCCGGGATCTGGTTTAACGTGACCTCACCCTCATATTCCTGTAACGTGTTGGCGATAATATATCGCATGTAATCGCTGTACTCAGCGTCTTTCTTCGTGAAAAAATCAATTCTTACCATTTTTAAATAGTTTTTAATTTGTTAATAATTAAATCCGCTGTAAATATAGCGTTATCTACCTCATCTACACTCAACCTCCTCCCATCGAAATCGTTGGACAATAAATCTTTTACGATCTGATATCTTCTCAACTCCCAATCTATGTCTATATCAAAATTAAGATGCCTTACACAATCATAATTCAGCTCCTTACGATTCTTATCAAGGTACTTAACTATCGGGAATGAAGTACCATTGTCAATAGTACGTGCGATCACATTAATGTACCTACCAGTCCTTTTGTCAATAGCTTTTAATTTCTCGTCTACTATTATTTCTCCTGATCCTTCCATTCTATTAACCCTTTGTTATGTTTATCGTAATATAATAACGCTATGGCGTTCCAGCATACGGCGGATAGATGCATGAATCCCTCCTTATCATATCTCTCCCCTTTCGTATAAGCGACCAAGTGCCTCATGAGTGCACCTAGATAACGATTAAATCCATCAGGTATATCTTGCCATGAGTTATCGGCGTACTTCTTGGCTCCTTCCGTATATACCCTCACGATGTCCTCTATCTCAGCCAAAGGAAGAAGATCCCACCGGAGTTTACCGTCGGCCCGGTCGTCCTTCCCGCTGCCGTCTTTCCCTACAAGAGGTCCGCTTTCCACCACTGCGTCTCCTATTTTTGGCTTCCCGAAATTTATCGCCTCATCCGCCGTCTCATCATCAATAAGCCTTAACTTGATAGCCCTATTTAACGAAACAACCATCTCCTCATCAGCCCAAATGGATTTATATGTCTCATCAAATAACGGTTCTATTTTCATCATTCCCGTATTGTCGGCGGTTTCAAGTACCTCAAATACCTCACCATCATAAACGACTTTGTCGTATTTGCTAAATTCCTCTTTCATTTCAAACTCCTTTTTGTTTTATTATTAGGTAATTATATACTTTTTAGATTAATAAAATTCACTAAGATCCCTGCATTCTGGTGTTTCTCCTGTCATAGAATAAAGCTTACCAGATGATAGATATACGCAATGCGAGGTCTTCCCGTCTCTCCACTCGCTTTGCTTCGTAATTCCGCAAATAGCGCAGCGTTGGATCCCCGGCCCCGCCTTTACCCACGAGTGCCGTACGTTTTTCTTTCTTGTCCTGTTGGTGTCGTCAAGTTTTCTCATGATCAATCCTCCAAGGCCGTTACAATTTTATCTTTCCCGATAATAACCTCGTTCCCGCTTCTTACATCAAAGCATCTCTCACCCTCTGCCTCCTTGAAATAAAGAACGCCATTGTACTCGAATAAACCGAAGCCGTAATCGTCTAGCTTCATTTTGCTAAGTTTTTTGAACTTATATGCGTTTTTCATATTCTCCATATTTTTAATATTTCCTTCATTCATATAAAATATTGATGCAGATATTGATATTATTCCTATAGCTATCATAATTAATCCTCCGTGGAACATACCTCCATGTAAATCATCCCAGCCTTTCACCATTACAGCTATGGATAACATAATCACTGCCATACTAAGCAAGACCCATATCATATCACATTTTCTTTGTCTTTAGGAACTCCATCATATCCTCTGCGCTAAGCTGGAAGCCTGTCGCCGCCTTATGACCGCCGCCACCGGGATAGGCCTTACGTGCCAGCGCCGAGACATCCAACTCCTCTTTGGTGGTATAGAACGAGCATCTAAAGAATCTCCCATTCCAGCAGAACGGCATCATCAGATCATGTTTCTTTGGATTGTATTTAGCCTCGAATGTAGCGCTGTTGAACTCCGTCGTATTCATACATATGGCCTTATACCCAAACACGTCAGCCTCGAATGAGAACATATCCATCTCGCCCCTGTTTTTCTCAACGATATACTCCAGTATCGCCTCTCCGTTCCTTATCATGTCATATATGAAGTCATGATCGCCGTCCATGACCTTTACCGCCATATCCACGTCAAGACCACAATATCCTCTCATCCCGTATTGGAATGCCATGACATCACTCCACTCGAACCGGTCGTGATCCCATACATCATAAGCACTCAATAATTCTACCACATCAGGGGTTTCGATATCATCGAAAAGATATTCCCGCGTAAGCTCACAAGCCGCCGTTCCGATACGTCTTTTGCCTTTGACATTATAGTCCTTCACAGCTTCTATCACCGTCTTATGGTGGTCTATCCATGTGACATCTATCCCCTTGTCTTCCCATTCGTCGAATAAGAATCTCGTTCTATCGCCAAATGATACGTCAACTACAAACACCTTATCATATTTATTCACGTCAGGTATTTCCTTGCCGTAATTGTAAGGAAGAAGATCAATGTCCCCTTTGAAATACTTTTTTACTATAGCCGCTGACATTACTCCGTCAAGATCAGCCTCATGATATATACATCCTGTCATAATCTATTGTTTTTGATTAAAAAATCTATGTATTCTTTTATATCCTTGTTCCTATCATTATCCCAGTCAAATGTCTCGTTTATGAATTTGAAGTACGATACTGGGATCGAATGCAACATCCACCCACAATACTTGCCGAATGTCATTACCGTAGAGCCAAGGGGATGATCCGGTCTCCCGGGAACAGGGGCGGCGGTTACGCCCTGCGCCAGCCCCCTCCTACGATCTTTCTTGGCGGCTTTGATATCCAGATCTGTTTTCGTTACCTTATCCCCCATCGGGATATTAGTTATTAGCTTATCGCCGATAAACATCCCCCATCCATATCCTTTGTAGTTCTCTATACTAAGTTTCCTTATATCACCGAACCTTGACGAGTTGTTACAACAATCAACGACCAAAGCACTATCCTTTCCGTCTTTTATACGGACTGCCCTTCCAAGCCACTGATAAAACGATGAGAATGAGAATGTCGGTCTTCCTACTATCACGCAGTCCAGTCCTGGGTGATCGAATCCGGTTCCGAGGGCGGAATAGTTGAACACTACCCTCGTCCCACCTGACTTGAATCTCTCGACTATAGCCTCCCGCTGCTTCTTTGGCGTGCCTCCGTGAACTACCTCCGCCATGCCAGCGCATATCTTGGCGTTCATCCATTCGGCGGCGGTATTGCAGCTCTCAACAGAATCCATAAACACCAGTATAGATCTGCATACGTCTTTTAATACCATCAACCGACGTAAAATAAGATTGTTTAAGCCATTTTTTCTCACCGCTTCACTAATAGACCCAGCCGTATATTCGGAGCCGTTAGAATTGAGCTTAAGAGCATCTCTATTGAAATCCCATGTCTCGTACTTAAGAGGTGTCCAAAATCCTTGCCTTATCATCTCCTCCACCTGTATGACATGGATCAGGTTCTTAAAATATACCGGTCTCATACGAGTGATGAAATTAAGCTGGGAATATGACACCTGCCCTATCGACATCGTTTTAAGCCTGCATGGTGTAGCGGTAAACCCTATCACCTTTTTCGGTTTCAATTCATTCATAAATGTCATAAACTCGCTACCATCCTCCGGGCTATACCCGGCATGAGCCTCATCTATCAATACGTTCCTGATCCCCATCTCCTTAAGCTGACCAATAACTTTCTTGACAGATCCTAATGTGGCGTATATCATGTTAGATAGTTCTTTCTTGCCACAGGAGGCGGAGTAGATGGTAGCCGGTATGCCATATGATGTAAGCTTATCATAATTCTGCTGTAGCAATTCTTTTGATGGTTGTAAGACCAGTGTCTTATCTCCCATCAATCTGGCCGCTTCCGCTATCAACAAGGATTTCCCGCAACCTACTGGGCCTATAACCAATACCGGATCATTCCTATCGGAATTTATATAACTTGAAATGCTTTTAACGCATTCCTCTTGATATGATCTTAATTTATATGCCATCTTGATATGTGTTTATTCATGAGCCAGACTTTTGTTAAACTCCTCGATCTTGTCCCTATCCGTCTCATTAACCATCTCTGCCTCCTTACTGAACACGTCATACCCCTCACGGATATTATCCCCTACCATATTCTCTATCATCTCTCTCATTTCATCGCTCCTTACGGCGAAGGATATCTGGAACGATTTACTTGTGCCTTTCATCAGGTAATCAATCTCCTTCTTACATTCTGCCATTAACCGATCCAGATTATCAAACTTAACGAACTTGGAGTTGCCATTGGCTTTTCTTACCCCATCCTTGAAATCCTCCAATATCCCGTTAAATACATCCGCCATACACATCATGGAATGTAGCCATACCAGCATATTGAATTTATATTCATTATCAGCATTATTCATCAAGCCTATCAAAGACTCACTTTTTGTCAACATGATTTTAGATTCTCGATCTACGATATCCTTTATCTCTTGCCGGTATTTCATGGCGCCAACGAAATCCATCTTAGAATAACATTCATTTGATTTCTCTACCAATTTCCTGATATCCTTTCTAGACATCAGAAGATCCAATACCTGTTTTTCTCTTTCGTTTTTATCCATAATCATTTATTTATTGACACAAATATAATTAAAGCCTAGATATTTACCTAGGCTTTTTAATAAAGTTAATCTTTTTTATTCTTTCTTTTTGACTCATCCCAATCCGATGAATACCTACATGTGTTTTGTTTGTGGATCGAGAAATCGCACCAAAAACACAAGGGCTTGGGGCGGGGTTCAAGGCAGGCTGGTTGCCGTCCCATTAGGTAGCGCTTCTCGTACTTATACCCTTGTTTGGCATCGTCCCAAACGTGAGCTTGATAGCTATCTATTTTATTTGTCTCGAAATCATACATATCAAGGAGAATATCGTTAAGCTCCTTGACCGACCTCTCTACTTTCTCCTTATCTACCTTCACGTTCTGATTGTCCAGCATGCGGGTAAAGAAATAGCTGCACATATCCGGCAATACCTTGTACTTTCTCAGTATGTAGAAGGCGTATATCGGATGCTGGAGATTGTGAAGCAGCTTATCCTCATCGAATAACTTTCTCCCGGACTTCCAGTCTATCGTATACATAGCTATCCTGTCTTTTGTCTTATACTCCCCACGCCAGTCCACCGATCCTATGATATGTACCTTATCGTACGTCACGCCATCCAAGGTAAGTGGCTTGGGTAGCTTATAGGGCAGGACGAAGTCCTCCTCCACGCCGGCCGGTCTCGACCCCCGGATCACCTTCTCCATTGGCGTAAGATCCGACCACATTTTCTTATAGTTGCCAGCAGCATCCTTCTCAAACAACCCCACAATCCATCTTATTAACCTAGCCGCATGTTGCATGGACTCGATCTGAGATTTTACGCTATCAAAAGGTATCTTCTCTATATCGGCGTAGTAATTGAAAGCCTTACTCATATCCTCATAAGAAGGTCTGCATCCGTTCTTGAAGAAATACTCCATCGTCTGGTGGATAACCGTACCATATGACGTAGCCTCATGCTTCTCCGTGGATCTGTGACCCTCCACGTAAGTCTTATACCACTTATACGGACACTGAACAAACGTGTCTATCTGTGAGTAGGATGCGGCAAGCACCTTCTCACCGCCTATCGTCTTGCATAGCAAGTTATTCTCCGGAACGATCATAAAGCCTCTCCGTATTTATGTCACGCTCATATAAATCCATCGAAATATTCTGTAGGTTATGCAAATACCTTATCTGGATAAGCTCGCTCAGGTTATCCTCCATATCCCTAAGTCCGAGATAATACTCGTCGCCAAAAACCTCCATGGTCATCCCGTGTCCACGATATACGTCCCTATTCTTGTCACTCTTGAAACCGATAGCGTCAAGAAGGTTATCGTCTATCTCAATAGGCATGACATCATCTTCCCCTGAATACCATTTCATTATCCCATCATCAACCTCACGTTCAAGGATTAATGATCCACTTTCATTACGCATACCGGTAACGCACCCTACTCTCCATATATCACCAGCTTTGTCTTTTACAAGATTGCCCGGTCTTAACTCCTTAACTGAAATCATATTCTTCCTCCTCATGATCGTCATCACAATCATCGACAAGAGGGGTCTCTAGCCCCTCTTCCCAATCATCATATCCGAAATCCATTTATTTGTCTTTTAGATAATCATACAACATACCCATAAGCTCTCCTACCGTCAATTCGTGATAAGGCTTGACGTTAAGTGCCTCATCGGGTATACATTTACCCGTTTTCTTTTCCACTTCCATTATGACTTCTACAAAATCAAGGGAATCCATAGCCATATCCGTATCCAGCTTATCCTCGTTCATTATCTGAGCGGCATGATCAAGGCCATTAAATTCACCCATCTTCTCGAATATCGCCTCCTTGACTACTTTTTCAACTTCTTTTCTTTCCATACTAAATCGACATTTTCAATCTTCTACCTAATTCTTTTTTTATATCCGATATCCTTTCGATATCCATCTTAACATCGCCTGTGATAGCGTATTCCTTATCCATTCTCTTTGGGGGATCCGGAAGCCGGCTTATGGCGAACAACCATGCCAGCTCCTTGTTCTTGTTCTCCCTAAGATACAAGTCAGACGTCATGCCATACATTTTTATGATCGTATCGAATAACGTTGATTCCGATAAACTCATATGCACGCTATACACATTTGATGGTTTCCAGATCAAGTTATCCAATCTCATCGTATACTCACGTTTAAGATCTATGTGGGATATTACGGCTCTTACTATAGGTTCTTCCTTGAAGTTGGTATTAGCCACGAACCATACGAGCCTTTTCTCTACCTCCTTAATAGCCCCTGTATCCTTCCCCATATCGTTATATACCCCAACGATACGGTCCCGGATCCCCTCGACCTCCGGTGTCAGACCGGGTGTCTCTATCAGCATCAGCAGCGACCCTCCCCTTGGCGTTATCTTCCACTTCCCATTCTTCTGAAGCTCGATATAACCAGATGCTTTATAACTATCTATTTTCTCCTTTGGAATGACGCTAGCCATCTCCTCTTTCTGCCGGATCATCAAAAGATACCCGACATCAGACATCGTTAATCCTGATGTCATCATCTGTTCAAAATTTATATACATAAGCTAATGAGTTAAAATATTGACCTGATCTTTCTGGCTACCCTCTCGACTATATCGGGATGATCATTTCCGTTATATATATCTATTAGCGTATCTATTATATGTAACCTTATGTTTTTCTTTGATGAATGAAACCAAAAATCTCCATTTTTTCTGTTTACAGGTTTGAACATCTTCAGTTCTGGTATAAGATAACACGCCACACATGATCTTTCAGCAAGTGATAATTCAACCGCTGCCTTTTCTATTGCTCTGCACATAAATGTATAATTATCATTCTTTATTAGATCGTAAGCTCTTCTCAACACCCTAAGGGCGTCTGCTTTCGATAATCTCTTTCCCTTTTTCATACTGTTTTACCGTATAAGATTCATTAGCCATACCAACTCTACCAACTGATATAGATTGATTTATAGATTGGTTAAGATGCCCTACAACCGACATCTTAGCCCTAACCGTATTGGCGCATCTTAGAAGGATTCGATAATCCTCTAACGCCCTCTCGTATCTTACGTCCACCCTAGCCCTTTTATCGGCGTCAGTCATGCTCTTACATGTCCCGTCCTCCCTCAGGCTTATAGCGATCTTGTCCCGTATGATCCTGATGTCATCCTCGGCTATCACCAGCTCGGCGTCAAGAACGCCCTTATAAGAGCTAAGAAGATCCTCCACCTCCACGACTTCCCTTTTCAGGTTCTCCAATTCCAATATCATTGAGTTGTCATTTATTCTTTTATACTCCTGTACTTTATTGGATACCTCATCACAGATACTCATGATCTCTTTTTCCCGTTCCCTGTTTATGATATACCTGATGCTGTACTTGGCCATCTCCTTCAACGAGGATATGATCTCCTTTATCCCCATCTTATCCTCGACCGACAATACGGTCTTCAAGAACATTTCCAGCACCTTTATCACCACAAGTAAGTAGTTATGTCTTAATCTCATGCTCAATAAGGTGTTTCGTCATGTACTACATTGAAATCATCACTTGGCGGTATATATTGTCGCTCCAACAGAATACTTGGAGGCGGGGGCGGTAGCGTCACCACAGTCGTGTCCGGCTTGCCGCTACCCACGGGGGCATCCGAGCCTCCCGGTCTTTCTTGGCGCACCACCCCTCCATCAGGATAATATCGCTCATATCCTTTCATGATATCTACATGTATCGCATCAATCTCCTCTAATGACCGTTGACGGACCTTTACGATATGATGGAATAATAATCCATCCACACGGAAGGATCGTCTTGACTCGCTCTTGAAACGTTCCAGATTAGGATACCATCCTTGCGGAAATTGCATGTATGAGGAGTACCCGTATCTTTTCGGTATATTTAACGCTACCATAGCCGTACATAACTGTCCCAATGTATCTGATTGATAAAAATCAGATTGCTTTGGCATATGATCCTTTGGATCCCGCCGTCCTTCGATATCACGATTGAGTTGGGATATTATAAGAAAGAAAATATTAGGAAAAGTTCTTTTAGCGATATTACACATGGTTATCAACGAGTCGATATTTCTTTTGGCATCTCCTGAGCCTTGTATCAGGGCCGTATGATCTATAGACACGAATACCATTTTTTTATCTTTGTTTATTGGCATATACTCATTCCATAGAAAATTTTGAAGCTCATCTACGGTTGATGGTTTAGGGATGTATGTTATTCTGCTA